GAAACTTCATGAACCGCTCAACGTGACGGTCCATACTGATTTCTAAAAAGTTTTTAAAATTCTCTTTTCAATTGCAGGATGAACGGGGGCACTCGCTCTCAAAAAAGTTTTTATAATTTTGTTTTTTCTCTTTCATGAATGGGGGGTGACACGGATGTGTATGCATGCGCGCAGGAGGGGCGGACCCCCGCTGATGACGGTGTCTCTCACTCCCACGAATTCTAAAAACTTTAAAAATATTCTTTTTTCTCTTTCATGAATCTCAAAAAAGTTTTTAAAATTCTTTTTTCTTTTACATGGTGGCCAGGGTGTGCTCGAGGTAAGCGACCTCGCCACGCAAGTCAGCAACAGTGACGTGGTGTCTGCATTTGTCGGCACTTTTTAAAAAGGATTTAAGCATACAAGGTGACCCACGACTCGTAGTACCCGTGCAAGTCTTACGGACAATTGCCATATTTAAAGGAGATCGGCACATTGGACAGGGGGCCGCGCTCGTATCCTTCATACGAACCCAAGAATTTATACACTCACGGTGAAATACATGGTTGCAAGGGGTCGTCACACAACCGGCGGATACTTCTTCGTAGCACACCGGACAATCCATGTTTGTTTTTGAGGGTGGTGGGGGAAAGAGAGGAGGCAGTGGACACAAAACGTGGGTTTCTTGCTTAAAGGCTCCTCACCAAGCGGATTTTGTTTTATTTCGAAACTAATGTCAATGGAAGTGAACAAACAGTTTGCAAACTTGATCGAACTTGAAGAGAAATTGAAAAAGAATAAATTGAATATTAATCGTGCACATGGAATCAATATGAACCTTGCACGAAGATCAGACCTGTACACAAAGAACGCCAATTTCAGAGCCTTGTTTAATAGGGTGAACAAGAAATTAAAGGAACTGGAATTCAACTTCCTTATTGAACTCGGGGGGAAGTTGATCAAGCCTAGTTGGGTAGAACTGGTAAAGAATAACCCACCTCTAAAAAATGCATACATCAAGAAAATGCACAACACGCGCAAAACAAATCTATATTCCACGAATACCAGTTACAGAACACTATTTAATAAGGTTAATATCAACTTCAAGATGGCGATTAAGAATGAAAACCGTCCGAACATTCGCTTTAGAATGCAAGAGGGCGGTACGTGCTGGTTCCATTCGATAGTCAATGGTCTGCTTTTGAGCAAGAGACCCCGTGAAATTCTCAAACAAATGTCGCAAAATGTAATAACTGATAAGAGACGCGGATATACAATGTGCCCTATGAGAAACGCGCCAAGACTCTTGTTCTGGCAATACATCAAGCACAGGTTAGATGGTTACGGGGGGGTCAGTTCAGCTTACAAAAATGTAAATGTTATTAGGAGTTCTAGCGTTCGATCACCGAGACGGTGGTCTAGGAACAATTACGAGGGAGGATCGCTGTCTGACGTGTACAATTTCTATAAAAAGATGTTTCCGAGTGGGCTATTTGTACTACGAGAATACACATCGCAAAATATTCCACACAGTTTGCCAGGGTACACATTGACACACGGTCACGTGATCATGTGGCTCGCGCCAAATAAAGAGGGTGGGACGTTAGATGGTCACGCGGTTGCAGGATATTTAACTTCATCTGGAAAATACAAAATGTATGATTCTTCAGATGATAGTGTAATAGATTACGACTGGACCGTGAAGCATGCAGAAAGGTACAACCCACGCGTAATTCAGATTGAAGTTATTGCAGTTTTTACAAAAAATATTTAATCAATATCGTCAAGCTCCGATAAAAGGCGATGCTCGAACGATATCACGAGTTCGATAACATCGTTGAGATGACCTATTTCTTCCATGAGAATAGGGTTGTGATAACCGTTCGTGAGGTCACGGTGGACCTGCTTGAGCTTGGAGCCCATGGCGTACATGATAAGAGTCTTGGCGTTTGACATTTTGAGGTTGGTCTATGGGTCGACCAGACGTGGGCAAATGTGCACACACCATGCTTTATCAACGGGTCAACCCGCGCTGCACAAGGTATTCTCTCACTGTACTCGGGGGATTATGAAAAATAATTTTATAAACTTTTTCAAAGTTTGTACCGGTGGCGAGCAGGACCAAGTTGTACATTATGAAAATCAAAAAATTTTTAAAAAAATTAAATTTAGTTTTCCGGAGTATGAGGACCGGCACGAGGTGAGTCACCACTATGAACATTCCAACATTTGTGAAAATTTTGTTTTGAAAAAAAACAAAAACTATACTTCCGATGAATGTTGCAATGACCGACGCGAGGGGTGAGAAGGGCAGGGCACCTAGGAGCCATAGGACCGTCAACGCAAATGACCAATAACTGTATATGTTCCACACGGGCACGACCGTCATCACGGTACTACTTTACATCTAGAGAATTTGTACGTTGGTTCATCAACCATGGATATTTTTATAAAAAATATTTCTACAAAAATATTTGAAAAGTTGGGACCGGGATACAGTGAAAGGGTCTACCACAACGCCTTTGAGGTGGAGCTCCGTCTACGGGGAATTCAGTATGAAACTGAAAAAATCATCCCAGTTGTGTATGAGGGCCACACCGTGGGTAACTTGCGGGCCGACCTGGTCTTGGAAGGCCATACAATCGTCGAACTCAAGTCGGTTTCAAAACTCAAAGACGAATTTAGAAATCAAGTGCGTAATTATGCGCACCTGACGGGTATTAAGGAGGGATACTTGGTGAATTTTCCATGCGTGGCGGGAGACACGGAAGTTGAGTGCGTTGTGGGGGATATGGATCTCATGCCCCCGTGGCTGCGTTAATTTTCAAAGAGTACTATATGAAGGAAGACGAGTGGCACGACAAGGAGGAGGCGTTCCTCCGAAAACTTGAGGAACAGTGCAACTACATGCAGAAACACTACGCCAAAGAGTTTACGTACTATAATTCACTTTCATCACGGTTCAACATACCCATCCTAATCATATCGTCCGTGAATGCGTTGACGGCAATATCACTCGGACAATTTGTAGAACAAAATATGGTCAGTATTCTCAACGCGGTTCTGTCAGCTGGAACGGGCGTGCTCGGCTCGATTCAGCTGTACATGAAACTAAATGAAAAAATGACAAGAGCACTCAACTCGTCCGTGCACGTCAAGAGAATTGCTCTAAAAATTTCAAAAGAACTAAGCATCGACAGAGCACAGCGCGTCACGGAGGGTGTGGCGTTCCTCAATGAGTGCTTTATTGAATTCAATTCAACAATAGAAGCAGGAAATCCGCTTGAAAAAACAATGGAAAACTTTCTTGCATTGTCAGTACCGATAAAAAGCACAAAGACGGGATCGCTCGCGAGCATAGCGGCGTCTCTCCTCACGCCCAAGAATTCAGTCGGTAGTGAAAGCCCAAACACGTTTGAACTCGCGAGGCCGAGGGCAGCGACACTATGGGGAAAGCTACGTCACGACACCCTAGATCATCCGTCAGTTGAGAGCTCGTCGCCGCCCAGTGATGAGGTTTGATTAAGAAATTATAAAATTATCGTTAATGGTTGGAACCGCACAATTCGTGTAACGCCTGGATATCGCTCTCAGTTCAATATTCACGTGCTCACGAAGACGGAAAAACTCTTCACTCACGGTACTAGACGTTCTGTGGTTGACAAATGCCTGGAACAAGTCGACCGTGACCGTCTGGTACATCTCAAGTACACGCCGGATGTCCGTCTTCTTTTGCCGAGCCTTTTCACGCTGCTGCAATTTTTGTTTGAAAACTTCTTCTGTAAAATCACCAATCATAAACTTGATACGCAAGTCACGGTTGTCCTCAATCGCATTCGTGGCGTACCTATTCATAACTATATGCTGAATATGACCATACATCCTATGAATGACAATGATATTGGGAGCGTTAGAAATCCGTGAAATAACCTGCAAGCTCGGAAGTCCGCCGCACTGAACGTCACCGGGCTCGCGTGCAATTGTCCCCCTGGCTCGCATATAGTCGTAATAGTGAGGGTTGTGGACGCGCCCAGTCTCAATCACCCCGCGACGCCAACTGAACGGCGTGTGGCACTGCGTGCACCACATCTGATCGCACCCTTCAATCTTGAAAATTATAGCCGAACATTTCGGACAATTACGAGAATCCTTCTCGAGCATCTTAGCAGTCGCGACGCTGTTCGGGTCACACGTATGATCAGCCGCCTTGTCAAGACCTTTCACCTCGTGACAATCCGGGCACGTCCAGTTCTCACACAATCCACACTTCCACGCAGTGCTCAGAAATCCCTTGCAGTCTCCATGAGGACACGCACGCACAAACTGCCTGCGTTCCGCGGAAGCCTGAGGACGGAACCACGCATCACGGCAAAAATTCCAATATTTGATGCTGAGTTCAATCTCGCGCATTTGTTTTTCAATATCAATAGAACGTTTTGTGCGCTCCAACATCGCATCGAACTCGGTCGTTGCCCCAATCTCCACGGAGAGAACCGCAAGATTTTGAGACTCGCATTTAATCCAGAGTGTATGCAACTCACGAACCTGTTCGCGACCTCTTTCGCTCAGTTTTTCATAGTACCGGCGCTTCTTTTCCGCCTCTACGTGAACCTGGGTGGCGGGCATGAGGCTGCGCTCGCGCTCGAAAAGGATAGCCTCACGCCGACCCTTGAGCGTCTTTGTTACGAATTTCACAGACATGTTCTCACAGAGAGTTTCACGGTTCCAGCCACGGCGACAGGCCATGCAATGCGGGTCATCCGGTGAATCGAGCATGTATTTCTCGGAGCAGCTTGAGCACGCATTGAATGGACAGTACGGACACTTGACCCGACTACGGTTTGAGAGATTGAACGGCTCGCAACACACTTCACACATAATTTACTTGGGCGCCTTTTCTTTTTCCGGAGGCGCCGGCGCCAACTTTTTGTCGGCGACACGAGGCCGCCGTTTGTGAGGGGGGGTGTATGAAGACGGCTCGGGAAGAGGCTGCGGGTCGTCGTCATCGTCCATATCAGCCCAACGCTGAGAAGACATTTATATTCTAGCTCATTTTCTTCTTAACAGCCTTGATGACCTTCTTGGGTTTGGACGAAGATGAACCAGGCCAGCGGCGCTCAATCTCAGCCTGGAGTTCTTCCGCATGGTCAATGTTCCACTTGCGGCCGGCACTCACACGAGCCACCGCCTCGTCGGAATATCCAGCCTTTGTATATTCTTCGAGTGGAATGCGAGACCCGTACTTTGCGAGTAAAGCGGCCACCATCTCCGTGTCAATGACGTCACGGCGCCGGGATGCCGCCCACGCCTTGGAAGGGTGCGCTTCAAACCACGCCTCCGACTTGGCTATATAAGCCGCACGAACAGCCGGTGGCATCTGACGGGCGATTAACTCGTATTCGACGGACGGGGTCCACTCACGGATACGATGGGCTGGAGTTGGGGCGGCGCGCAAAACGCGAGCAGTGTCTTCGGGGGTGAGCGCGCGCGGCTCGGAGTGGCACCCGCGGTGAGTGCGGAGGGTGGGACGAATGAACTGAGACATTGTTGGTTTTGTGAATTTTAGGGACGAAGCACAAGAGGTGGAGAACACAAAACTTGCTTTTTTTACACTCACTCCTCATCAAACCCACTCTCCGAATCGCTGTCAACCGCCCGCCCCTCATCCTCGCTGTCAACCGCAATCTCCACCTCATCCTCACTCTCCACATCTGACTCGCTCTCCGCCACACGCTCCTCAGCCTCACTCTCCACCTCATCCTCACTCTCCACATCTGACTCGCTCTCCGCCACACGCTCCTCAGCCTCACTCTCCACCTCAGCCTCACTCTCCACCGCACGCTCCTCAACCTCGTCCTCCACCGCACGCTCCTCAACCTCGTCCTCCACCGCACGCTCCTCAACCTCGTCCTCCACCGCACGCTCCTCGACTGGAGCGGGAGCCACCGCCTCCTCGAACTCCTCATCCTCGAGGATCGCCGACCCGTGCGTCTGGCACAGGTCGCAGTCGGTGTGCTTGGCGCCGTCGAGCTCGTGCTCGTGGACGGGCGCCACCTTGGCAGCAGGCTTGACAACCACTGGCTTCACGGGCTTGGGCACCTCCTGTACCGGAGCGCCAACCTGCTTCAGGTGACGCTTGCAGTAGCACTCACCCTTCAGAGCGCTGAAGCTGCACTGACCCTTCTTGGCAGTGAGCGCCTTGCAGCGGTCTCCGTCCTCCTTGCCCTCGACGCTCACCTTGGCAGCGCGGACCTTCTTCTGCTTGGGCACCTTGATGGCTGACTCAGCCTCCACCAGATATTTGGCGGAGAGCTCGGCAAAGTCGATATTGTAGTCGGCGCTGACACGCAGAAGGAACACGCGGTCGCGCTCACGGGCGAGGGCGTCGCAAGCGAGGGCGAAGGAAGAGGCAGCCATGTTTGTTTTTTTGGTGGGCACACACAGGACAATGTTTGTTTTTGTGAGGAATGATGGTTCTCGGGGGTGGGTCATGTGCGCACAACCAAATTTTTCACGAGGGCTTCGAGGGTTGCCGCCTCGATCCGAGCTCCTCTCAAATTTTTATTTTTAATTTTTTCTAATAAATTTCTAGTTTTGATGGAGAGGCGGACGAGGTTGGGTCTATAATTACTCGCGTGATTTGTGATGACTTTACTCAACTGATTTGCACGGACGACATTCTTACCACCTTTGAGAACATTTCCAATTAATGGATTTCTTCTAGAAACTTGCGTCTTGTGTAAAAATGAACCCGCCAAAATCCCGAGGGCGTCTATCAATTGATATTTCACTTGCTCGATAGGAATTCCCGTAGATAATGAGAACTTCTTACTGAGCCACGAGCGTGACACGCCCGGGTACAGTGCGAGCGCCGAGTCTGCCACATCTATGAATTTTTTACCAACCTTGAGCTGCCACGTGTACACGAGGTACGTGCGGCGCCCGGTGGCTGGCACCTGCATGGGCGGGTTAAGGACGCGCCGGCCCGGTTTGAAACGCACCTCGACATTCGCTCCTTTGTAATTTTTGTTTATAAATTGTGCAAATCCATCCATATGTTTTTGCATGATACGACGCATGGCCGCCCCCTTTCTCTTGAGTTCAGCGAGGGTAGTGATGGGTCGACCAACCGCAAAACTAAAATCAAAATCACTCGTCTGCCGGATGAGGCGGATTCTTGCCGCACGGGTCCTCTGACGCAGGTACAAGTTGACGGCTTGGCCACCTGTGCAAAACAAAACAAATTCTTTTTGAATTTTTATTAAATTCTTATTCTCTTTACTGTATTCCATGAAGAGCCGGGCGAGAGCCTGTGGGAATGTGAGTTCACGGAGGGACAGAACTGGCATGCGACCCTCGGCACGCTCGATCTTCTGGTACGCGTTTGTAAGCATAATTTCAGAAGAAAAATAACCTGCATGAAACACGGACCACTTGCCTTCTGCATAGTAGCCGTCGTACCCACGCGTTCTCAAAAAATCTTGAGAAAAATAAGTTCCAAGTTTTTTGTTTAGAATTTTCCAGGATGCACGCTGTCCGTTCACGTTTGGATCTGGTCCGGAGGTGATACTCCCGACTTTGAGTTTTTTGAGTCGGGCCGTTTGCTCGCCGACGGTGATTCCAGTCCCGAACGCCGTCTCGAGGCGCCACTTGGTGATTCGTGACAGAGTCGGAAGGGCGAGCAACTTTTTGATATTTTCATGAGTCATCTCAAAAAGTCTGAGCAGTTTCTTGACGCGAAATGGGCACACGGTTCCGTATTTACGTGCATGTGTTTGATCGTCTGTTAAATAGAAATACCTGATGTCCTTGAGGAGCGTCGTACACGATACGGGGAGACCCTTGTACAGAATCGTCCCGGGCGCGATCCGAATCTCGGTGAACTCGGGATCTGCCATTAATTTCTATGTAGAAATTAAATGGCCACCGCCTCCAAATTTGTTGGGACCCTCATGAACTCGAGGACGCAAGCACACTCGTTCCATCTGACGACTCCTTCATTTGCTGAACATAAAGCCCTTCAGGCGTACTACGAGGGTATAGTCCCCTTGCTCGATTCTTGGGCCGAGGCGTACATGGGAAAGTACGGCCGCCTCCGCTCAGTCAATGTGAATAAGAAGTTTATGCGTGACCCGCGCAAGGCCAAGGAGTATTTCCGGTCACTGCTTGTGCGTGTCCGCGCGATGAGCCGCCTGTCCAAAGATTCCTACCTGCGCAACATCTATGATGAGATTATTGCTCTTATCCGCTCGACCTTGTACATGCTCAGCTTGCGCTAAGCAAAGGCTTACTCTTCATTGAAAATAATATCAACGGGCTTGCCACCATAAACCGCCGCCATGTACCCGAAAGTCGAAAACCCGACCATGTCGCGAGCGCCACCTGTACACAATACCATGGGGCATAGACTTAGCAAATACCATACGAGATACACATCCTGCAGGTTTCTGACCGTCTGACACGTGGGGTCCGTTTGTTCGGCCGTGTGTGCATACACTGTATCAATCATAGAAACCTTGGATCCAAATTTTTCTTTTATCATTTGTTTTGTGCTCGATGAATCGGACGTGACGTAGACGCGCCCCCGTGCATTCTCTATTTTATTTATAAATTTCTCGAGACCAGAATCGGAACAATGAAAAAACTTGCGGTCCGTCGCTCCGGGGAATTGCGTCGAATCAGCCGAGTAAGCGCCGCGCCGAATATTCACACCAAAGACCACGCCATCGAGAACATGACTGTGCTTCTCCACGAGTTCAAGAAGATAGGCCTTTGGTGAAACTATTGATCTACACAGAGGCCAGATATTCTGATGCCACTCCTGATTAATAAAGCACGGGCAATGTGGCTGTTCGCCATCATAGTCTACAATTGTAAATTCATTTAGGCTAAAACAATTATTAAATTCGTATTCAAGAACGTCACGGTGTACGTATTTAGCCCCATTAACCTTTGTCATACACAGATTCATGAGCAGATTTCCAAACCCAGGTTTCGGTTCACGGGGCCTATATACAAGGACCATTTAAATATAAATTAATCTTACTTTTAAATAACACTGGCCAGATTATAAAACGAATCGAGTGGGTTGTCACGCAGACGAATAATTTTAGTTTTAATTTCATCAAAAAGATTCCATGCCAAGGGGAGGAACACGACGGGCTGCTCCGCGGGCAAGGCGACTACGTGTCCCGAGCCCGTTACGGGAGCGCGGACCCCTGGGCTGAACTTTCCCTGTTTGAGCGGGTTGTCGTCGATTATAACCCGGGGCTTGAACTTGAGAAAGTTGAGCATAGTGTTGCCCTTGGCGGCGGCCCCGTACGCCACAACGTACTTGCCAGCCAGTTCGTCCCTGACCTTGGCGGCGAACGCGTGGCAGTTCTTGGACCACGCGTCATACGTGGCGGTGCGGTGAAGACCCACCTCATCCTCACGAGCCAGCTCGTGCGCGACATGTGCATCGGGCTCGCCCTCGAGTCCGACGACGAACATATAACTCGTCCCGTGAATCTTCGTCTTGATGACATCAAGGAGCACGAGACCAGCACGCTCAGCCAACTTCTTGAAAGAAAGGACGTTAAAAAAGTTGATGTGTTCATGGTAGATTGTATCAAACTCACCATTCAGGACCATGTCCGCCTGACTCGTCTGGATGTACATGCGAGTCCCAGCGTGCATGAATCGCTTGGTCAGCACGAGAAAGCCTAACGGATCTCTGTTGTGAGCAAATACATTCTGTGCGTTAATGACGTCGAACGTCACTCCCGGATCGTAGCTCTCGTCAAAGTACCCGAGCGTCACGTTGTGCTTGGCGGAGCTCACGGGCCAGAGGTTCTCGGCGGGATCGACACCCCACGTGTCGCACCCGATAGCCTTGAACATGTCCAATTGCGTTCCATCATTGCACCCAATATCGAGGACGCGATCACCCGCCTTGCCAACCTTACCGGCGAACCATGCGAGGTATTCGCGGTACGTGTCGCTCGTGCCACTCACGTATAGGTAATTTTTGAACATCATGTCCGGATCTATGAAATAATCGAGTTGCAGATGGTCACACTCGACGCAACGCACGACGGCCAGGGGGTACGTCTCCTCCGGCTCCGTTGCAGAATTCTTAAATTCATTCGCAAGAGGTTGCGCGCCCAAATCGAGACACGCGACAACATGGGAACACCCACACGCTAGACAAGTGGACGACATTACACTAATCTTAAAGATTACGACAGTTTTAAGTATACATGAAGGGACGCGCCCTCATCACTGGATCAGCTGGTTTCGTCGGGCACCACATTGTTGAGAATTTCATCAAGACGTCCGATCTCGAGGTGGTGGGTCTGGACCGCCTCAGTTATTCAGGAAATCTCAATCGCGTGAACGAGGTCCTATCCGATGATCAGAAGCACCGTTACAAGGTGTTCCACCACGACCTGCGGTCTGAAATTAATGAGCCGCTCACTAAGCAACTCGGACAGTTTGACTATATCATTCATGTGGCGGCGAGTAGCCACGTCGATCGGAGCATCGACCAGCCTGTGAACTTTGTACTTGACAATGTTGTAGGGACGTGTTCCATTCTAGACTTTGCTCGTAAACAAAAGAACTTGAAGAATTTTATTTATTTTTCGACTGATGAAATTTTCGGACCAGCGCCACCCGGTGTCGCATATGACGAATACGACCGTTATAATTCCACGAATCCTTATTCTGCCGCCAAGGCGGGTGGCGAGGAGCTGTGCGTGGCGTTCCGCAACACTTACAAAATTCCAGTGACGATTACGCACACTATGAACATTTTTGGCGAGCGCCAGCACCCGGAGAAGTTCATCCCCATGTGTATCAGCAAGGTGAACTCGGGTGATAAGATCTTGATTCATTCCGATGAAACTCGCACGATCCCCGGGAGTCGGCATTATATCCACGCATCGGACGTGGCGGATGCAATCCATTTCATCACGGAGCACGCACCAGACGCCGGTATGCCTGGCTACTGCCCAAAGTTCAACGTCGTTGGCAAGGAAGAGGTGGACAACCTGACGCTTGCGCAGTATATCGCAGAGGCGGTTGGTAAGCCACTGCGATATGAGCTCGTAGATTTTCACTCGAGCCGCCCTGGTCACGACCTGAGGTACGCGCTATCAGGTGAGCGTCTCAAGAAGGCGGGGTGGGAGCCAAAGATTAGCCTGCGCGATAGCATCTCGGATGTGGTCAAGTGGTCACTTGCGAACGACCACTGGTTGTATTAAAGTATAAGTTACAATAAACCATATATGGAGGAGATCTTCAAGCGTTACGAGGGAGAGGTGCACACCGGAACTGACAAAAACACCACTCACTCGTATCTCACGGCTTATGAGCGCGTTTTCGAGCCTAAGCGTCACGATCCCGTGCGTGTTCTGGAAATAGGCGTGTTCACGGGCGGGTCTCTCCGTGCATGGGCCGACTACTTTGATCACGCCGAATCCGAGGTTATTGGTCTGGATATAAACCCCCATCTTGTTCGGTTCGACCTGTCAACGCCAAAAATCAAGACAATGATTCTTGATGCCACTGATCGTGGGGCGGTGAGCCGCCTTGAAGGCCAATTCGACTTTGTCATAGATGACGGGAGTCACGCCCTGCGGGATCAGGTGGCGTCGTACCTATTGCTAAAATCCCGGATTCGTCCAGGCGGTGCGTACATCATCGAAGACGTGCAGAGTATCGAAGACGCGAATATACTCATGACTATGGCAGAAGAGTCTGGATCGAAAGCGGAACTCGTCGACACGCGCCACGTGAAGGGCCGGTACGATGATCTCATGGTCATCATAACTAAATAAAACATATTCACCCATAAATTATAATGCTCGGGCGGTGGGTCAATGACAATCTTGCAGTCGAGACCGAGCCTTTTGAACACATCGTCATCCCCTCTTTCTTTAGCGGGCATGTCGCTGAGATGATTTACAACGAGTTTCCAGAGACGGATGACCCGAGGTACCCATGGAAACACTATCACAATCCCATCGAGTATAAGTCAACCCTGAACGAATTCACACACCTACCAACCATAAAAAGTGTTTACGAGTTTTTACAATCAGATGAACTCGTCGAAAGATTAAAAAAGTTTTCAGGCACCGACGACTTGCACCCAGACCCTCACCTGCACGGTGCCGGGCTTCACGCGAGCCCGCGAGGGGGGAAGAACGATCTACACATCGACTATATGATCCACCCAATTACAATGAAAGAGCGCCGTCTTAACCTGATCGTCTTTCTTAATAAGGACTGGAATCATGAATGGGGAGGTAATCTCGAGCTGTGGAATGCGGATTGTACAGAGAGTGTGAAGGTGGTCAGACCCGAATTCAATACCGCTATACTGTTCAAAACGGGACGGGTGTCCTATCACGGTCTCCCGTGGCCCATGACGTGTCCGGATGGCATGTGGCGAAAGACGCTTACAAATTATTACGTTTCAGAACTTCGGCCAAACACACCACGTATATTCAAAGCTGAATTTTTCAGTCATCCTAATCAGCCACATGATTCGAGACTAGATGAACTACGAGCCATTCGCAAGACGCGCATTATAAACCAGGGTGATCTTGCCAAATGGCCCACTTGGCGTGATGACGGGTGCGGGTGGTGGGTATAAAAGGAACCCACGTCGACAATATAATGTTCACAAAATTTAAAAATGAAAATTGGACGTGCGATTTTAAAACGCACCCGGCAACGGCTCCTCTCGAAGGCGTATTTATAGAAACGCGCCAAATACATGAAGATGTAAAATACGCACTAACAAACTTTTCGTGCCACGTGCCGTATGCGGCTCTCACCGTTGTGTGCTCGGATGAAAATATAGATATGATAAAACAAATTATAGGACCGGATACAAATGTTAGATTTTTGAAACTTGATCTCGTTGGACCATTTAATCTCGGTAAATTTGATGACTTGCTCACCACCCCGGTATTTTGGGAGCAGTTCCACGGGGAGAAAATCATGTTCTTCATGACGGACACGGGTCTGCGAAAGAATGATGTACTTCGGTTTCTCAAGTACGATTGGGTCGGTGCACCGTGGCATCATTTTCCAGTGGGTGATCCTCGCGTTTTTCAGGGGAACGGCGCACTATCAATCAGAAATCCAAAACTTTTGAAAGAAATTTCCACAAAATTTACGCGTCAGCAGTTTGGTGAAGACGTGATGTTTTCAGCGGCTCTCGCTCTAGCGACACCGGGCGCCGTGCTTCCGACCAGAGAAGAGGCTGTAAAGTTTTCAATGGAAGGGACTGATTATCCAGATACAATGGGATTTCACAACACACAGTCGTACATGAAACAAAGCTCGGCGTGGTCCGGCTATGAAGGACCAGCGCGCCGACTCGTGACGGTCAACGAGGCGCGGGCCGATGGACACGACGTGACGGCACTGATTCGCCTTGGTATAGGAGCAACCTGTCTGCGGATAGGACGCGGATCACTCATCCGCCGAGGTACCCATAAACTCACCATAGACGGTAAAGAATGGGAACTTGCCGATGGTTATGTTAAAGATGAAATAGTCTTGGTACCTAAATGAAGGTGATCATTAGCCTCACGAGCATCCCAAGCCGCTTCGCCCAGCTCGGACCGATCATCGAGGCTCTTACACAGCAGACGTGTCACGAGGTCTGGCTCAACATTCCCACCAAGTACACGCGATTTCCAGACTGGGACGGGGATGTTCCAGAGTATCTCCATCACATCAGCCCAAAGGTGGTCATCAACCGTGATTGCGACGACTTTGGCCCAGGTACAAAGTTCATCGGCCCGGCCCTCAAGCTTCTCCCGGATGATCTCATCATTTACGTAGATGATGACACGGGATACACGCCACTCGTCGCGCAAAACCTCATCAAGTGGCACCGGACCGACGAGAGATCTGCGTGGGGTCTGAGTGGATTCCGGTTCGACAATTACTTTGCGGGGCAGTTTCCCCGCCAACACGGTGTACCGCTCGACGTGCTCGAGGGTTACGGCGGTGTGATTGTCAAGGCGGGCTGGATTCAACAGGCACTCCCGGAGTTCAAGGAACTTTTGGATGTGACATGGCACGACGACATGATCCTGTGCAATCTCCTTGAAAAGGCGGGAATCAAGCGCAAGACGGTATGCACACCCGACTGCAACCTGACGCATGTCAAGCAGTTTAGTTACGGGTTTGGGGAGGATGCGCTTCACATTGTAGCCGGCGACGGTGGTCATCGCGAAAATAATAAGAAAATTTTGAAAACTTTTCAAGATAAGGGTAAACTATACTACACATACACAGAATGCTAGTGGATGCGTTCATGTTCTATAATGAACTAGAGATTCTTGAGCTAAGGCTCGAGTGCCTCGACGAGCACGTTGATCTATTCGTGCTCGTCGAGTCAGAGGTTAATCACGTGGGCGGACCGAAGGACTTGTTCTTTCAGGACAACATGGATCGCTTCGCCAAATGGCTTCCAAAAATTAAACACATCGTGGTGACGGCAGCGGAGGCGCCCACCGACCCAAATCCATGGGCCCGTGAAAAGTATCAACGCAGCGCGATCCTCACGGGTCTTACGGACGTATCGGATGACGCACTCGTTATGATTAGTGACGTGGATGAAATTCCCGACATGACCAAGCTGCGGTACGAGCAGCTCCCGGCTATAGTGTGCGCGGTCCATATGTGGATGTTCGAGTACTCACTCAAGTATCTGTTCGTAGGAGAGCCGTGGATTGGAACCGTCATAACGAATGCCGAACTCATGAAGCGTATGGGGCCCAATTACTTCCGAGATAATCGGTGGAAATTTCCGTGCTTTCAGCACTCTGGGTGGCATCTCAGCAGCTTCGGGACGCCGATGCGAATTTGGCAGAAGTTCCAGACGTATGCCCATGCAAAGGATGGTCATCATGAGGCGCAAACCCCTGATATGTTCAGGGAAATGATACAAATGGGTAAACACACGGATGGAACGACGGACCTCACACCGTGTCCATCGGACGTGCCTCTACCAGGATCTCCCGAAGTTCGCACGAGACTTGGTCTCGCGTAAGACCAATCACACCCCCCTTGAACATGAGAAGACGTTTGATCTCATCCACATCCAACCACCTCAAAAGAGATTTTTTTTTTAAAATATTGTTTAAATTATTTCCATTGTCAAGTTGAGCCTGACACACGGGCCATGTCACCTCCCTCAATTCCCGAAGTTCGGCCTCGACATTCGTGAGGCGCTCAAGAACATGCTTGTGAAATTCTTCCATTTATTTATAAACAACTAAAATCTCTAATGATTGCGGTGGGCTCCGCCAACGTGCACCATGCACATGGCCACGAGTCCGAGCGCCAGCCCTGCATACTGCACCCAAGAGTCGAACCGTTCACCCAGAATGAAAAACGCATAGGCCGACCCCAGGATAGTAATCATTCCCTCCCACATGGCGCCGACCCACAACATACTCGCACCTGTAAAACTTTTAATCAAAAAATACATGACGCCCACGTACCCGACAAAACCACCCGCAAGATGACCCCGGTGACCAGCACCACATGCATAGTGCTTGAAATTCGCGTTTCCAAAAATCTCAGACACGGTCATGAGCAATACGTTTGCCAACGTCATCTATATTTTAAAGTTTTTTTTAATTTGCATGAAGTTAAAAACTCCACCCTCCGTACCATTAATGCACGCCGCCTTAATCACGGGCGTCGCCGGCCAGGACGGGAGTTACCTCTCTGAACTTCTATTGTCCAAGGGATACATAGTGTATGGGATGGCTCGGTACTGTTCAGAGAAGAAACACGAGAGAATTGAACATCTCAAGAGCAATCCATACTTTCATATGATCGAGGGAGACCTGACGGATACCGCACGACTCATGGCAATCGTAAATTCTTTTGAACAATTCGAGCACTTGGAAATTTACAATCTAGGAGCACAGTCTCACGTCAAGGTGAGTTTTGATCAACCCGAATACACTGCGAACGTTGATGCTCTCGGGACTCTTCGGATTCTCGAGGCGATTCGCAATTCAGGATTTTCAAATAAGATTAAGTTTTATCAGGCTGGGACGAGTGAGATGTTCGGGTCGTCATCCCCACCCCAAAATGAAAAGACGGCGTTTTGGCCCAGGAGTCCCTACGGTGTTGCGAAGGTTTTCGCGTACTGGATCACGCGTAACTACAGAGAGTCGTATGGTCTCCATGCATCGACCGGGATTCTATTCAACCATGAGTCTGAGCGCCGCGGCGAGGATTTCGTGACGCGCAAGGTGACGCTCGGTCTGGCCGATTACGTCAAGGCTGTTGCGGATGGAACCGCTCCACCGGTCCTAGAACTCGGGAACATCGAAGCGCGCCGCGATTGGGGGCACGCACAGGATTACGTCAAGGCTATGTGGCTCATGCTTCAACAAGAGAAGCCGGAGGATATCGTGATTGGCACGGGCCACACACACACCATCCGTGAGTTTATACACGACGCAAGCAAGGCGGCCGGTCTGCGCCTCATCTGGCGAGGGACGGGCAAGGACGAAGAGGCGATCGATCCCGTCAATGGGAATATAGTCATTCGAATCAGCCCAGAGTTTTACCGACCGGCTGAAGTGGATTACCTGCAGGCCGACCCCTCACGTGCCAAGGAGGTTCTGGGGTGGGCGCCCGAAATCGAGTTTGCAGAATTGGCCACGAGAATGATGGCGAGCGATCTTAAGGATAAGATGGCCAAATAAATCAATGAGTTGGCTATTTATAGGGCCAACGACACTGGCGGGAATAGGCCAAGTGACGCAACGATATTCGGAACTCGTTCCCGGTGGTGAATATGTTGAATTCGACAAACCCCCGTGCAAGGCGCGATATGACACCGGGTTTGCATTTGTGCTCCCAGTTGAGAACCAGCTCAGCCTCGTCGATCAATATGCGAAATTTTGTAAAAAAATGATTTACATGACAATATGCGAGACTGAAACCGTCAACCCTTTGTACGAGATGCTCGTTGGTAGGTATTCCCCACTCTACGTTGCATCTGAATTTTGCCAAAAGGTACTGGAGAAACAATTTCCACACGGTGACTGGCGGATCCTGAGGCTGTTCGCCACCGCACCGCCCGTTACGAGATTCAATCCAGTCACGGAACCTTATATATTTTACACTATTGGGAACGTGGCTGACAAACGAAAAAACATAAATGCACTGATAAATGCCATTGAATACTTTCCACGGGCGCATCTTTTGCTCAAGGCGACGTGTACGCAGCCCGTGCAATTTAGTCACCCACAAGTCACGATTATAAACGGTCTTTTATCGAATGAGCAGATGGAGAACGTGCACGCCAAGGGTCACTGCTATGTGAACTGTTCACACTCGGAAGGGGTTGGTATGGGTGCCGTAGAGGCGGCAGTCCGTAGCAAACCGGTAATTATTACAGATTACGGGGGTCTCAAAGAATATGTCAAGACCCCCTTCATGGTAGAGTGTACCCTTGGACCAATTGGGTACGATGATTTTCTCTTCACAAAAGAACTCGAATGGGGTCACCCGAGCTACGAAGGCCTCGTGAAGTGCATGGCGGAGTGTTATGAAAAGAGAATCGTGACGTGGGATCACTCTTACACGTCAGGACTCTTGGCAACCGTCCCGGAGTCATTATTGTCAATCCAGTAGTGCGTCAGAAAAATAACAAGAGCGAGCGTCAGGCTGGAACTCAAGAGAAATCCATCCTGGGTATTAAGGTACAGAACGACATCATCCACGGGTTTAATGCCCGTGGGTTTCACGAGAATTTTAGGGACGACGCGGACGAGCAGGAAGTTTATAAAGAGAGCGATCCATACATAATTCCAGTTCATATCTATTAAACCACAAGAAGTTTTTAGAGCGAAAGCAGCTGGCGAATACGGCCGATGACCTCGATATCTTCGCCACACACGTGGAGGGAAGGGTCATCGTGACTGTAAAAGAGGGTGGCGGGGGTGCCGTCGTCAAACACGATCATCCACTCCATATCTATCTTATCATCCGCGGGGCCATTTGGCTTCCCGACCACCTCGGTGACGCGCGAGGGCTTGACGTTCAGGAAGCCCTTGAGGCGCACGGTGGTGAAGCGTCGCCGGTCCTTGATGAGCTTGAAGGCGGAGCGCAGAGGCTCTTTGGGTGCGTGCTTTTTGCAGAAGCACCCGCACGTGGCTGCAAACCCGCACTGCCGGCCTTCGAGTGTCTTTGCTTGGCACTTTGCAGCCCCGGCCTTGGCCCCAGCCTTGGGCCGGGTGCCAGCCTCTGCAACTGGCTTGGGGGCGTCAGTCAGGAACTGCACCTTGGCGCGCTCCGACTTTTTGCGCATGGCAACCTCGTGCGAGCGGACCGCCGCGTCGGCAAAGCGCTCAGGCTCCGCGTGACCTTCGCGGATAGCACCGGCGTGATAGCTGCGCCATATTTCTGTGCGAGCGACTGGTTCCAAGACGCGCTCAGACTTGACCGCCGAGTGCACGAGGCGAGGCGCGCGCAACTGTGTGCTTGCGCGGGCCGTCGCGAGCTCGAGCGCGGTGTGAGTGGGCGTGCGAAGAGCCTTGATGTCCATGTTTGCTTTTTTGGAATGAACGCATTCGCGCGTTGGCCTCGCGTACACAGAACCTAGTTTTTTTCAGGGCCCCCCTCAATGGATATTGACCTGAAAAGAATTGCGCAACGCATTAAATTAAATAAGGTTGGTGGTTCAGTTGTTCATCACTGTGCGATACTCATGAAATATTTGGCGACTCGTAAAATCGAGGCGAGAGTAGTTCATGGATATTGCATTTCACCGAATGAAATTTGCGAACATTATTGGGTGCGCACGGAGCCAGAAGGGCTCAATCTTGATATAGGATACGAAATTGCGTGTCTTTATTCACCGGAGTTGCTCGCTCTCAACATCGTGCTTCTCGAGGATTTCCCCGTAGGCCTCAAGGATAAGGAAGGGAAGGAACCAGAGATTCTCAGACAAGAAGACAATCAAAGAATTTTTGAACTTTACGAGACAGACCCAAAGACATTCTGGCGCGAGGCACCAATGACCGTTAAAACTTTTTCAATTAACAAATGTAATTAGATTCACAAGTTTTGGCGGCAATTGACGCTTCACCTGCTTGTACAACATTTCGAAAAGAGGGTTGGAGTTGTGAATCTCAATGCGCTTCATGAATGATTCATCATCTGAACGAATTGTGTACAAAAGTCCGACGAGCTGAGTTGTCGTCTGTGGATTCAGAGCCGTCAGACCGACCCCCTTGAGATTCAGAATCATAACTTCGTGCATATTCTTTGCCCGCATCATATCCTCAACTTGTTCTACGATGGGCTTGAGGCCTTCTGCAAACTTCTGTGCATCGTCTGGGTTGGCGGGCTGGCGCTTGAGATATTCATTCCCTAGAACCTCGACGAACAGAGTACTGCCCTCGGGGTAGAAACGAAAGATCTCCGCCATCTTATGACTTATACGCCGGTTTCTTTTAACCGGAAACACTCCCACAGGTGAGAGTGCTCGCGGCGCGTTGAAAGAGCGGAAAATCCGTCAATCGTATATTCATCACCCATAGATCTATTGCACTTTGAGCAAATTGGTCTAAGATTATTAATGTCGGTCGCACCGCCCTTGGACTCGGGCACATTGTGGCCCACTTCAAAATCGAAAACAGATATTATATTTTCACACCAATTAACATTACATTTATTACTAAATTTCTTTCCGTTCCATGTGATCCAGACTTGTTCACGGAGAGCCTTCGGAATGGAAATTTTGCGCATTTATTTTACATTACTCATCATCTTTATACTTCCATATAAACCCCCCACTTTGTTTATATTTTCCTCTACAACATTTGGAAATATCATTAGATCCGGTTTCTCTACTAGCCTGTTTAATACTCGGATAAGTTTTTATATAGTCTCCATCGAGTGACCATTGTTCGACATTAATTTGCCGTGACATTTTCATCTTTTCTATTGTTTCAACTGAACGTTTGAGACCCGTACGGGCTCGAGCCGATTTTTCCACGGCATCTTTTGATTTTGGTTTTCCCAGCATAGCACGTCTATTTTTTTCCTTGGTTTCCTGTGTCTGCTTTTTACCTAAATTACACTGTCGAAGTTTATCTTTTGTTTCGTCTGAATGCTTTTTACCGATATGAGATTGTCTAATTTTTTCAATACTTTCTGAATTGTGTTTGCCTCTCGAACCACCTTCGCGTATGTTGTATCCATGGGGTGAAAGTGAATTTTTTTTTGATATTTCGTTTATTTCAGCTTCATCGAGTTCGACATCAGGTAATTCATAAATGACACTAAATTCAAAATTGTTTAAACCGTGATGTCTAAAGGCGCGCACCAAATAACTGTCGAGGTCTGAATTTATAGACTTGATATGATCACACCATCTTATGGCTACATTATGCTGTGTAGTCTGGCCTATATAAACTTTGTTATTTAGTGAATTCCTTATCTGATAAATCCATCCCATTCTATATAATAGATGTACTCTTTTATTTAAACGGAGTGACGTGCCTTAATTTTAAATGGAATGGAGAACCAGCACCGCGGGTCAGACACTGTGTGGCTTAAAAAGACGATCTCCACACGCAATGAGCCATACTTGTTCACGAAGAGCGGCTGGGATTTTAGCCTTCATATGTTTTATTTCTCCACCACCTTTAAGCAATGAACGTGAATGTCACCACACGCATTCCAAACAAACCTCATGGATTAAAGACTAATAATTGGTGGATTAATATAGGCAAGAAGGCACCACCTGGATATTTCATACCAGTCAATAATGGCGGGAGATTGAAGATTGTCCCCGGGAAACCAAACCCGCACGGCGTGTGGCTCGTCGTGAACAATCGGGTGATTCTCAACGGTAATAAAATTGCAAACAGAAAAAAAGTTATTAGTTCGGGTACTTCACGCCCTCGTGAAAAGACGCTGTTCCAGGCGTGGCAGAACAGGAATGCCGCTTCGGCCAGGAACATGATTCGCAACTTGATGAGCCTTAAAATGGATCAACGCATTGCAGTCAAGCAGATGATACACGAAATTATACGTGAACGCAATGCGGCAATGAAGAATGCAAATTGGAAAATGCAAGTGGGTATAGGTCGCAATAACGCCTTGGTAACGTCACGTCACCAAATGACTATTGATTTCTGGAAGTGGATTTCGGCACAGATTAACACTGGACGATTGGCGAGCCCGCGCGTATTGAGAACTCCGCGCACCACGTCGTCGAGTGCATCGCGGTCTAGATCGCGGGGTAGATCGACGGCCACGCGGGCAGTCCCGCCACCGAATGCTTGGAATAATTAGCCCCCTTTCTTATATTATCAATGGCCCACAATGGCTGTAGATTTGTCCAATGAAAGCACCTCTTTTGCTCACCCGGGTCCTCGAGATTGAACGAGGCGCACGGGCGGATGTGGTCTATGTGCCATGTGCCGTAGTTTTCCCATGTCATTCCTTCCGTGAATTCGGCTTCGAGGAATGTAGTGAGTTCTTCTTTCGAACATCCCGTGAGCTCCATTGTTTTTCCCGTCTTTTCTTTCACGGCCATGTATAACCTGCAATGAAGCGCCATCATAGCACGGTATTTGGGGTCTTCATTTCTGCGTCTTTGAAGTGTTTTGCGACGTGTTTCATTTATTTTGTCCTTAGTTTTTTGATAAACTTCGCGCTTATTTTTATTATAAGCGTCTCTATCTAAATTTCTCTTATCAAAATCTCTTTTGTTTCTACACGCCTTGCATTCATAAGGTTTTTGTTTACCATGATTAGCAAATAACGTGTGGTGTTTTTCTTCGGTGCATATTTTACAAGTCAGAGTTTGATTTTCTTCAGGTACCCATTGATTTACTCTACATGCTTTACACGCCCCTCTTTTGCCCCCTGAACACCTGGGATCATTTGGAAATTTATCCAATGGTTTTGAAATTTCACATTTAGAACACTTCTTCTCCATCTGTAGAGTGCATGACAATTTTTTAACTGGAGCTGAGCAGTTAAAAAATCGTCCCCGGTGAGAATCGAACTCACAATCTACAGGTTAACAGCAACGTCTTTACTGACGCCTTAACCAATTAGGCCACAGGGACACGTTCTGACTTACCGGTGTCGATCCGGTTACCAAAGCGTAATTGAAACGCTACAGCGCCTTGCGCTTCCGTTGCGCCAAAGTCAGAAGAACAGTTTAGGGACGTGTTCAGGTCCAGGCAGATGCCGGTGCGCTACGGTGGTGGCGGGATGCCCATCCCAAGGTTCCAGGGAGGATCGAACTCCCATTACGAGATTCAGAGTCTCGTGTACTAACCGTTATACTATGGAACCATGACCCCACGTTATTAACATTGAGTTTTATTTTGCGTAATTTAACGCAGTGACCCTGGCGGGGGTCGAACCCGCAGTCTCGGGATTAGAAGTCCCACGCGATATCCAATTTCGCCACAGGGCCAGAATGCATCAGGTGGGGGTCGAACCCACGCGGCTTGCGCCAGCAGAACACCCGGGAGTAAAACCCGTTTTACTTGAGTCTGCCTCCTTGGACCACTCGGACACTGATGCAAATGGTGCTCTCGGCGGGGCTCGAACCCGCGGTCTTGAGCTCATAAGACTCACGCTCTAACCAACTGAGCTACGAGAGCGTGAATATTTTTTTACGGTCACGCACAGCCCCCCTGCACCCGGGACATTCGTGCTTGTTTACAGTCATGGACGCACAGTAATCGCAGATCAAGTGCCCGCAGGGGTCGATAAATAAGTTAACAAGTCGGTCCATACAAACAAAGCATGTAAATGCGGCGTACCTTTCAGCGTTCGTGTCCCTGAGCACCTTCTTCATCTCATCAATCTTGCCCATCAATTCCCTGCATTGTTCGGTCAAGGCGGCGACACCCTCTTCTGACTCGTGCTTGTCTACTACTTCCACGAGTGAATCCTTTAAGCGCTGATTTGTCACACCCTCAATCATGCTACGCATGTCCGTAATGTCTGAGCGCTTGAATTCAAGTTCGGACGTGGCCAACTTGAGGTCGCGCTGAGCAGTCGCCAACTCTGTCTTGTATTTGTATAATTCTTGTTCGAAATTTTTCCACTTGTCATCAAGTTCGCAAGGGATTGGTTCGAGGGCTTCGATGTTGCGCTCGAATAGTTCACGTGAGTCAAGGTACGCAAAGTTCATAAGGGATCAGATAAAAATATCCTTAAGTAATAAATGGCTTACCCGTTCAACCAGCAGCAATCCCGTGGATTTGTGCAGGCTCCAAGCTTCCACACGTGGAATCTCGGTAAGGCTATTTACTTCATCGCCGCTGTATTGATGATGATCACGGGAATCCAGGACTTTCTCGATCCCGGCCGTCGCCGGATTCCAGCAGTGAACATCAAGGCTATCACGAGCATCATCATCGGGTTTTTCATGTTGTATCTTTTCTTCACTGTGATAAACACGCCTAGATACAATCGGTACTAGGCCATTTATTTTGTCTATACATAGTAAATGCCTGAGATTACTGCTACCGCGATCTTCGGTGTTGTGCTCACAGGCCTGTTCTTTTCGCTCGGCACGGCTACCGTATACCAGGCAAACAAAACGGTCGCGCCGTCCACGGGGTACGGGACGTCGACAAACACCGCCGCACCTAAGGATTACCCCAACATAGTCTTTGGTTCCCTGTTTCTCTTTTTTGCAGTTGTGCTCGCGTACTATACGGGTCGCGCCATTCTTAGCGTCTAAAGAAAAAAACACAAATCTAAATAATGAAGCACCTCATCGGACATCTGGCGGACGTGAAGATCACGACAACCGCACAGCTTGAAGCATGCATGGACCGCATCGCCAATGAGTGCAGGTTCTCGGTCGTAGGGAGGGCGTTCCACCAGTTTGAGCCGTTCGGAGCGACTGGAGTTCTCGTCCTCGCCGAGAGTCACTTCTCAGCACACACGTATCCAGAGCACGGAATCGTGTATGTTGATGTTTTTTGCTGTAGTCCTAGTTTTGATCCAGATGCATGCGCCACGAGCATCCAAGAGAACTTTGGAACACAAAATGCAAAATGGGAAATTATTAATCGAAATGTACGCCCGTAATATGGCCCGGGAGGGCTTGGGTTTATGAAATAGACATTTACATTGGATGGGGATATTAGTTGCGACTCCAAGAACCTTGAACGTTCTTGGGGCCGAAGCCCGTTTTTTTGATTTCGCGTAGCAGATGCCGTAGTTCTCTAGTTGGAGAATGCGAGGCCGCCCATGCCAGACTGGATGCGCAGGATGTTGTAGTTCACTGCGAACAGCTTCTGCAGGGTCGCCTGGGAGCCGGTCTTAAGAGCCACGGACACCTGGGCGTTGTCAATGCGAGAGAAGTTGCACGTGCCGGTCGGCTGGTGCTCCTCCGGCTGCAGCGCGAAGGAGTACACGTAGATGCCCGGGTAGGGCGTGCCGGTGTGGTACACGTACGGCTGGTACTGGTTGAAGTACTTGCCCAGCTGCTCCTTGAAGCGATCCTGACCGTTCAGAATCAGCTTGAAGTTGTTCAGCGGGCCGACCTCGTAGCCAGCGGAAGAGGCGACGCCGCCGCCGAGGGCCACGCCCTCCTCAACCCAGAACACGTTGGAGCCGGAGGCGGTGTTGCCAGATGCGTACAGGTGCGGGCAGCCCAGCACGTGGGGCAGCGTCGTGTTCATGACGGCCGGGTTGGTGTTGCACGTGACGTGGATGTTGGACGTGCCCGTGGAGAAGTTCCACATAGAGTTCAGCACAGTTGCGGTGGGGTTGGAGTAGCACCAGATCAGCTCCTTCACCGGGTGGTTGAAGGACAGGCGAACCAGCTGAGCGGAATCGTTCACCGTGGCGATGGAATCACCGCCCGTGTGCTGCACCTGCTCGATCAGGTACTCGTGACCCTTCTGGGCGAAGCGGCGACGCTCCTCCGTGTCCAGGTACACATAGTTGGCCCACACCTGGAAGTCGGTGCTGAAGTACTTGTCGTAGTACGTCGTCAGGTCAAAGTCCAGACGAACCTCGTGGTACTGCAGGGCGATCAGCGGCAGGTACAGGCCCGGGTTGCGGTTGAAGAAGAACAGCAGGGGCAGGTACACACGGGGCGTGTTGCCGCCTGAGGCGGTGGCGGTCACCGGGGAGGAAACCATCTTGCCGTACGCCACCTTGTCGGACTCACCGAGGAACACCTCGGCGTACAGGCGCCACCACGTCTGGTAGTGCTTGTCAATGCGCTGGCCACCGATCGTCAGCTCCAGAGCGGCGATGGCGCGCTCGGCAATCCAGCAGGAATCGTAGCTGGAGTTGTCGGACGTCAGGTTGGCCGCAATGGGCAGCATGGACACGTACATGTTACCGACCAGATCACCGTTGCGGGCGATCGTCACGGACACGCGGCCGGAGGGGGTCGCCGTGCCGTTCACCGTCTGCTGGATGTTCTCCATCGCGAAGTTCGTGTGGCGCTTGTACACCGCCTGGAAGAAGGTCACCTTGGGCTGACCCGTCAGATATACGTCCTGCGCGCCATAAGCGACCAGCTGCATAAGACCACCTGCCATTTGTAATAGTACCCAAGAAAAAAATTTGGAGCCGACCTGCCGCGCCTGGAAATTTTCTCGGACTAAAGTAATCATGAACGGTGCTGCACCTGGTAACGCCACGATGATGAACGCCGCCAAGACCAACGCAGCAAATGCTGGTGCGATTGCTGGTGCGGCGGCGAACGGTGCCGTTCCGGCCGCGGCTGGTAATAAGGCGGCAAATGCCGGCATGAATGTCGCCGCCGCCCAGGCGAATGTCGTTAACGCGCAGAAGATTAACGCAAACGCGCAGGCGAAAGCGAATAACGCCGCGCGCGCGGCTGCCACCGCCTCCCTCACCGCGGCCAACCAGCCAACCCGGGCCAATAATAATAAGGCTGCTTCTGCCGTAAATGGTGCGGCCAATGCGACGGCCAATGCGGCCGTCGCCAACGCCAACCTGGCCAAGGCCTACATGACCCTCAAGAATGCCATGACGGCCAAGGGTCTGCCCCTTTAAGCGATCCGCGCCAAAAACTAAAAACAAAACTATCTGAATATTTCAAATGTCTGCCAAGCCTGCGATTGAAGAAGTTCCTGAAGATGAGGAGATGGATTTCGATGACGAGGATGAGGAGATGGAGATGGAGGATGGCGGTGATCTCCTGGACGCGCTGAGCCAGATGTTCACCACCGAGGAGGGTGAGACGGTCGCCAGTGCCATGGTCGGGGTCAAGGTGGCGCTCGAGATGCAAAATAAGATTTTGATAAAGATCCTGAGTGTTTTGAGCAAGCAAGGGTCGCCAGCCCAGGCTTAAAATTATCTCTCTCTGTCTTACAAATGGAGCGCGTGCAGACCATCGACCACGCGACTCCTGAAAAAACAAACGAAATTCGTATGGAACTCCACCATTCGGATATCGTGAATATGAACGCCGAGCATCTTAACGCATTCGTCACGAAGCTCGAGGATCATATGTGTCTGACTGTCAAGGGGGACAAGTACGTCCCCTGGGTAAACGGTGCTCAAATCTTTGGATTTGAGGATGGACAAATTCAAAATGTAAATATTGATACGATTGGAAACCAGCGCCGGAATTTTGTCACAATTCTGTCTGATGTGTACCATCGTGCCGGGGAGCTAGGCATCCGCGATGATGCAAGCGTTGATGCGACTGGTCTGGAGTTTCGGCTCGGTCAGCGCGTCACGCGCCTCATCGAGACCGTGGACGACACGTACGAGATGATTTTCCGATGGGTCCGAACCTATGAGCGAATCAATCACCCCACGCACGTGCCGATCAAGGGTGACATGGAGTCCCAGATTTTTCGCTGCCAGACCATGGGCCTGAATGACCCGTCAACTGAGAAGGAGGACACGAGCTCATTTCAGAAGTTTCTGTTGTACCTGCTCGATCAGTCGTACAAACTCAAGATGCGTCGGTACGGTGATTACTGTTGTAAACAGATTGCGACCGAGGACGGTCACTTGACCAAGGCGTGGAAACCAGTGATGGAGATCAAGGACTTTGTGTATTATTATTCACAAAAGGAGGAAAAGTACGACATGTGGAAACACATGACGAGCAAGGGTTCAATCGTCACCGACACGATCCGCCACTTGACCAATTGCCGGGATTTGCAATTTCCTCAAATCAAGAAGAACCGTAGCGTGTGGTCGTTCCGAAACGGAATTTTTGTTGGAAAGTTTTTGGACGAGAAGGAGGGCAAGTATGGCACGCGCTTCTATGAATACACGAGCGACAACTTCAAGCACCTCGATCCGACAATCGTCAGTTCAAAATATTTTGATCAAGATTTTGACCCTTCGTCTATTAATATTTCCGACTGGGCTGACATCCCAACCCCTCACATGGAGTCGGTTATGAATTACCAGGGGTTTAGCAAGGATGTGTGCAAATGGCTGTACGTTTTCTGCGGCCGCCTGTGTTTCGATCTGAATGATCTCGACTCGTGGCAAGTCATCCCGTTCCTCAAGGGTATTGCTCGGTCCGGCAAATCTACAATTATTACAAAAATTTGTAAAAAGTTTTACGAGGGACAAGACGTGCGCACGCTCAGCAACAACATTGAGAAGAAGTTTGGTCTCGAGTCAATCTACGACGGATTCATGTTCATAGCTCCTGAGATCAAGGGTGACATGGCACTCGAGCAGGCTGAATTCCAGTCGCTCGTGTCGGGTGAGGACATGAGCATCGCGCGCAAGAACAAGACTGCTCAAAGTCTGACGTGGAAGGTTCCCGGCATCCTGGCAGGTAATGAGGTTCCCAACTGGCGCGACAATTCGGGGTCGGTTCTGCGCCGTCTCGTGACGTGGAATTTTGGCCGTCAGGTGGCGGAGGCGGACCCTCACCTTGACGACAAGCTTGATGCAGAGATGGCGACCATTTTGTGCAAGTGCGTCCGGGCCTATCTCGACTACTCACAGCGTTACTCAGACCAGGACATTTGGAATGTTCTGCCCAAGTATTTCATCGAGATTCAGAATCAGGTGGCGATGGTGACGAATACTCTTCAGCACTTTCTCGCATCTGAGAATGTCGTGTACGGGAAGAACTTGTGCTGCCCGCAGAAGATGTTCGTTACTGCGTTCAATCAGCATTGCCAGGCGAACAATTTGGGTAAACCGCGCTTCAATCCCGACTTTTACGCCGGTCCGTTTAGTTCCAGGCAGGTTGATGTTCGTCCAGGCACCGTGTGGCGCGAACAGACGATGGCTGTGCAGCCATTTGTGTATGGGTTGGATCTGGCCCAAGATTTAAATGCCGTAATCTAGTAATGAACAGGGAGGCTGCTGCCCGTAAGATTCAGGCTGCGTGGGCTCGAAAGCGCGCGCCGAAAACATCCGAGTATGTAAACAAATTTACCAATTTTGATTACGCCCTCACGAAACCCGTCGTCACGTCCACCATCGTGTCGCTCAATGTTCCCTTTCATGATTTGTCGTCGATGCCTCTCCCTGACGGCGTCAAGGAACTTCTTGGATACACGGCAACTGGAAAACTCCCCGTCGTTCGCAAATTGCGTGGGCGCAACACTATTCTAGGCGCGACGAACGTTCAAAAAGTCAAGAGGTGGGCATTCACAATTGATTTTAAAAATCCAGATTCAAAGGCGTACGTGAGTCATAACGATAGCGCCAAGATGCAGATTAGCACGACCGGCCCATACGAGCGCGTAATTAGAATTCTCAATAAGACTTATTACCCAGGTATCATTTCGTCCCCGATAAAGATTGTGAAGATTGACACGCGCATGTACATCAACCGCGCCATAAACTTGGATGATCTCGGGGAAGAACTCGCTCGCCGCGTGCCCAAAACGCGTCTGCTCAAGTGGGATTACACCCCGGAACTCATGCCAGGGGCCTACCTTAAATGGTCAGACCCCCGGGCCAGTCTCATCATATACACGAACGGCGCCATATTGACTCAGGGTCTCAAGAGCCTCGAAGACATTGGATCAACTTCTGAAATTTTAAAACAAATTTTTACAAAATATTTAGTAGATCGCTTCAAGGTGTTCAAGTACGCACGGGGCGCCAAGGCTGGTAATTACACCGGAATTGCGGCACCGCCAATGCCCGCCCGGCGCAACCTGGCGGCGAAGCGTGTCCGTGCGGCGAATCGATACTCGCAGGCGGCCGGGTGGAACAACACCCGGCCTGGATTTTACGTACGACCTGGACCGAACGCCAAACCTCGCTTTTATCCACTCGTCGCCAATCTCAAACTCGTCCGCCCCAAGATGATCCGCGCCTACACGGAGGCGGGCGTTCCCATTCCCGCAACCGTGCGCAATCTTTTTGCACTGGCTGGGAACGAGGAGCTCGCGCCCAAGGTGGAGGGCCGGCGCGCACCAAACTGGACATCGACCAAGGAAGGGCACTATGTGAAGCCCGGACCGGGCGGGCAGCCGTACTTTTACCAGGTGCCCAAGGGGCTGGCTGCGGCCCGGCCGACGATAATTGCCGCGTACAAAAAGGCGGGCGTGAATATCCCACAGGCTGTTCGCAATCAATTCAAAATCAAGAACGGCCCAGCCAATAACGCAACGGCCGGTAACTGGAAAAAGCCAACTCACTGGCTCAATTACAATGCAAAGGGCGGGGTGAGAATAAACGGGAGACAGTATGACCGGTACACGCGCCCCGAACTCGTGCAGATTGCCAGAAATATAGGAATCGCCGAAGTGAGCGAGGGTCAATCTCTCTCCAAGATTGCCGAACTCATAGCCAAATACTTGAAACCTTATACAAATGTACCGAATACAATTATTAACGGAGTGCCCGTCATTATCATGAACAATGGTCGTGTGAAACGCGGATCGCGTGCACGCCAATGGGCCACCCTCAAGAACGCTGAGCGAGAGGCGATTGCTCGTGGAATTCTCAATTCTTTCAAGTTTGCAGAATATGAAAAAGTTCAGAAAAATTTTAAATTTAATTATTTGATCGGTGCAAAGCGGCAGATGCAAGAGGAGGCGCGAAATGAGGCGGTTGCCGGACGGTCGAACGAGGCTCTCGAATCCGCAAGTTCCTCCAATTCAAACAATTCCAATTTTACACGGAATTTGGAATATACAATGATGGCAACCAACTTGCTTGGGAATGTAAACTCGGCAACTATAAATAAGTTTGTAGCCGTCATTAAGAATCTCCCGTCTGGGGCGCGTGGGAAACCCCTGAAGACGACGATTGAAAAGGCGGCCCGAAATTTTAAGAAATCTTTGACGACCAATACACAGTTGGCAAATATACGCAAGAATTACGCCGCCGCCATCAAGATTCCCAATTGGCTCCCACCCAACTTGCGCAATTCTTATAAAAACCAGCTCGTCCGCCTCGGCACGAACGTCAACGCCAAAGGATCTCTCCCCAATAAAGAATCCGTCCGGCGCGGAATAAAGGCCTGGCTGAACGGCGCTCTTCCTCAGCAGGGCAGAGCATCTTACAACCGTGAAAATATCGAGACTGGAATTGTGACGCGTGTACCCGAATGGAATCCGGCAAAGCGCCGCACTCCTGAAATTCCCAACATTGCCGTGAAGCGCGTGGGCCCTGAACGCAAAAAGCGCGCACCCAAGGCGGCGCCTGTCGGGGGGCCGGTCGTGGGGCCGGTCAAAAAGGCGCGCAGGGATCCACGTGAAAACAAAAACTACCTCGTGCCCAGAAACGCAAACGCTGAAAATCTCGTCAATGCAATTGCAAATATAGGACTTGGGATCGGTCCGGCCAATCGGTACTCGTGGTCTTACCTCGCCTCAAAGGGTCTGAATAATCGCCATTACCAAAACTGGATGAATTTCACAGCGTCCCCGGAAAAGCCACTGAATGTAAACACGGCCAAAAATGCACTGAGTTCCTTAAAGACGGCCAAGGCGCGCCAAGAGTGGCTGGTTGCACATCGATCAAAATTTAATAAAAATAATTATCATACACTTTTGGGTCATCGCCAGGAGCTGAACCAGAAGAATAAGAACCGCCGAGCGGCCGCGCGCGAAAATCGCTAGACGCATTCAAGAATGTTGAAAATCTTGTACATGAGCGAAAACAGTGAATTCTGATCACCGATAGATTTTGGATCGATAATCTCAAACTCAACGTGCCAGGTGGTGTCCTCGTCAGAGTCGGGATCTTCGGGATCTCCCTTGATTTGAGACAAGTCAATTGACAAATTCTTGCGCACAAATGACCATCGCCGCTTCTCCTTGACGCTCGCCATCTCCTCGTCGTCCTGCTCGTACGGCACCTCCTTTGAGATGCCCAGGCGCACGTCGAAAGGGCAGTTGTCTAGGTCGAAATCAGAAACGGCCACTCGCGTCTTCACAACAGCAACCGACTCATCAGTGTCTTCGTCAACGGTGATTCGTTTGTTTGCAGACCCGTAGTATACCGCGTACGTCTTTTCCGACCGCGACTCCCACCCCTTGAACCGGTCAAGAGCCTTGAGAATTTTGAAAAATGAATCCTTGCCTACATTTGTATCAAACTTGTGGGGCGTCTTGCGCCCGAGACGCATCTCAATCTCGACGTGATCAGAAGACGCGTGCTTGCGAATGAGCGGCTCCCAAACCTCGAAGAGGCGGCGCGCGGTTTCCATATTAAAGTTTAGTAGAGTGTTTGTTTTAAGGCGCGATGAAAGGGCTGCCGAACCTCGGCAACACCTGCTATTTCAACACGGCCGTGCAGTGCCTCGCGCACGTGCCGCTCCTGGCAAACTCCCTGCTCAGGGACGGGTATGAAGGACCGTGCAAACTGACACACGAGTTTAGCAAGGTGGTCCGGCAGATATGGTCTGAATCTGAAATTCCAGACCCACACCCCTTGCACCATGCTTTCACGACACGATTTCCTAGTTTCTCCGGTACAGGTCAGCACGATGCACAAGAGGTGATACTCTGCATGATTGATGTTTTTGAAAATTCTTTGAACAAACAGTTTATAAAAAGAATTTTCACAGGTCGTGAGGCACAGGAGACTGTGTACCCGGGTGGAAAGTCTATACGGACGGATGATTTTGTTTCTATAATGTTTCCAACTGTAAGCGCGCCGGAGGAGGTGACTCTCGGTGAACTCGTGCGTCGTAGAGAGAAACACACCGCCCTCTCCGGGTACACGGATGATGGCGGGCAGACGCACAGCGTGGCGGCGGTCTGCCAGAGGGTCGTCGAGTGGCCTATAGTCGCGACTTTCACGTTCGGAATGTACGGTCCTAAATCCACAGTCATTCTCCCTGAAATTTTTGAAAAAAGAAAACTGTTCGCGGTTGTGCTTCATGCGGGGATGATGCACGGGGGACACTATGCGGTCGCAGTGAGACACGGGGACAAATGGGTTATAAAGGATGATGAAACTATTCATGAATTAAAAGAGGCTCCACTCAAAGGTCAATTCTACATGGCTATGTACAGGCTACAAACTCAGACAACTGAATGTTCTCCCGGATATTCACCAAAGTCCGGAAGTAAGTCCGACGATTGTTTGGATACGTCTTATCGGTCCGTATCTTCTCCACAAACCATCCCAGGTCGCCGTACCCGCACTCGAGTATCGACCCGTCCGGATTCACAACGCGGTTGTGAAGGTTTAGTTCCGCCTCTTTGTATTCAGCCCCTCGATCCTGCACGAAAAGTTCGCGTCCGTTCCGAACTAAAAAGTCGATGGTTATACGGTCACGGGGCTTCCATTTGAAGAGCGTTTCGTGCGTCCCCATGCGGATAGGATCAGGCACGGGTGTGAATACCAGGCCGTCAGTCACCCACGGGAACGAATCGAGTGGCGGCAGCGACGCAAAGTCGCGCATACGGATCATCGTCTTGATTCTGATTTCAAACGGATCCTTGGTTGATCGGATGACGCTCTTGAGCAGTGCGCGCGCAGCCTCTAGACGGTGAACAAGGGGAGTACGGCGCACGTCAACTCCCTTGACGACGACGGCATCATAAACGAGAAATACCGGTTTACCACCCGCCTTGAGATCAACGAGCTCCCCGTCGAGTATGGTGCCTCGTGGAATCATGGTGCACACGGGGGTCATGGCAAAGGCACGGTTCACGAGATGTGCAACGCGCTTTCCATCGTGCTCGCAACTCACGAGCATGTGACGAACCCCGTCCGTTTTTTCACACACAAAATATTCCCTCTTTCTAAATTCAACAAAATGCCGGCGCTCAATTGAGACCGGTTGCGGTCCTGGGAATCGGTCTGCATCCACCGATTCCCACGACTGTTGTATAAAAGCCTTTACGGCCTGTTGCATGTTTTTGTTTTAGCCTCTAATCTCTAAGGGCGGAGCTCTACGCCAGAAGTCTCGAGGATGTTGCCAACGCACTCGTAAACGAAATGACAGATGACTGTTGCAGATGTGACTGCACCAATCTTGATTCCAAGGTTCTGAAGTGTACAGAACATCGTTTCGTCCATGGGAAGTTTTACGGGCATTTTATCCCCTCGCAATTTTTTATCGACGGGTTTCGCATCCATAGCCCATACACGTGCAGAAGTGCTCTTGACCTCGTAAAGAGAGTCGGCCAGCTTCTTACCAACCTCAGTGTCAAACTCGAGTCCACGCTGGCACGCCGCCTCAGTAGTCCCCTCCTTCGTGCGGCGCGCAAATCGGTCCCAGTTAATACCCTCTTTGACAGCTGGAAAAACGAGAACGTTCAGACCTTTATCGAACGTGTCAATCGCCTTGTTAATTGATTTATCATCCAGATTTGTACCGTACTCCATCCAGATGATTCGCTCACCAGATTTTATCATCTTGGGCAGACCTGCACGGTCATTCACAAACGCAATATCCAGATGCTTGCCCTTCATCATACAGAGCATGTGAATATTCATCATCGTGTGAAGTGTCGTGGCACTAATAGACTTGTTTCGCGTTACTGCACATATATGAATCACGGACATTACAACTAAAATGTCGTAACCTTTTAACTATGAAGTCACTGGCGCTCCTCGCATTCGAGGCTTTTGTCGTAGGTGTGTTACTTTCTCTTATTTTTATGATTGCGCGGCGGTACATGGACGTCGTCCCCGCGGCGTTTGTGAGCGGGGCGGCGTTTCACCTGGCGTGCGAGGCGACGGGCGTGAACGCGTGGTACGCGCGCACCTACTTCAGCCGCTCGTCCATCACCCCGTGAAACCGAATGTTACCCACGTGACCCAGGGTCGTCGTGACGTCCGCGAAAATCTGCCCGTCCATCTGTTGCCAGCGACGGCAGAATGCGTAATCCTCGGACAGGTACCGGCGACTCACGGGGTCGATCATACAGTCGAAACACGCGTGATAAGTCTCGAGATCACGGTTCTGATGGTCATTCTGGCACATGAGTTCGGGATATTTTTCCTCCATCTTTCCGAAAACATGGCGCTTGATGAGCATGAATCCAGTCGGCCCATCAAGCACCTCGGTGAATCCGTTCACGACAGGCGTGTTCGCATACTTGAAATTCATCACGAGACTCGATCCGAGCTTATTGGGATCACGCACGTCGCCTGACTTGAACGCCGCGTCAACCTGATCCCACATGATGCACTTCTTGGGATAGCACGCGACGGCAACATCGTGACCAGAGTCAATCAGACGCATGACAGACTCGGGGTCGAAGTGAATGTCGGCGTCGATGAACAGAAAGTGTGTCGCCTGCGTCTTCTGCATGAAGCGAGCGACGGCGAGATTGCGAGCACGGTGCACAAGCGACTCGTTCTCCGTCGTGTCGAGCATCATCTGAATTCCGCGCTGTGCGCACAAACGCTGGAGACGCAAGAGGGACTCTGCATAGGCCCCGAGACAAACGCCACCGTAACACGGCGTGCTTACGAATAAAATCACTGGACTCATTACAAAGTATTAGCCCAAGGCTTTTAAGTCCTTCATTACTATAGCCTCTAACTTGGTCAGCGTGGGGACTGAAACATCGCAAATTTTACACAACTCCGCCTTGGTCACCCCCTTCTCCTTTAGAAATGTCCACATCACCGCGCACGCCACCGCCTTGGGAGTTCGTCCTTGCAGACCAGAAGAGTCCTCGAGTTTTTTACACGTAGAAATGATTCGCATCTTGAGTCTTCCACGGTCAGACTCGTTAACGTTCGTAACGCTATTCCAAAAACGAGCAATCAAGTCGGATGGTGTCGTGACCGTCACCTTCGCCTCTGGAACCTGATCGAGAAAAATCTCCGTCGTACGAGCCATGTCACGGACAGGAATCTCGAAGGCGGCTGCAATTTCCTGTGTCGTTCGCGCCACCCCAAACTCCTTACACGCCTGAAATATACAGTTCGCCTTGACGCCCACGCGAATAGCTCCACGCGTGAGCGTCGATTCACTAAAGTGCCTGTACTTGATCTTCGCAGCGTACATCACGTTGTCCGGAAGACTCAGGATCTGCTTCCCTACACGGTCCATGTCTGCATAAGAGTGAAAGAGGCTACGATCTTTGTGATTCATGGACGTGTGAAAGTTGATTCTGGCCAACCTCTTCATGCTCCCAGCCGCCGAAGATTTAACAGTCATAATTGTTCCCGTGTTCCAGGCGGCGCTAAAGTGGTCGAGATTCGTGGGAGCGCCAACGCGAGAGGGGTCCGACACCGCCCCATCGTCGTCCATGCCTCCACGCCATTCAGGCTCGTCCGACACGTAAGAGTAATCGGCACGTCCACAATCACTGCACGTGGGCAGACCATCTGAATTGAAAATCTTCAGACCTCCACACCCGCACTCCCAGTCAGGTCGCGCCGCCGGCTGGCTCCCAATCAGTGGCGCCCTGAGTTCGTCAAAAGCGGCCCACGCAGCATCAAGTGCGATTGTCATGATTTTGGTTTTTGGATAGGACCGCGTTAGGGTCCTGTGCAAAAAACATGAATTCCTATTAATGGACATGCTTGTAACCGCTGTTGCTATCGCCCTCCTGTGCCTGGCCGCGTGGATGCTCTACAAGCGCTTCAGCGCTCGATTCAAGACCCAGCCCGCTGATCAGGAGGAGGATTTCGAGGAGTATGAGGATGACGGACCGACCGGGCAGGAGGCGGTGGCCGATCCTATTCGTCCAGAATCTCCGGCTGCACTTGATTCGAAGAAGGATGCGTGATAATCTCGTGAATCACACAATATGTTAGACATTGCTCCGCATCCAAATATAAATCTTTTTTCAAAATTTTATTCAACTTTCTAGGAGGGATGGCAGTCTCAGACTCGTAAACCTTCTTCATCCGATCCATGTCTTTTGTGAAATTTTGCATGTGATCCTTGAGTTCCTCATACTTCCCCCAGACTCCATCCGCGCTAATCTGATGAATTAGCACGTATGAATTCTCAGACATTTTTCGAACAGATCCGGCTAAAAGTATAAGAGTTGCCGCGGACGCGCACACGCCATCGGCAACGGTCGTCACGTGAGCACGCAAGCTGCGAATGTGATCCATCGCACTGAACCCGGAATAGAGATCACCCCCGTCACTCTTAATGTACAAAGTCACGGACGGATCTTGTTCGATTCCTATATCGATGTAAATTTTACGGAGGTGCTTAACGAGAGCTCGCATCTTGGTAACGAGCTCGCGAATGCTGTCCTCATTCACTTCACAATGAAAAAATACTTCATTTCCTTGTACAGTGACGTAAGAGCACTCGCCTCCGGTCTCCATCTTGTATCATCAGGTGTGTGTTTTTTTATGTGCCCATGGTAGAAGATGGGCATAGCCGGAATGTTCGCAAAGAAGGCGGCTAAAGGATCAACAAAGGTGGCTGCCAAGGGGGCCTCCAAGAGTGCTGCCAAGGGGGCCTCCAAGAGTGCTGCCAAGGGGGCCTCTAAGAGTACCGCAAGGGGAGCCGCAAAGAGTGCCTCCAAGGGTCCCGACGGTGGCGCATTCTCCCGTTACGCACCCGGCTCGGCCATTGCTGCCGGAGCGGCCGGTGCCTCTGGTCTCGACGGAGGGCCGTCCGGGTTCGATGGCGGAGGTGGCATAGGCGCCACGGCGGCGTCTTGTCAACCACCCCCGGCCACGAAAATTAATATTCAAATTTCTGGATCAGACATGGCGGCGTCGTCGGGAGTGTTCGCCGAAACAATCGGTGGAGGCGGGGAAGATGAGGGAGCCGGAGCTACCGGAGGGGGCGGCTCTTCGTCGAAGAAGAAGAAGAAGCCCGCGGCCAAGAAGAAGCCCGTGCCCAAGAAGAAGCCCGTGCCCAAGAAGAAGCCCGCGGCCAAGAAGCCCGCGGCCAAGAAGCCCGCGGCCAAACGCACGTCTAAGTTCACACTCATGGGGGGTCCGGTCACTCGAGGGAACGACATTGCATGGGCTGTTATTGCATTTATCCTCGTGGCCCTCTTGATTTTGATATAATTTTTTTGTGATCCAGTAGTAGGTGCGATGTCACGCCATGATGTGTATTTCGCAGGTCGAAGTGAGGGCTACATCAAAATGCCTAAAATAAAAATTAAAAAGATTTCTCCAAAAGATTTTGGCAAAGCATTATACAAGTTTAGCGGCGTTCAAGGGATGGTTGATACCGGTAAAGCTCTCGGTAAGTGCAAGCCTAAAGACGCGAAATGTATAGCGTCCAATCTTGGTAATCTTGCACTGTCAGCGTCTAGTTTCGTTCCAGGAATTGGCGTCGCAGGACGCGCGGCTTCAGTGGCCAAGATGGCCGTTACGGCTGCAAAAGTTGGAAAAGCCGCAGCTGCAGCCGCCAAGGCTGGAAAAGCGGCTTCCGCTATTGCCAAGGTTGGAAAGGGGATAGGAAAAGCCGCCGATGTAGCAGGAGGGTTCGTGGGTGATAACGCTGGTGTACTTGCAGGAGGAGCTGCACTTCTAGGGGCTGGTGCGCTTGGGGCGGCGGCTCTTAGAAGTGGTGAGGCGGAAATGCCCGCCGCTCCTGAATTCCAGATGCCCGCAGCCGCGCCTGGATTCCAGATGCCCGCAGCCGCGCCTGGATTCCAGATGCCCGGGGCTCCGGGTCTACCAGGGATGCCTGGACTACCCGGGGCTCCCGGGGCCCCAGGGGCTCCCGGTGGCAGCGGATATCTATACGCGCCAATTCAGATGCAACAACCTCCTCCAACTCCAGTGAAAATTAATATTCAAATTTCAGGAAAAGACATGGCGGCATCATCTGGAGTTTTTGGCGACGAGGAGATAGGTGTGAAGCAACCACCCGGGCGTCAGACTGTCAAATCACCGTCGGGTGGGGACGAGGAAGAAGAATCGGGTGGCGGTGCCAAAGCGGCTTTATTGGGATTTGCAAAAAACGCAGCTTCTAAAAAACTCGCCAGTGCCATGAGTGGTGAGGGTTTCACACTCGAGGGTGCCGAATTCAAGACGGGTCTGAACTGGTTTGCAATTCTATTTTTTTTAATTTGTATTCTTGTCATTTTCATTTCGAGATAGATGCGTTATATTCATTGAGGAAATCGATTGGGAAAGTGGTCTGCACGTCAGCCATGGTGACTGGTTTCCCATTGATCTTGGCTTGCAGCTCGTTGAAAATCATAAGAAAATCTTTGAACATTGAGTTTAGATCCTCTGGGCTCATGGCCGCAATGTCGATGGGAGCGCCCTTGCCCGCCTTGGCGAGCATGAGCATCACCTTCTGTTTGTATTCCGCGACGTCCGCATCCGTGTACGTCTCGGACATACCCCGCATGAAAACAAGAGAATACAAAACAAACAACAAAATCAGGGCTGAGATGATATACCCGTCCATTTACTTAAATGTGCATATTTTTTTCATAAAAGAAATATCCTGTGGAGTCAGTTCCGGGTAATCGCCTGAGCGGAGGATCACCAATGGTATAGTCTCTAGAGAGTTTGTTCCAATTTTTTTATAAATCAAATCTAACTTCTTTCTCTTCATGCAATAATTCTGAAACTTGGTCCATAGTGAACCGGGTCGAAGTTTTTTTAAAGTTTTTTTAATAATCATGGCTGGAGTGAAGACGGCAGCCGCGACAAAGTACGGAGTTTGATCCCAGTTCTGGGTCCTGTAGATGTGTTCGTCAATGACGTCGGCTGAACTCATCACGTCCGCAATGCCGGCAATGTCGTCCATGGTGAGATTCGGTGCATCCGTGTAATTTTCTTGAACAACGGCCCACGAGTAACCATGTTCATGCAGAGAGGACAAGGTCGGCCTCACACCCTTGGCGCCCTTTACAAACAGGGTGTCGAGATCATGCTTAGGTTCTTGAAAATTATCGGGAGCATCGGAATTAAACTCGAGTCCTTGAAGAACGAATCGTACAGATCCATTTGACCTGGAGATGAGATCAGCCACAAACTTCTTGTCCGCATCTGGATTTTTTGAAAAAACAATTCTTTCAATTTTTTCAGGAGATGGGGCGTGATATTCTTGGTTGAGTACAGGAAACCCGAGCTTGACCGGACCCCGTGCAGTTATGAAGAGCTGACCACGTGATGGTGGTCCGGTCAGTTCACGGAGTCCTACGAGCTCCGCCATAGTCTCGAAATCGTCGATGATGACCGGTCGATCAGCGCTTCGGACGCGGTCCAGGAAGTCCAAGGTTCCCTGCTTTGATCTCAGAATATCCTCGGTCAACCAGATGCCGTGCGCCATCTCAACCAGGTGAGTCTTTCCGATACCAGGCGCGCCCCAGAAACACACGGCACCGGCATCGGTCAGCTCCTGCGCCGACCCGGTCGTTGTTTTTTGATTCTTTAATTTAATGAAACGATCCATTACAGAAGAGGCGGATGATTCTTTAACGAAGCAAGTCTTAAATATGATACTCGAAAACAATGCATTTATGCCTTATATCATAGGGTGGATGGCGTTCAATGTCATCATACTCGCCCTGGTGATTTATATCTCAATAAGAATTAGCCTAAAACAATGAGCGCGCGGAGCGTGAGGGTCGTGCGGGACACGGACGGTCGTCACAAGTTCAAGGCTATATTCCCAGAGGGTAGAACAGTTCATTTCGGGGCGAAAGGGTATTCGGATTATACGATTCACAAGGACCTGGCACGCATGAAGCGCTACGTGACACGTCACAGGCGGCGGGAAAACTGGGGTCGTTCGGGCAGGTACACACCCGGATTCTGGTCGAGATGGCTTCTCTGGTCCAGGCCAAGTCTCAAAAGTGCGATTGCACGAACTCAACGGGTTTTAGGCCGCCGCATTATTTTCCGACTCTCTTAGTAAATGAGCACGTACACCAGACCTACATTTATATTTATAGTACTTTCGGTCGGTGTTATGATTACGACTTCACTCGCGGTGAACAAGATTCCGTCCAAGAAGCGAAAGGGTGCGAGTTTTGGCATGATAATAATGGGTCTTATATTGTCCATAGTGTCAATATTGTACAACTTTTGGTTATACGCCAAGGAAACAGGAATGAACAATGCAGTTAAACAGAGGGGCGCGGCTATGTTATCTTCCTTTCAAGCAAAGATGCCAGCCGGCGCGACGAACATAGGCGCACCGACATTGGTGTGATTTTTTCCTAAGGCTATAATAATAAATGGCTGCCAACGGTGCACCCCCTCTACCAGAGATTCAGGCGGCGCCCAACGCCACAGCGCAAGGGGCCGTCCCGGAACTGACCCCCAACAACAACAACGCCGCCCGAGTCAGAATCGCCGAACGAGCAAGGTTGTACAGAGAACAGCAGGGACTGGATGGTGAGCCCCTCCCGCCGTCGCCGCGTAATGGTGGCGTGCCCAATTCTCATCCACCTGAAGGTAATGAAACTAAGAAATCTGGTAATGCCACCACCAGCAAATTTGTTCCGGCCCTTCAGCTGGCAAGTGCGATTATCGCCGAGTCTGGTACGGGCTTCGGTCTCGGGTATGCACTCGGAAAGGGAAAGCCACCTGGCGTGATAGGCGCTTTGTTTGGTATATCAGTTGTTTTTGGTGCTGAATTCTATATTCGATATGGTGGTGCTAAATCCATGTTTTATCTGTTTGGTGCCATTCTGGCCCTCTTCGGCGCTGGACTCATCCCGTATATGTCCATGACGCAAGGCGCCGGTGCCAAGAAGGGCAAGGCACCGAAGGTATACCTACCCACCGTGGCCGCGTCGTGGTCGGTGGTTGCGATAATTGTATGTATGGTTCTGTCGGGTGGGGTTAATAAGGCTGACACTCTCCAGGGTGTGATTCTGTCGCTCCTGTACGCCGCCGTGTCATCTGCCGCAGGTTTCAGTGTTGCAACCCCTGGCCCGACTTCGGGTGGAAATACGTCATTCGCTATGATGATATGGGGAGCTCTTGTAATGTTCGACATGGCCGGTCTTGCACGTGAATAAAGGAATAGTTCTAACATAATAAAATGATCATCGGTCTCGTCGGTCGTTCACGTGTAGGAAAGGACACGGCCGCGAGTTTTTTTGAAGGGACGCATCAGGTGCGTCGCTTGGCTCAGCCCGTAAAGGACGCTTGTAAAGTTCTTTACGGATGGAGTGATGTGAATGTGGAGAGCGCGATCAAGGAGGATGTCGACCCGGTATGGGGCGTGACTCCGCGCTTTGCAATGGTGCATTTGACGCATTCTACGCGTGTGTGCGCTGGTGCCGATTTCTTCACGCGAAGATTTTTTGATTCATGGGATGGCTCACCGATTGTCATCCCAGACGTTCGGTTCGAGGATGACGTTCGGGAAATTCACCGACTTGGCGGGGTGACTATCAAGATTACCCGCAAGGGTGGTCCTGAGCATATATTCGAGAGTTCTATCGACACAATGTACACAATGTATGAAGTGGAGAATAACGGCACGATTGAGCAACTTCGTGAAAATATTTTCAGTTGCCTAGGTCGAGAGTTTGTGATGGGTTCGAAGCCTGTTGAGACATTGCCGCACTCAGACGCGTGAATGCGTCGGGTGTGTTGGCGCCGTCGAAGTTCATCGTACACGTAGGCCCGATACCGATTGATCCCGCCTCGGAGAATGCATCCTGATTTGCGCCCAGATATACGAACGTCCACCCGTCTTTTGTTTTGGACTCGATGAGATCCTTGATATGTCCCTTGGTGTAATGCTGGCTTGAGTTCTCAACGCCGTCCGTCAGTACGATAATGGTAGGAGCGTCTGGACTCGTCCACGCCTTGATTGTCCGACCAATTGCATCAAGTAGAGCGGTTGACCCGCGCGGCTGGTACGTCGTACGGTTCAGTGGCACCACCTCGCCTATAGGCTTTTGATTGTAGGTCACGCTGTACTCGTGATCAAACTGCACCAGAGTCACGGTGCCCCCAAACACCGCCTGATCAGAGATGAACGAGTTGTAGCCACCGATGGTGTCATCCCAGCACGTCTCCATAGATCCGGAGCGATCGAGGAGGAAGACACGGCTGGCCATTGTGAATTTTATGACTGCACTCTTTAGGTGATGTTCCTGTCTCGGTCACAAACCCAGAATTTTTTGCAGTCCGACCCTGACGGATTCGCGAGCCGTCTTTCTTCGATTGACCTCGGGGCACGTCATTCACGATCTAGATCTGATTATATTGAAAAGTCTGTTCGGAGTGCACAGGATTTCACGGTCGACGAGAAGGATGCCATATGGCGAGAGGTTCAGCGCGCGGACGAATACCTTGCCGGTACACGCTATAGCGGGGTCCCGTGGCGGATAGCCAAGGCGCAGTACGAGGAGGGCCTTCCTCACACTCGTGGTACGGTTATATTCTTGCCCGGTGTTGTCGATGCCGCAACGCTTGTCCATGAGATGGTCCATGTTATTCAGAAGACACGCGGTCCTAGAATACCGCCTGGTTACACGCGATCGAGTGCTACATTTCAGAACATTCGGGCCAACCCTGACACGGATGGAAAGGTGTGGTTCATGGGAAACACACCGGCTGATTCGTTTTACAAATCTTCACGGCCCATGGGTATTTCGGACGTGGTTCAATATGTTGAACATCCGTTCGAGGCGGAGGCGTATGCAGTGTCAGACGCTTTTCGGCCGAATACGCGCTGGAACGCGTGAGGTTGACACGATCCTCTTGCCGTCGATAAACTTGGCTTTACGCCCGTACAATCTTCTCCCGTACTCGAGGACGACATAAGTGCCCTTGCGGGTAAGGAAAAAGTGCCGACCCGCACGGTTTTGAAATCTGGTCGGTAGCAGCGTCGTTTGCTCCAGGAGAGCCGCTCGTCTCGATGGCCCTTTCTTCAGGAGAAGCGCCTCCCGCCGCGTCTGTCCTCTCGCCATTCCCTGCAGCAGATCCAATCTCTTCATATAAAAATCTTGGAAAAAAATACCACTTGATGGTCGGTCCTGGAGTCGGCCCGCCCACCGACTCCTATTATGTTCAGGATTTGTCCACTCTTCGAAATGTTTACAAAGAGTGGACGGAGGCTTTGCCAAACGTAAAGCCATACTACGCAGTCAAGTGCAACCCGGACACCGAATTGGTGGCGTGCCTCGCCACCCTTGGGTCAAACTTTGATTGTGCGAGCCCTTCCGAGATTCAACAAGTATTGGACTTGGGGGTTGATCCAGGGAGAATTCTGTATGCCAACCCGTGCAAACGTTCACAGGATATGGTATTTGCGAAAAATGTGAAAATTTTGCGGACAACGTTTGATAGCGTGTGCGAGCTCAAAAAGATGGCGCGCGTGGGGTGGAACCCTGAACTTCTTTTGAGAATAAGAGCCGATGACCCAAAGGCTCGGTGCAACCTCGGAGTCAAGTATGGAGCCGAGGAGAACGATTGGGACATTCTGTTGTTTACGGCCCGTGCATACGGATTCACCGTCGTTGGTGTTTCATTCCACGTAGGTTCCTTTGCCACGTCACCTGGCATTTTTTCGGCAGGTGTGCGCAAGGCGGAGCAAGCCATCGAACTCGCGCGTGACCACGGATACTCCCCTCGCATTATTGACATCGGCGGGGGATTTAGCGCGTCGCACGGATTGCCTAAAGATCAGATACATACAGAATATGAATTGATAGCTGAACCCGGTCGCTTCTTCGTTGAACGTGTCAGCACGCTCTACACCCCGGTCATCGGCACGAAAGGATCGGGTGTTACAATCGATGAAAGTCTGTACGGGGCTTTTAACTGTATATTATTTGATCACGCGGCTCCCCTCCCAAAGGAGGTTCTTCGTGGCGGAATTCCACTACGCACGGACTCGGTGGCCATGACGATTTTCGGATCGACGTGTGACGGCGGGGATCTCATCGCGAAAGAGGCTCTTCTACCAGCGGACACGAGCGAGGGAGATGTGATTGTATGGGAAAACATGGGCGCTTACACAAGTGCGGCGACGACTCAGTTCAACGGATTCCCATTCAACAACAGAAAAAAGATTTACATTGAGTAGGACTATGAGGGTAATATACATGCCCAATTCAGGCAAGCCGATTGAGGAACCAAAGAAGCCAGCCCCGAATCCCGCGCTTCTGGTGGGAGGGACGGGGGCGACCGCAGTGGCTGGGTACACTGCATACAAAGGGTGGGAAACGCTCATGCAGTACAAATGGGTGATTCTAATTGCAATTATTCTTATAATTTTGGTTGGTTTTTTTGCATGGAAAATCTTAAAGGGTGATAAGGAGGACACTCCAGAAGAAGAATAATGGAGGCTTTCGAGATTACATACAATGATGAAACAAAACAATGGGTTAAACGCCAGTGTGTCAAGCCGCGAGAGATTGTACCCGAACGCCGCCCGCGCATCTCCAACTGCGCGCTGGCCGCAGTCACATTCCAAGCATTCGTGGGGTTGTGGCTGCTATCACGGTGGCGCAGTTGATTGTCGTCACTGAAAGCGTGTCAACGACTGTGCGGAGACCTTGACAAGCGGGAGATCCCCCTGAAAATATAGAAACAAATAAACCCGTGCATTTTTCCCAGTAGAGCCATTCGGCACCGTAACGCATCACATGAGACCCCGCGGCGAATAGGATAGCCTTGTACAATGAATTCATTATTCTAGAAACGTCTCGACTTTTTAATTCTTGTAAAAATTTGCCATGTGCAAAGCCCTGTTTGCCATGTGTTCGTTTGAATGATTAGTCACTATATACTGTCTAAACATAACTTTATTAGGAAACTTATTTGTTAGTACCCTGTGTTCTGCAAAGAATTTGTTCCAGGAATTTCTGTTCAATTTATTTGCAAAATTTACAGCCGCCCGAGATGCTTTCAGAAAGTGCGAGAGAAATCGAACCGTATCAAGGTTTACGACATCTCCCATGCACTTCATCAGGCTACGTATTGTTGGATCCGCACCTGTATTCGATCTGTAATATCTAGAAAACTTTAGCCATGTGTATCTCGACGGCCTTTGCGCAAACTCGCGGGCCGCAGCACATCCTTCGTTCTTGAGCGAATTGCCAAAGTAGTTCCACCTTCTCGACATATCTATAGTCGCGTTTTTTTTTGTTGCCCATATTATAATGAATGGTTGTGGACAACTAGGCGCCATACAGACGCGCGGCACGTGTTGGTTTTATTCCATTCTCAACGGGTTCATACTGTCTGAGAATGGACAGAAAATTCTATACATGAGACTGCGCGAATATTACAAAAAACTGAAAAGTAACGAGAAGGAGTATTTTGACGCGGCTCACAACGCCCCGTGTCCCATGAAAAATATTACAAAAACAAAAGAAATATATTTTTGGAAATTTATAGATCAGTACTTGTGCTTCATGAGCGGCCCGCGTGCCCTTACTCTTAAGGCGGACAAGTCAGCTGAACTTCTGGGCAACATGAGCCTACAAGGCACGGTTGCCAAAAAGAATCAAGGAGGAAAGGGGGCGTTCCCTCAAATGGAAATTTCTAAAATTCTAGAACACGTTGGGTTCAAGGGGGCGTTTGATATGAGATACGCGGAAGGAGTTGCTAAATTTGACGGGCGCAAGAAACCTCAATTTGTCATTGTTTCCAATTCTAATATACACAAACACTCTTACATGAAAGAAATTCCTTATGAATTCATGAACGACCCGGATTACTCACTGACGAGCGCGTCCATTATTATCGCGAATACTCTCGCCAACGCGTCCGAGCAACACCGGTACCACGCCGTTGCGGGATTTATATGCAATGGTCAAGGGTACATATATGATTCAAACCAGCGAAAAGTATTCAAGTGCAACTGGTGGAACAAACATGAGTTGATTACTGTGGTCACTAAAGAAATTTCACAAATTTATTCATTCTTCAGGGGAGGCAAGGTGAATTATTACGGATACGCATTCGCTCTTTTCACACGCAATGAATTTGTAAAGGATGTGTCCCCTGCGTGCTTGATGAAGTACAGAGTGAAGACGCCCAATGTTAACAAACATACTCTTGCCGATCCTCTCCTCGGTAATAAAATTGATAAAGGGGTGTACGCAACCATGTACAACCCGGCCCAGATCATCGCCATCAAGCGCAAATGGGCCCGCGCCGAGCACAGACCCGTCCTCAACGTTCCTGAAAGTGTTATGAATGCAATTATACGCAATGCCAACAGTTACAACTCTGCCACGAAAAATATAGAAGCTCTACGGAATTCTGGTTATACATTCAATCATTCGGTTTTCATGTCAAAACTTTCTAAAAAATTTCCAAACCACACGACTACATACACGTTCGAGGAGGCCAAGGCGCACCTTAACAAGTTCAAGGAGAAGACGGCTCGTAAATACCAGTACAGTTTGGTATGGAAGGGTATACCCATGCATCAACGCAAAATTCTCATGCATTATCGCAATACAGGCACGTGGACGACCAAGACGCCGAGCCCGGTCCCGAAACCGAAGACGCCGAGCCCATCCCCGAAACCGAAGACGCCGAGCCCATCCCCGAAGACCAAGCGCAACACAAAGGTCAAGGCTAATTTTATAGCATACTGGTTGGCGAGTCAGCCTGAAAATCGTCAAATGATGCGCAACTATATATCGACATACAAGTCCCCGAGCCCGCCGAAGCCCAAGCCCAAGTCCCCGAGTCCAAACCGTGGTGGACCATCTAATCAACAACTTCGCAACGCCCGGGCTCACGTGAACACTCTCACGACGGCGGTGGCCCGGAAGGCGTATCTCCGCCAACGTGCCATAAACTTGTCCATGAATAACTGGAAAAATATTAGAGGTTACATAGCTCAGAAAAATTGGGAAAATCAGCAGAGGCGTCTGGCAAAGCGCTCGGCCAAGGGGAAGGGTAAGGCTCTGGTATAGAGGAGTGCGTGGCATTAATAACAATGCCATGCTTCAGACCACGCCGACTTTTCAATCTGCACGTCACGGGCCAATATGGCGCGCCTGTGTATGTGTTTTCGTTCACCACTATCACCAAGGCGGTAGACCACGCGAATAAAATGAAATGGCCTGGGAACAAGTGGATCATGGAGTGCACGCCCGACTTTCCAGATTTGGACGAAATTCGGGTCTGGGAGAAGACAGGCATCTAAAAGCGTCAGTGGCGTGAAACACAATGAACAGACTGGCAGCCGGATACGTCGTAAGCTCGTACATTTACTGCGCGTCACGAAATGCCGTGTATGCCCCTAAACTCAAAGAAAATGAATACATAACGGACCGCATAGGAACACACCTATTTCTCATGGGACTCGCGCCCATCGCCATGCCTGCCTGGATTCTTGGCGACGTCAAGAACATGGAACATGTTATACGTAAAATGCCAGGGGATATAGACAGGTGGCCTTGGTAGTCCAAGAATGATCTATATTATCCGCTCCATCTACGGTGAGAACTTGGGGTACGTCTCGACTCGTGAAGAGGCTGAGAAAATCAGGGAGTACCTGCCCTCGATGTTCACGTGGGAGCCACTTGATGTCTTAGAGGCTCCACGCTATTGACAAATACATGGTCCAAGGCGGGTACGAGGGATGCCCGCCTTGCAAAAATTATTGGCTATGTCAAGCGGCATATGATAATCACCGCGGTGGTACGCGCGCAGGTGTGAAAAAACTTTGTATCAATTGTGATATGATGTTTGGAAAAGAGCTTGAACTCGTCACTGCGTCGGAATGTCCAGTGTGTCTGGAAATTAAGCCAAGTATCATTCAACCTAATTGTAACCATACTATCTGTTGTGAATGTTTCAAGAGGATGAATTACGGGGATGAGGATCTAGCGAATGAGCCAAAATTTCCTTATAATTCTGAAATCGAAGAAGAGTATTGGGAAGAGCGGCCGGTCCACAGCGACCCAAGGTGGGAACTCGATCCTAATATTATAAGATGGCGAGATGAATGTAATGCATGGGATGATGCCCGGCATCCGTCTGAAAACCTACGAGTTTGTCCATTGTGTAGGTCTTAGAGGCTCCACGCCCTTGAAACTCAATGAGCACCTCACTGTGCAAGCTGTGCTTCTATTATAACCACCGCGACGCAACGTGCGGGCGGTCCATAGTGGCCGTCTCCCCTGGAAAGGTTCATCACGATCACGCCACGTGTGTACGGGTCGACACGCTTCGGTGCGGACCGGACGGCAAGTGGTTTGTGCACGCGATCGCTAAGGATGGCCTCTCCATTGATTCAGAATCTTATTAAGCGCCTGCGTGTTCATATTCTTGTAGAAAACACTGCTATACGGGTGATTGGCCGCTTCGCGGAATCCAAGCTTCCGGACGATCTTAGTGCTAATCGGTGATGGAAGATTTTTTAGAAAGTTTGGATCGCGCCTCATCAACCTATTTATCGCATTCACGTACGACAACCCAAGTCGTTTGGCGTGTTCTTTCAATACGAGGTGTTCTTCATTACTTCCCTGATGAGTCACTTTATTTGCGTTCCCGTGAATAGCCGCCCGGGTGGCGAGAGCCCGTATGACCGTCCCGTACTTCTTATTCGAACCCCTAAAATTTCTCTCGGTGTTTCCTTTTGCGAGGTAGACTGTGGAGTTGGGCTTGAACTGTATTTGTAGGTTTGCAGCGTGTCGTAGATTTCCGTTCGTGTAACCACCGATATATAGTCTCGCAAAATTTTCATTTGAATAATTTTTCACTCTCACGTGCTTAGGGTCGAACTCCCGTATGTACTTGATGATTTTATTACGGTCCATATTAAAGTTTCTGAACATTTAAAACTTATGACGGTCCACTACGATGGGATTGGTGCCGACCCCAGTGGTCTTCATAGTGAGGAGCGTTTCCTCGAAATTATGAAGACGACCGTGGAACACAAGAAATGGCAGAAACGTCCGGAAGATAATCTCTTCAACTGGTTCTACGAAAATGAATGTCAACTTAAATTCAAGGATTGGGTATTGCCCGATGACTTTTGCTTTTTTAGCCTTGACGACTGGATCGATTATTCGGGGGCCAGAGTTATTTAAAACCACCCCGCGTTTATGTGTTGGTAATTAATTTGTACTTCAAGTGTAATGGTTGACACTAAGAAAATACCCGACAAGCTCACGGATTCTGAGAAGAAGAAGATCAAGCAGGAGAACAAGGCGAAGGCTAACCCTGCGCTGGCGGCAGCCAACAAAGCTAGTGCAGACGCCAAACGTGAGCGCCGCAAAGAGTCCGGTTCTACAAAGGCATTTTCTTAACGGGTGTGGATGTTAAAGAAAATAAGCTCTTAATGACCGTATGAAAAGACCTGTGGTCATAGGAACTCTAAAGTTCGATTCTGTTTTGGCAGCTACACGTCACACGCAACGTTTTCTGAAAGAAACTTTCACGATTGGCCCCACCGAGTTTGACTTTCTATTCAGTCTCTTGTCACGACACCCCGATGCTACTTCGAAACTGAAAAATGTGACATCTTTCGAGATTGTATTCGGTCATAGCATTTACGTTCACTACTCGGACGGCAGACCCAAAGAGGACATATCGTGGAGAATGTGTATCAGCAATCTCGGTAAAACGACCGACCGAGTTCATATCACAAACAGTGCCCGTTATGCAGTCCGAGACCAGATTAGCGAATTCAGAAAATCGAGCAAGTCGGTGCACTGTGCTATATGTTCGGGCTGGATAGAAGACCTTTCCCAGGTACATGTTGATCACATGTACCCTGGGTTCTCGGATATATGGGACAAGTATGCAGCAACCCTGGAAGCAGAGCCCGAGACGATTGAAATGGACGGTTTCTGGACGAGAAAGTTTGTGAGTGACAAAGTGAGCGCAAGTTTTGCTGAATTTCACAAGACGTGTGCTAATCTGCGCATCACCCATGCGGCGTGCAATCTGAAGGCGGGAAAGCCGTAGTTCGATATTTAAGGCATACGCCTCCTTGTAAAATAAGATGAACCCTGACATATGGGGAGAACTACCATGGGATCTCATCGAACGAATAGCCTCGTTCGCTGATTTTGACGCGCGCCGAGCCTTAGGCATCCCTCCCGGGAAGCTCCCTAAATCATACTTTGTCCCGCGACCCATCGAGCCCACGACGTGGCGATACTTTCCCGCGCTCCGGAAGCTTCTGTACCTCAACTTCGATGAGTCGTACGACGTATACATGTGGGAGGTCTATGACGAAATAGAGCCCGAGGGAACCTCGTGGCGCCAGAGGGTAAACGGGAGACACAGGGGTGTGTGGAGAGGCCTTGGCGATTTCGTGTGTTTTGACAGCTGGGCGGCGCTCTGGCCCATCTATTTTGCGGGCCAGCCGGAAATAATATCGGTCTAAACTAAATGGACTTTTACACTTTGCTATTCTGGATAGGATTTTTGACGTTGGTCATCATTCACGCCCAGATGTACAAGATGAACACGCGCCACGCGGTCATTTCGATCGTCGCCGCGTCGGCGATGTTCCTAGGCTCTAAGATTGGGAGAGAGTTTTTGGGCATCAAGTAAAGACGGCGACCGTTGAGAACTAAATGAGCATGTCAGCCCTCTGCAAGGTTTGCCTGTACTACAACCATGGTGAGAAGACGTGCGTTCGCTCGGTGGTCGCGGTGAGTCGCGGAAAGATTCACCACAATTACGCCAAGTTTGTCCGACTCGACAAGGATCAATGTGGCCCGCAAGGGAAGTGGTACACAGAGGTCATGGGTTCGGACGGCCTCTCGAAGAAGACGTCACTCGACGAGCTCTTCGAGTCGTTTGATATTTAGAGTTGAGCAGCCTTGTGAAATATGGGGAAAACTACCATGGGATCTCATCGAACGAATAGCCTCGTTCACTGAAATTGACACGTGCCTAGCCCTGGGCATCCCTCCACGGAAGCTTCCGCCCTTGCCCAGCCGCGCGAGGCGATGATATGATAAAACATGTTCTGTGAACACAAGGTCTTCTAAGCCTTGTACAGACATCCAAAAAACATGGCCACCTTCTCAACTGCGCCCACCGAGTACGCGCCTAAGCGCAAGGTTCTTGATTTCGCCAAGCCCAAGTGGCATACCAAGCTTGGCGAATTCAATGATCCGGACATAATGTGCTGGATAAACAATCTTTATCAATCACGCGCCTTTCCAACGCGCGAGGCTTTCAACAAGGCCTACGATGACGCACGCGACCGGGGCGTCATGCCGAGCACGGCCGTCACATGGCACAATAATACAATGATTTTGAAAAAAGAAGATTTTGAAGATTTTGAGGAGGAGTTCAAGGGGTCAAAGCTCGTGGAGAAGATGCAAAAGGCCTTTGATGCTGGGAAGGCTATTTTTGTGTACTAGTCATTGCGTTCAAGTTTCGCTGAGCCGAATTGAGGGCCGACTTTGCAGAATTGAGGGCCGCCTGAGCCTTCTTTTTCTGTCTGAGGTGAGCTCTCCGAATTTCATGGAATGATCCATGATGTCTAGCACTGTGGACATTAACTTTTACGTTAAGACCGGCCGTCGCTGAATTAACGGCTGCTTTTGCCGCATTACGGGCGGCGGTTGCGTGGCGGATAGCCTGTTCCATATTTCTCTTGTACTTTTTCGCATGTGCACTATATTCACCCGCCATTGCAGCTGTGTGAACATTGAATGCCACAGACGGTGTGCGGCTCATGATGTGATATAATAAAATAAGAGAAAATAATATCAATGTACGAAATACTTCCTGAACTTTTCCTCGCGTCCTTCAATGACGTCAGACTTGCTGGGTTTGACACAAACGATTATTTCATTGTAAATTGCACACGCGATCTTCCCATGCTTGGACCGCGTGGGGCGCGTATACCAGTTGACGATGCACCGTCTCAGAACAATCAGATGTTTCAATATTTCCCGTTGATCGTGAGAAAAATACGCGAACGCCTCGTGGCTGGTGACGCAGTCATTGTGCATTGCAGGGCGGGCCAGCAGAGAAGCGCCGCCGTAATTGCAGCCTATCTCATACGCTATAATGGCATGAGTAAAAATGAAGCCATTGCTTATATACGCCGCTGTAAATCGGACGCGTTCTATATTTCAGCCACGTTTGATAATGCTCTTACCGTCTGGGAGAACGCGCAAGTTTTGAGATCTCTGCAATAAATTTATTTTTATTTTCATTCGCAATATTCATCAACTCGGAATATTGTTTGTTTGTTAATTTCTTTTCAATTTTATTTAAAGTGTTGAAAACTCTGATAGTGCCGCCCGGGCTACGGCTCCACGTGACGGCGTTGAGCGCAGGACCACCTCTGGGAGGCGTGCGGCGGCGTCTTGGGGCGGCGACTGATACATTTATTTTTATGAGATTTGGAGAAATTCCTCTTGCAGAAGCGACTCTTTTGGATGTGGCGTATTGTTTCGCCTTGGGTGCGGAAACGACGCGTCGAGATGATGCTCTACGTACTGACCGCGGTGCAGACGCTGCACGTTTACGCGGTGGAGGAACCGGCTTCAATTCTTGTATTTCCGCGAAATTAGCCCTCGCCCGCGCCTTTTCCCTTTCAAGACCTTTTCTCCACAACATATTTTTCATTTTATTTTGAAGAGGACGCATTGCACGTTTTATACGTGCCGACTCCGCCTCCCTCCTCGCAATCGCGGAGTAATTTAACACAACAGCTCCATTTTCTAACATGCGAATTTCATGATCCAGACGGTCTAATGTCGCCCATAAATTAGCAAGTCGCAGGGCGTTGGATGGGGTTAGTTGGCCCGTCGGTATCCGTGAAATTGCCGTTGTTGCTTTTCCTCTTTCTTTGAGAAGTTGGGAAATTCTCTTGTAGGTGGAAATAGCAGTCGTGCGCGACCTTGGGCTCAGCTTGGCCGCAGCCGCATTCGCCGCCGCCAAGTTCGCCGAGCTCGCTGATATCGCCGAGTTAGCCGAGCTTACTCTAAAATTATTTTCTTGATTCATTTATTATAAGTTTATAAATTAATGCACTGGCCGAAGAGATACTTTTCAGGACTGAGTAGCGTCATGCGCGCGTCACGGGAGAAGGAACTGTTGAAAAGAAAAAAAACAAAACTTTTCAAGTTGGGTCCGAGTAATGCAGTTGCCAAGCCCCGGCGATCAAGGTGGACCGGTCTCTTCCACAAGATTTATCCAGACCTAAAATTTAAAAAAAACTTAATTTCAAAAAAAACTGGGATACCGAAGAAGAACTTGAACACGGTGTATGACAGGGGGAGACGTGCGTGGCAGACGGGAGGGTCTCGCCCGGGAATGACGGCCGATCAATGGGGGGTGGCGCGCGTGTATAAATATGTACTAGTGACCAAGGGCAAAGCACCAAGGGCATGGTACGCCAAGAGGCCCGACCCGAACAATAATTTACGAGTAGCGTCTCGCCTTCTTCACGGAACTCGGGCTTCTAAGAGGTGACGGCGATCTCCCACGACGCACCTTGAATGTATTCACGGGTACAAAACGGAGTGCATTGAGTTCAGCGTGCACGCGGGCCAGTCGTGATTTGTGAGGGGCTTTGATAAAGCGGCTGATGGCAGTTTGTACTCTTTTATTAATTCGTCTTGCGCGCTGTTCATTCTTCAAATGGACAATCTTATAGGCACGGGCGAGCGCGTTATTGACAGCCTGATTTCCGTGAATTTCTTTTAGATAGTATTTCTGTTCATTGGCCTCCATGAGCCGGCCCTGACCTTCGTTAAAACGTGCATTGTACTCGAGCTGTGCGATGTTTATGGCCCGGTTCAGGAGTGTCATATTATAATAAGCATATAAAATAATGAACAATCTTGCCCGGCTCGCAATTGCGGCCAACCAGCAGGCGCACGACATCCGTCAGGCGCGAGCGGAAATAAATAATGCAAAGCATAGCAACGCGTTTCGCAGAAGCGTCGTCAATTACTGGGAGCCTAAACTTGTGAAGGCGGCGAACAGCATAATAAGACGCGCGAACAATCACGGTATCAGATCAAATCGGCACGGGCCGCACACTGCTGCATATTACAACACACTTGTGAATCTCATACACGCTAAGATGCGTTCTCCCTCGCGAGCAAGGTGAGAGCCCCACATGTGTCCTTGCGGGCCAGCAGCTCCTTGAGATTGTTCATTCGTGTATTAAACTGGGTGGTGCCCATAGACTTGAGGTAGTTGTGCCAGTATGACTCGGCCCAGCGCACTTGCAGGTTGTAAGCGACGGCGTTAAACTTGACGTCGCTTGCAATCCGGATAGCCTTGCGAGCATTGCGCAGGTACTCACGCTGGATGGCGTTCATGTTTGTTTTTTGGTGATTTGTCAGTCGTAGCCACATGCATCACGTCCACACAACATCATTTTCCATCTTCACGCCGGCCCGTGAAATATTCATCTAAATGTGTGACGAGGCGGATACCCTCACGTGATAGAGTCACGTGACCATCGTCCGTCATTCTAATATCCTTGAAAGGATCAAATTTATTTTTTGTAAGAATATCCCAACGTTCACGGTACCGCCTATTCTCGAACGATCCGTGCCAATGGTGAAGGATCGTGCCCGGGACCCACGACACGCGCAACCCTTGACACATTTTTTGATATTCTTCTAAAAGAGATTTGTAATTAGGGTGTATATTTCCAGGAGCGCTTTGGAGAACGCGCCCGGCCCACGCCATAGCCATGTGCCTATCCCCGGATCCAAGGATTGCCCAGTCGATGAGGCCATCCATCTGCGTCCACGCATCTTTTGTGCAGGCCCATGCGTAACCAGGGTGCCAAAATCCGTACTTGTCATTGGGTACCCACGGCGTCCCACTCGCCTTGAACATATACGCAAAAGATTTATCTATTTTTATCGCCTCACAATTTGGACCAAAATTCACGGCAGTCTGCCACATCTGTACAACGTCCGCCTTGCCAAGAGCCTTTATAGTATCCGTTATCCAATTTCCATTAAGGAATGTAAGATCTGCGTCGATCCATGCCACAAACTTCCAGTCGGGTGGGAGTTGGCCGATCGCCACGTTTATTAAATTCTCCTTGAGCCACACACGGTTATGAACGGGGAATTTCAGGTGGCGCCACACTGGCAGGCAGGGCAGGGGCGCGGGGCCGATCGCCTCGCTCACGACAACGCGGATCCCACACCTCCACTTGAGCCAGTCTACAAATTTTATAAAAAGTTCTTTTCTTCTTTTGAATCCGCAAAAATTGAAATAGGGCAGGACCACATAGAGCACCGGACCGGGATTTAGAATACAGCCCATCTATTTTTTACGGAGAAAACATTTCAGAGTCGGCAGAGTTTATGAATAGGCACAATTCCCAGATTGACCCAACCGTCGGGCACCAGTCGGGGTTTGACCCTCCGACGTGCTTGGTCTCGTTAAAATACACGGGGTGCCAGTTCGGAAGCCACCGCGTGGTCGTGAGGTTAACCAGCGAATCATCGACGAATATATGTGTATGATGTTTTGCAAAGTTAATATACGCACTTGCATCCGGCTTGAGTGGCGAGTCTAGGACATTGCTCCCGGGGCACACGACAGACACGTCGTCCCCTATGGCTTGTGCCACCTGACCGGCCCATTCAATGGGAGAGTTTGTGAGCAGGGTCACACGCCAGCCATTCTTCGTGAGATTGTGAATCTCTTTTGCATCTTGTTGGAATTCAGTACTGCTTAGAACTTCCCAAAGGCGTGAACGCAAGTTTGAATCGTAAACCTCTTTGTTGAAATCACTCGCGTCAATTCCAAAGTTTGTCTGCAGACCACGCGCCGTGTGCCCGGTCGTGGCGAACAACACGCTATTGACCCGTGCCGGATCCTTGCACTCTGGGAGTTTCTTTGCGACGTACCGGACACAATTTTGACGCACGTTGTCGAGAAGTTGGCGGTCACGAATGAGAACGCCGTCAATGTCGAGTACAAGAGACTTGAATGCCATCTGTGTATTCTCAGGTTGATCCTTTTAAAGCGGTCACGCGTCTAATACCCAGAATGGCACTCAATGTCACAAAGCTGGTTCCGAATGCCACCCTCCCTACGCGCTCGACTCCCGGCGCCGTTGGCTACGATCTATTCAGCATCGATAATTACGTTGTTTTGCCAGGGCGGCGCGTGGTGGTCTCCACGGGCATTTCCGTCGCAATCCCCCCAGGATGTTACGGACGTATTGCACCTCGTTCTGGACTGGCCGTGAAGCACGGCCTCGACACTCTGGCCGGTGTAATTGACCCTGATTACACGGGTGAGGTGAAGGTCGTCCTCCAGAATCTCGACTCTCATCAGCCATTTGTGATTCGTCCAGGGTATCGCATTGCACAGTTGATCCTCGAGCAGTGTGTGACCCCTGACGTCGTCGAGGTGGCGGGCGAGTGCACGTCCCTGACGGAGCGCGGCGCGAATGGGTTTGGGTCGACGGGCATTTAAACACACGCGACTATAAAAACGTAATGTATATCGCGTGCTCGATAGGAGTACTAAGCATCATCAATAGCTGTACATGTTGTGCAGAACGTAGGATGCTCTCACGACTGCGCGAGCTTTCGCGTCGTGAAGGCAATTCCCCGGCGCAGTTTTCTACATGGACATATCGCAAGTACGGTGAAATTGTAGTGACGCGTCTCAGGCGCGACGGGCAACCCGGCACGTCTCTGCCGTGTGTGATTTGTCGCAAGGCGCTTGACAAGTGTCACATTCCGTGGAGAGCGCACATCGATCACCTGTGGGTGTCCAGCAGGGACGATGACGTGCCTCAGTCGAAACCAACGAACAAACAACGTCTCATATTAAAAAATGTTGGTACTTAATAAATGTTCCTGTGCCCCAAGAAGCTTATGATGGGCGTGCTTTTCATGATCCTGGCCAGCTCCATGGCCTTCCAGGCGGTTCGTAACGTCCTCGGTGGCTGGATCGCGACACAGGAGGGTCTGCCCAAGATTGGCGGCCTGGCTGTTCATGCCGTGGTATTCATGGTTCTCAGCACCGTGATCTGGCGCTACGCACCGTTCGGCAGCTCCAACTTCGAGGGCGAGGACGAGGAGTACGAGGACGAGGAGTATGAGGACGAGGACGAGGAGTACGAGGACGAGGAGTTCCGCCGCTCGAAGAAGAGCCGCCGCCGCTCGAAGAAGAAGAGCAGCAGCCGCCGCCGTTAAAACATCCATACATAGTATGGCAGGTGGCATCTTTCCAGGGGCGCCTTTCACGTTCAATATAAAGTGCGTTATTTTCTCAGCATTGCTTTCGGCGGGATATTGGTTCACCCCGTCCAAGAACTATTTTGTTCTTTTCTTTTTATTATGGTTCCCATATGTGGCGATGGCGTGGTACGACTACATGTATGAGTGCCGTACAAAACTCGGGCCGACAATTGTGCCGTTTGGCCGCTACATGTGGCTACCTTTCAAGCCCGATCAGTACCGTGCAGAATTTAACAAAATGTCAGTGAGTCAGATTGGAACAATGGATAAAGTAGATCACATCGTCGGTTGGTCTCTATTGATCTTACTCATTGCATACTCTGTAAATAGAGGATCTACGCTACATTAACTCAATGGCTAAAGTGTGCTTCCAGGCGGTTGCCTGGGAAGGTCACGACGCGGAAGATGGGCGGTACATAGTGCGCGCGTTTGGTCGTACGGCAGATGGGCGATCCGTATCCGCATCCACCCCCTTCGAGCCGTACTTTTTCGCCAAGGCGGGATTTCGCACGCCAGACGTGCGGGGCGCGCACATCGAGACCGTGCTCGCCAAAGATTTATGGGGATTTCAGAATGGCGAACGATCTCGCTTCTTCAAGTTTAGTTTCAAGACGCACAAGGCGATGCGAAGTGCATCCTGGAATCTTGAGCGCGATCACTGGCGCGTTTACGAGGCTAACATTGACCCCGTCCTTCGATTTATGCACGTTTCGGGATGCACGAGCACCGGATGGATCGAAGTGACGCACGACGAGGAAGACATGGACACGCGCTGCGACCTGAATATTGTGACTGAAAAATTCACACCTTTGCCCGACCGTGACGAGATCGCCCCTCTCAAAATCATGTCATTCGATATTGAGTGTTATTCGAGTACAGGGGCGTTTCCGAGTCCGTCAAACCTGAATGACGTTGTGTTTCAGATTGGTATGACTACACGCGATTTTGGACGCGATTCACCCCCTGCCCGCAAGTGTCTGTGCCTGAAACAGACGGACGGCCCAGATTGTGAGAGCTTCACAAGTGAACACGATCTCATCGAGCGATTCAGTGAATATCTCGCCCAGGTCGACCCTGACATTATAACAGGGTGGAACATCTTCGGGTTTGATCTCGAATATCTCTACAAACGTGCAATGCGCAATGGCGTCGAAACACTCTGGGGGCGGCGGACCGACGTTCCGTCCGAGCTTGTGATCAAAAACCTAAGCTCGAGCGCGCTCGGAAATAACGAACTGAAGATGGTTCCCATGGTCGGGCGGTACGTGTTCGATCTCTTTCAGGACATTAAGCGCGAGCACAAGCTCGAGAGCTATTCACTCAACAACGTGTCAAAGCATTTCCTCAAAGATCAAAAGATGGACATGCCCGTCAAGGAGATTTTCTCCCGGTTCTTGGAGGGCAATCCCGCAAAACTGGGCGAAGTGGCCGAGTACTGTCTGAAGGATACGGAACTACCTCATGAAATTATGAACAAGGTTTGTCAAATTCAAAACCTCGTGGAGATGGCCAAGGCATGCTGGGTGCCTCTTGCTTTTCTGAGTGAGCGAGGCCAACAAATCAAGGTGTTCAGCCAGATGGCGTACAAGGCGCGATTGCTCGGATTTCTCATCCCCACCTTCCGCCGGCAAGGTCCAGCTGATGACGCCAAGTACGAAGGGGCCACAGTTCTCGACGCACAGGCCGGGGCGTATTACGGTCCCATCACCGCTCTCGATTTTGCGAGTCTGTATCCAAGCATCATGGTTGCTCACAATTTGTGCTATTCGACCCTCGTGATGGATCCACGCTACGACAACATTCCCGGGGTGGTCTATGAGACGTTCGGGCCCCACAAGTTTGCACAGGGGGTGATATCGCTCTTGCCCACGATCCTCACGGACCTCAAGGCGTATCGCAAAAAGGCTAAAAAGCTGATGTCGGCGGCCGAGGGAACGCCAATGGAGGCGGTGTATAACGGTCAGCAGCTCGCCTATAAAATTTCAATGAACAGCATTTACGGATTTACAGGCGCGTCAAAGGGGATGCTACCATGCGTGCCGATTGCGAGCACAGTCACCATGCGCGGCAGACAGATGATCGATGAAACAAAGAATTATGTAGAGACTCATTTCCCTGGTGCAAAGGTGCGATACGGTGATTCCGTGATGCCCGGCACGCCGGTACTCGTTCGCGACTCGCACGGGATCATCTCCCGGCGATCGATCGAGTCACTGGCATCCAGCTGGATTCCCTACGATCACTTCAAGAGCGGACGAGCCGAACAGTGTGAGACCGTCCAGTTCGAGTCGATGACTCATCTCGGCTGGCGGCCAATCAATCGCGTCGTTCGCCACAAGAGTCTCAAAAAGATTTACAAGATTGAATCGCCTTACGGGTCCGTGTCCGTCACTGAAGATCATTCCCTTTTGGACAATTCTTTGAATCTCTTGAAACCAGATGAAATTCTCAAAGACACTGTACTTTTACATTATGGACCTTACGTGGCCGGTGTGAATACAGTGACTCTCGTGTATACATCATGGGACGGATACGTGTATGATCTGGAGACGACCGCTGGAACTTTTCAGGCGGGCGAGGGTCATCTGATTGTGAAAAATACAGATTCGGTGATGGTCGAGTTTGACGTTGAGGGCCGCAAGGGGCAGGAGGCCATCGAGTACAGTTGGGCCCAGGGTGAGCTGGCCGCCGAGCAATGCACGAAGCTCTTCAAATCACCGAATGATCTTGAACTCGAAAAGGTTTACTGCCCTTACTTTTTGTATAGCAAGAAGCGTTACGCGGCTAAAATGTATGAAAAAGGGCGGGACGGTGTCGTCGCCTTCAAGAAGATTGACGTCAAGGGTATTCAGGTTGTCAGACGCGATAGTTGTCCATACGTCCGCGAGACGCTGAAGAGTTTGCTCGGGATGATTCTCGAAAGTGACGATCCTCGCCCCGTCATCCAGTTTGCACGTCAAGCATCGGCTGATCTCGTGGCTGGAAAGGTGCCTATGGAAAAGCTTATGATGAGCAAGCAGTTGGCCTCTGACTACAAGGTGGCGATGCCTCACGTGGCTGTCCGCGACAAGATCAAGAAACGCTCACCGGGGTCCGAGCCTCAACAGGGTGACCGCGTGCAGTTCGTAGTCGCCGCCAACCCCAAGAACGGCAAGCTCGTCGACAAGGCGGAGGATCCCACGTGGGTCTCGGAAAATGGAGTGGCGCTCGACTACCAGTACTATTTCACAAATCAGCTCAAAAAGCCGGTCTGTGACTTGCTCGAGCCTCTCGTTGGATCAGATCCGGAGAGGACAATCTTCGCCGCAGCCACGGCCGGGAATAAGAAGGGTACATTTGACCCCAAGATGCGTACGCTTGATGGGTATTTTAAGAAGCCGAGCTAGAAGAGAGTAAGGTTCCAAATGGAACAACAAATAATGAACATCATTGAGAATGAAGTTCATCGACGCGTCAGTGAGCGTCTGAGTAACGTGGTTCAGCACGTGTCTAAAACGTATCGCCTTCCGTACGAAAAACTCATGAAAGACGTGGCGTGTCTAGAGGTCAAGTCGGACCAGTGCCTCGGTCTCATTGGAAAGGGCACGCGTTGTACACGACACGCACGGACCGACGGGTACTGCAAGACTCACCTGGATCAAAAGCCGGTGATTGCCATGCGCCCCCAAACTGAGGATGTTCCTTCTGTTCAGCACACGCACACGCTGCCGCCGATGTTCCTCTCAGGATGCCCGGCGTGTGAGAAGGTGAGGACAGTTAAACATTTAACGTTCTTCTAAAATAATGAGCAAGTCGGACCTGCTCCTAGAATCTCTCACGCGCTTTTACGAGGATCCACTCAACGCCTCACGCCTCCACGACATTCTCACGACCAAGAGTCAGGGTATTTCCCTGCGTAATCTGGAGTGGTTTATCACCAATTACGCCAAGAATAAACACGTCACGTACACGTCACCCGCCGGGCGCGCATTTACCGTTCACGTGGCTTACAAGTCGAGTCTCGACGGATATTCGAAAAAACTCTTTGATCCGTTTTGCAGGACTGAACGTGTGCAATTCCAGGGTCTCACAACCACCGTGGCCCAACTCAACTTCATCAAATGGTGCATCACTAACGGAATTATAGACTATATGCAGAGTGCAGGACCGTTCAAAGATAGGACATGCGCGCAAATCCCCCACGAAACTCAAGAATCGAATATCCATAGTAAAACAGGTACAGTGAGTACTGTGTGATGGTCGCCGCAAGCTCCGGAAGAAACTTTAGTGTTATATTTGAAGTATGAGAATTCAATTTTGAAAAATCAATATACCCCCCCTGATTGTATTCAGTCACGTTTAGACCGAATGAATACAGATAGATATTCTTTTGAGGAACCGACAACCCGTGCTCCATGGGCTGTTTGAAAGAACAGTATGTGCCGTTCGCGAACGTATCGAGGATGTCAACATTATTCATTGTAATTTTTACCGTCTCAATTGAATCAATGTATTGAGAGCTTCCCGTCGGAAATGACAATGGCACGGCAGCCGTGATATACTGGGACGCGTACCCATAGAGATATCTCACGTCGAAAAAGTTTGAATTTTGAATTCCTTCATAGTTTTTGTTTCGAATAAACCAAGCCAGGAGCTGGACTGGAAAGTTGGCGGTGAGTGCAGCCGTCACCGCTCCCTGATTGTATTCGGCAGTGGATTCCCTCTTTATGGTTGGTATGATGTATCTCAATGGCTGATTGCGATAGTAGAGCCGTTCGGCATCCGTCAGACGCACGGATTCGAGAATGATAAAAGGTTTTATCAAATCAACAGGGGTGGGTGAGTTTGTAAACCACGTCTGAGGTCTGAATGTGAAGCGAATGTAAATCTTCTGGGCCCATATTGCACAGACCGGGAAGTAAGGCCGGCGCAACCGCTCACGATTCTTATTCTCGTGACTGTGACGTCTGCAAAAGAAAAATTCAAGTGGAATCAAGAGGTTTAGAGGCGCAGTAGGGCTCAAGTTTTGATTGGCCTGTCCACCATTCACGAGATTGAACATTCCTACTTGCTCGTCATAGTCGAGAAACGTCTGATCGCGGATGACGAGCCAGTCGTCATATATTGTTTCAACAACCGTATCATTCACTATAAATTCAATCTTTTCTATGAGAGCTCGACCAATCTGGTTCGTGTATGAATACCCGGGAGCAAGCGCGGGGAGAGTCACTTGGAGATGCATATTAGAAAAGAGATCACCGAGTTCCGTCGGTCTGAGCTCGACTTGGGCCACCCCGGGATCTATGCGCCGTATGAATGTCGTGCCGGGCAACGGGACGCGTTGTTGGTACACGACGGCGAGTGAATGCTGTTGATAGGTGGGATCCCATTCTGATTTTGTAAAATCGGAAATTGTGGCGATCCGTTCTTCCTGTGGCCCTAATGCATCGAGAGAAAGCACGCCACCCGCACTAAACCCCAACTTGCTTTTCTCCACCAATTTGTCGTCATAATTGATACTGTGACCGGTCACATCCTCGCCGAGCGGGCGGATGTCAACTGGAAATCGTACAAATTTGTCATCTTCAATCGGGGGGATCGTAAGCACTTGGGGCGGTGAGAGATTCAGGGGCTGAGCCACAAACCCCGTTGCAACGGTCGGAGGGTAAAGAATTCCTTGATTGTTCGCTTTTACGCCGGCCGGTGGAGTATTGGGAAGCGCAGTGCCCCGTGGAATGGGCGAGAGTTGCAGGGATCCCGCGTAATTGAATGTCACCGGATCACCTGGGTACTTTGGGGCGATTTTTCCAGCTCCGGTCTGCATCTGGCGCACCTCGAGAACAGACGAAATCCCGGGAAGGCTGCTCAGTAACCACCCCTTGGCTACATCTTGGGGAAGTGGGAATTTTGAATAAAAATAAACTTTATAATTTGAAATGAAATAAGTTCCGTCTAATGAATATTGAGGTGGCTGATTCGTGAACGTCTGCGTGGATATCGTCGTGGCTGAAACGGGCACAATCCCTTGGATAGTTTGGGATTTGTCAATCTGAAAATCCACACTCCCGTTGTAGGCTCCATAATCGGCACGTGCACCGGGCGTCGCGTAGACTGTAGTCACGAGCGTGTTTCCTACAATCCCTGGAAGATTGAGAAGCGTAACACCCGCCTTGAGCTCGGGTGGGAGTGATGACGTCACGTAGAACGTCGCCGTCATCGGATCCTTGATGGTGTAAAAGCCACTCACGGTGGTCATCCCTACACTAGAAGTTTATAAAAATCGTACAAAATTATCGAACCGCCAATGACAAACTGCTCACGCGCCTGCTTTGTATACGTGCCGTGGATCGCCTCACAGTCCCCGGGAAAATAATTTATTAATTCTTTTTGAAGAAAAGTCAATACACACCCGTCGAATGAAAACCACAGTATGAAAATGAAAGCGGTGGCTACAAGGTGCATTCTAATAAATTTTTTACTCGTGAGAAAGATGCCAAGAACAACCATGGTAATGATGAGATGGTGTAAGAACATGAGCGCTTTGACGTCGAGGGGTAATTTGTAGTTTCGATGGACGTGATTCACATCCATGTCTGTGATGTGAGCAGCCCCCATAACCATCACCTTGGCGAGCACCGATTCCATTACTTAATGACACGAATTATTAGGGGGAGATTCAGCCGCGTCTTCTAAAGAATAAACTCTTTGATATAGTATGTCGGACCCAATCCTCACCCTCACGAATGATAGATTCACGGTTTTCCCCATCAAGTACCCTGATTTGTGGGCCCTGTACAAAAAGGCCGTTGGGTCATTCTGGACGGCCGAGGAGATTGATTTGGCAACAGACATGTCAGACTGGGTCAAGCTGAACGCATCTGAAAAACATTTTATAAAAATGGTTCTCGCATTCTTTGCGGCAAGTGACGGGATTGTCATGGAGAATATAAATATCAATTTCGCATCAGAAGTTCAGATTGCAGAGGCTCGGTCATTCTACGCGTACCAGACCTTCAATGAATCCATACACGGTGAGACGTATAGCCTCATGATTGACAAACTTGTGGAGGACAAGGCTGAGAAGGATTCCTTGTTTCGTGCTATAGAGACGGTACCTGCTGTGAAACGCAAGGCGGAATGGGCTCTGGAATGGATGAAGAGTTCAGCGCCTTTTGCACAACGTCTCGTGGCGTTCGCATGCATGGAGGGTATATTCTTCTCTGGATCTTTTTGTTCTATTTTCTGGCTCAAGAAGCGGGGGGTCCTTCCTGGCCTGTGTTTCAGTAACGAACTGATTAGCCGCGATGAGGGCCTGCATCTCGAGTTTGCAGTTGCTCTGTACCATCACCTTGCCGACAAGTCCGCCCCGGTGGCGGACATTGTACGAGGCGCGGTTGAAATTGAGGAAAGTTTCATTACGGAGGCGCTTCCATGCAGACTGATAGGCATGGATGCCGAACAAATGAAACAATATATTCATTACGTGGCTGATAGGCTGATGAAGCAATTGGGCCACCCGGCGATATATGCCGCTGAAAACCCGTTTGCATGGATGGAGACTATATCACTGGAGGGGAAGACGAATTTCTTTGAAAAAAGAGTCGGGGATTACTCCAAGCGAATGGTTACCGAAGGAGACTCTGTGCGGTTCGACGAAGATTTCTGAATTTAGTACGGGCCCATGCCGATGAATTCCTCATCCTCCTCCTCATATTTGGACGCCATCGTCAATGGAGCGGCGCCTGGGGCGGTCACGGCCGATGCGGCCGGGGTTGACTTGGAACGGCGGCGCTGCTTGCAAGCACCTGAACGGCGGCTGAAGTACTCATCCGAACCGCACGTGGGCTTGGCCATGCACGTCGCAGAGCTCTTGTTGTAATACTGACCACGCCCGCACCGAGGGCGGCTGCTCTTCTTCGAGCGGCGGAACTCCTCACCCTCATCCTCAAACTCCTCACCCTCGTCCTCAAACTCCTCACCCTCATCCTCAAACTCCTCACCCTCGTCCTCAAACTCCTCGTCGTCCTCGGCGTAGCCAGAGGCGCCCATCAACGCCTTGGGCAGGAAGATGGCGAGGCCAACGAACACGGCGCCGTGCAGGACCAGACCGGCGGGCGTGGCCAGACCCTCGGCGCTGGCGACCCATGAACCCAACAGACGGCGGACGATCTTGAACGTCGACGGGTTGGCCACGAGGAAAAAGACAACCATGAAGATCAGAATCTTGGTCCACATTTTACTATTTACTGGGAAAAAAGTTTCAGCTACGAATCTTCATAAGCCCGAACACGAGCGCGAGGAATACGATCGTGTGCAGGAACAGACCCGCAGCCGTGGGGCAACCCCCTGGAGCGGCGACCCATCCACCAAACAATCCACTTGTGAGCTTGAACGTCTCCGGATTTGCCACGAAGAAAAAGACGAGTGCAGAGTACGCCGCGTACTTGAACTTGACGACGTCACTCTTCTTGGCACCTCCACAACCACACCCGCAGTCGAGTTTGGGCTCGAAACCCATGCTGGCCATTTACTATTACTTTTTAAAATTTATACGAAGTTGGCGCTGAACTGTCATGCTGTAAAGTATCTAGCCATCTTCACAAGATTGGCATTCGTAAACCCCTTTGCATTTGTCGGCTTGAAACCATTGATGCCCTTGAGGTGGTTCACGATTTCCTGATTTGTAAGATTCTGCAAGAAAGTTTTGTTAATTTTATTTAAATTATCAGGTTTGTTTATTTGTCCCGGACCGTTGATGAAGGTGTTCTTCAAATTTTGTCCTATTTTGGCCAGACGGAACTGTTTCGCCAACTGTTTCGACTTTGTCGGGCCCCCTGGTATGGCTGCAGCTGCACGCGCGGCCACCACAGCCTTCGACGCCTCGGTCGCTGCATTGTAGAACGCCCCACGAGCTTTTCGCCCTCTCCACCGCGCCGCTATTTTCGTGACGGCATTTGATTGAGCCTTGGCCAGCTGCCACGGAGCCGGACGCGCCGCCCGCCCGAGCCCCAGGTTCACAATCCACTTGGCCTGTTCGATTTTATTATTCATATTGGCATTCTTTCCAGCGAATGGCCCACCCCAGTATCCTATCTTTTTATTAGCCGCTGCGCTATTGATATTGGTCTTAATGGCGTTGATATTGGCCTCTGTAAGGGCCCCCTTGAATTTTTGGAGTTCGCGGGTCAACGCTGCGTTATTCTGTATACGGGGCGCCCACAACTTGGTCTGACTGTTCGTGGTTCCCGGAGTCAACTTCCATACTTTCAAAACAAAATCTCGAATTTGTTTCTGCTTCGCGGCGGAGGCAGCCTCCGCCGCCTTGGCCGCGTTAGCTGCCGCCTTGGTTGCGCGAGCCAGTTCGTTTCTAGCAGCCCTGGCCGCCGCTGCCGTTTGTGCATTTGCTGCCGCCTTGGCCGCTGCGGCGGCCCTTGCTTCAGCCTTGGCCAGGGCGGCGGCTGCGTTGGCGACCACTGTAGCGCGTGCATGGTTGTTTGTGGCCGCGGTGACTAAACCAGCAATATTCGCGTGTACAGGAACACCTGCGCCTTCGAGGGCCTTGCGATTGGCCACGGCTCTCTTGACGCGTGCAAGAGCAGCACTGGCCGCCGTCTTATTTCCAGCATTGGCGGCGGTCCTCACCGCAGCCACCGCATCTCTTATTTCACCCAGTAATACAGCCGCCCGCGCTACAGCCGCTTGATCGGGCCCGCCCCCCGCCCCGCCACCAGCGGGAGGCCCGCCTCCCTATGCTATCGGTGGTAGATAAGCCTTATTCTCATTCTTATACTTGTTCCTAACACTCCAGTCGAAGTTTGCAAGTGGATATGCGGCTATCAGCCGGGCGCGGGAGTTTGTCGCAAGGGTGCCACTAATTTTTGAGTTGGAAATTAATTTATTTGCTTGCTCTTTTGTTATTGCATATTTCCCCCCCACCTTACGCTCACGCCAGCTGCCGGAGCCGCTGCCACTACTCATGGTATAAGCATTAAGATACTTCTTGAGAAGATCCCGGTATACAGCGGGGACGCGTTTATTTGTAGTCAACTTATTGTACGTTTGCATATCGATCGTGAGACGCGGGATAAGCTTCTTCAACGTGTAAACCTTGCTGTAGTTTGTGTTAGACATTATTGTTCCGGCAAGGACGGCGTTCATCGCAGCCTTGATGGCATCCGCAGTAGCGGCCGGTGAGCCATCCACGGTGCCACCCCCTAAGAGTTTGGTCAGCGCCACTCTCTTTTTAGGTTCGTTGTTTCCGTAAATATTAGCAAAGTTACCATTTGCTATCATCTCAATGAGGCGACGTTGATATGGAGTGAGTTGTGTTGATTTTGACGTGTTGCTTGCATTCTGTTGAGCCACTTTAAGATCTACCCAAGCCCTATTAACCCCCGCCGCCGCCGCCGCCGCCGCAGTGTTAGCTACTTCATTGAGCGCAGTCTTACCTGAGCGTAGAGTCACGAGTTTGGCTTCAGCCTTGCGGTTAACAGGGGTGGCGATCGGTCTACTAAGTAGATGCCATTTTACGTTTTTGAGTCGTATGTTCGATGCGTTCGTAATTCTGTTCATGTTATTCTTGAATTTCTTCACATCTGGGTTTTCTGTACGGAGATACGCATTTGCACGGGATTTTGCGTTTGCTAAGGCGAGGTCGTTACGTGGCTGCCCCTGATCGCGCACCGTATTCGTCCCAAAATTAGTGAACCATTTACTTTTAATTAATTTTGCGTTTGCTCCGGGGAATGTGGTATATTTTCCAGCGGCACGTGCGTTACGTGCGGCGGCGTCATTTACGTACACTGCATCTGGGTATTTAATTTTAATATATCTCTTGAAATATTCAGGTGTCCAAGCGGGTTCACGTCCCGCCGTCTTCTTCGATAGCCATCCCATGGGACGGTGTGTTGTCAGTGTGTTCGCAAGGGCGACGCCGTTTGGGCTGTCGGTGGGGGATTGCACCATTTTCCTCGCAACCTCTAGGTTTTTCAAACCCGCCCCCCCATTTATCTTACCTTGAAAAGTTACAAATATTTTCTTAACAAGATCGGGGTTGTTTTTCAAGAATTTAGTTAGTTTGTTTCCTTTTATTACGTTATTTGTAGGTGCTCCTTTAAGCGCCTCGGCGGCATTGTAAGCATTCAAAAATATAGTGTGATTTTTTATACCGTCGGGATTTTTAACTGAAAGAACATATTTCGCGTTGTTATTATTTGATCTAAGTGCTTTCAGAAATGATTCCCTCTTGGCGGCGTCCGACAGACCAGGAGCCGCCCCGGACCTCTTCGAATACGCATCGGCTAGTTCTTTCAGGGTATTATTATTAGCAGTCGAGAGACGTGTAGTCAGCTTTTTAAAAGCTGGAGAACGTGTCCAGAAAGGGCGCGACATCGCCCATTCAATAGCTTCTCTCGTTTTGGAATTATTCGCACCTGGTTTGTTTTTACCATTTACATTGACGTTGGCACGGGAATCCTCCTCGGTATTGCGGAAGGGTGGTTTGCCCGCATTCTTAAGTGCTGAATTTACATTGTTCCAAAACTTTCTCAGATCCTGATTCGGGTAAGCACGACCACCCGCGCGAACGCGCGCCATACCCGTCGCCCGTCCAATCATGCGATTAGTGTTAATTTCGCCCTTGGGTTTCTTTATATAACTATTCATATTGAAGTTCACGGCGCGCACCTTCGCCTTGAAGTTATTCACCGCTTTAGTCCGGGTGAGATTGGCATTTATATTCTCCCAAAACTTCTTCACTTTTGGATTATTGTATCCAAATTCACCCTTGCCAATCAAGCGATTTTTGGAGATATTGTTGGCGGTTTTTGTTCCACCACGGACGGCCGCTACGTATGCAGATGCATTCAAGACGTTCTTCTGTGTCGGATTCATATAAAGAGATCTGTAAATGTCCGTAGGCGGGCCACCGTTGGGTGATGGCTCAAGCGGCACCTTCCGCGCCGCCCTAATTGCAACGGTGGCAGTATTTACTAATTCCTTCAACTTCACATTGGTGGTGTTTTCACTAGCCATGGCCTTTACGAGCTCACGAAACGCGTCATTTGATTTTTTTCGGATGTTGGCATCCGACATCTTACCATGACCCGCGAAAAAAAGTCTTGTGCGCGTGAGTAGGGTCTAAAGGGACGAGACCATAGTACAGTAGAGAAGCAAACATGGCGCTCAACATTGTCAAGATTACTGACCTCCCGATGTCTGACATCAAGTTCTCGGACGTGCGCAAGAATGCCAAGGGTGGCAAGGCGGTCTACCTCAACCACAAGGCGGGTGGTAAGCTCATGCTGAAGCTCCCTAACCTCCGTGCACCCTTTGGTCTGAGCACCTTTGCTGGCGACGACGGCAAGGTGACGAGCACAAGCCTGCCCCTGAGCGTCGACAATCCCGCTGCGGCGGCCAAGCTCGATGAGATCAACAAGGCGGTCCTTGATTTTGTATTTGATCACTGCGAGGAACTGATGGGCAAGAAGATGAGCCGTGAGACCCTCGCAGAAATGTACAAGGCTCCTTTCAAGCCTGCGAACAAGGAGGGGTACGCACCCCTTCTGAATCTCAAGGTGATCACCGACATCAACACGGGCGCGATCAAGACCGAGTCGTACGACAGCACTGGCACCGACGTCCCCCTGGACTCACTGGAGAAGGGTCAGAGCGTCACGACGCTCGTGGAGCTCAGTCAGATTTGGCGCACGCCTGCGGGTTTTGGCGCCACCTTCCGCGTCCATCAGGTGAAGTTTAGCGCGGCCAACAAGCTTCCGAGCCGCGCACTGGTCGAGGACGACGAGCAGAGCGTGCACACTGAGGAGGAGGACGAGTGACTCACAGGGCGTCCAATTCCGAACTTTGAACTTGATGTGTAATGTAGAAAAATCTTAACTCCAAGTATGGAGACCTGGATGCGCAATAAGCGCCTCTTTCAACTCACCTCTGGGCCCCGAGGGAAATATGTCTATCACAGAAGCCCCTCTGGACGCAAAGTCACTAAATCTGTACCAAATTCGGTCATGACAAAAAATGATGCCGTGCGTTATTTCGCCGCCCCCAGGCTGCGATCGAACGTGTCGCTGAAAAAACCTCTCCCCCACCAGGCTCTTGATTGCTCTTCTCTCCGCCATCTCACGGGTATGAAAAAGATTGGATCGGGTCGTCAGGGTGTGATTTTCGCAGCGACGCGCCGTCCCAATTATCTCGTACGCGATATCGCAATAAAAGTTTCTCCATTTGACAAGGCTGCTGAGAGCCGTGGGGAGACTCAGCCTTCACAGGTGGAGTGGGACATTCAGAAGGTGGTGCAGCGCGTAGCCCAGGGTGGCGTTTTGCCCGTCATGCAGTTTGTAAACTGTAAAGACTTTGTGTCCATCGCCAACATGAACAACATTAACAAAATTGGTAAAAAGATAGACCCTCACCGTCAAGCTGTTCTTTTCATGGAGCGCGCGGACGGTGGACCAATGTCTAAATGGATCGTGGCCAATGCCGCCCGCCTCACTGACGATTCATTGTTGAAAATTATAAATAAAGTTCTTTTCACTTTGCACACAATTATGAAAAATTATAGTGAGTTTCGTCACAATGATTTGCACCTTGATAATGTCCTTATGAAAAATGGTGAACCTCTCATCGCCGACTTTGGGTGGTCCCGTATTAAAAAAACAGGTACGAATCCAGCCGTGAACACGGCGCTCGCCAATGGCACCGCTGCCAAGTACGGCATTGGCCCCGACACGTCGTCAAGATACGACATGCATCTATTCATGAATGAGATGCGTCGGTACATTAGAAAGATGGGCAAGTTCCCACGGACCATGGCATTTTTCGACCGAAATATCCCAGAGGGGTACCGCGGATTCTCTGACGAGTATACAACGGAGGGCCGCCTTAAGTACGGTATCAAATTGCCAGGTCTCCCGTCTCTCCGTGAAGTTCTGAAAGATCCGGAGATGAAATGGAATCGTGGAACGCCGAGCCCTGGACGAAAGCCCAAGCCCAAGTCTCCCTCGCCAGTGCCCAAGCCCACGCCCAAGCCCAAGTCTCCATCACCAAAGAAGAATTTTACAAATGAAAATTTTCTCGCAATGTCGCCAAGAACTTTCCTCAAGCTTTCGCCCAAGAGACGTGCACGCGCCGCAGCCATTCGCAAGGCGGGCAAGGCCATGGGTACAGTCTATAAAACAAAGCCAGTGAATAACGCAACTGCAAAACGCATGCCGAGCCCTCGACGTCTGACGGCGGCCGGTCCTCGCATCAGTCCTCGCATCCTGCGATCATCAAAGTTCAATAAGTTTGTTGTAAGTTTTCTCAATCTGAATGGTTCCGAGCCGTATCAGAATCGTTGGAATGCGGCTCGGGCCAAGGCACTGAACGCTGTCCTTAAGCGTATGGGTGAAGGTAAGCCCGCCTTCTCGGCGAGCCCTCCGGCTCCCAAACGTCCGAGCCCTCCGGTGCCCGCCCCGGTGCCCAAACGCTCGAGCCCTCCGGTGCCCGCCCCGGTGCCCAAACGCTCGAGCCCTTCTGGTGTCGTGCGTAGTGCGGGATCTGGGAGACTCAAGGTGACTGGACCGTCTGGGCGGCTCGTTTACGTAGATGGATCTACGATCAGTATGAATTTTCTGCGTAGCTTAGCGGCTCGCAAGGGTGTGAACTCGGCAGGCATCCGCACCAAGGAGGCTATCGCTCGTGCAATTTTCAATCGTAAATAATTTTAAAGACGGAATGCTGCAATGCCAATGGCGAGCAGAAACGTGTGCCACAGCGAGTCAACCGGGCGAAGGGCTGGGATGTAGCGGACGAGCGCCTCGTTCCACAAAAATCTGAGCAAAAAAGTCCAAATGAAAACAAAAATAATAAAAGTTATCAGGGCGGTGATGCGTTCGCGCTGGTCACGTGCACCGATGATGTTTAGCATTTATAAGGTGTGGAGAAAAAATCCCCGTATCCTGTAAGATGGTGGGCAGGGATTCTACGAGTAGTAACGCCATGCTCAAGTCTGGTTCTGAGCGCGAGTACACGTGGGACCCCTGGGGGCGAACTGGGGTCGTCCATGATAACTGCTACGATTACGCATTTGGGAGTTTTAGTGCCAATCGTATATCAAAGAGTGTTCCGGGTGTTGGTGCAAATATCAACTCAAACAATTTGACGTTTCGCACATGTGACGGTATCGTGAAGCGCGTTCTCGCTGACAATCCCGGAAAAGTCTATCACATGAAAAACCCTAATTCTCGCCCACGTCCAGGGTTTTACAAAGTCATGTGTTTCGTGGCACCTACGAATGACTTTGGAAATTCCACGGGTGATTTCCACTGGTACGTTCACATGGGGAGTGTCCGTTACAAGACGGTACCGGGGGATACGATTGAGGGAATTGCCAAGCTGTTTCACGTAAAGCCTGACGTTGTTCGCAAGGCGGCGGTTACCACGCGTCGCCCCATAACGAATTCAGACGGCAAGATTGCAACAAATAATACAAACATCAAACGTCCTAAACTTAAGATGGGTACACCCGTTAATCCGGGACGCATCCTCCGGTTCCCGGTGAATCTATGGGCACACAAACAGGGGCACGCGTCGGGACCTCTCATGATTGACGCGTCTGGCAAGACGATCGTAGACCCGCGCAAATCAAATCGCAAGTGGAAACCTGGCTTTCATTACACAAAATTCTGCGCTGCATATGGTGTGCAAAGAGGTGGCGTCAGAACTGGCAATAATAATAACGGAAATACAATTGCCAATGTGAATAGCCCACAGAAGATTAATATGAGAAATGTTAAAAATATTGTGAAGCAGGTTCAGGTGAATAAGAATAAAAATATATTTAGACGATTTGTGCGTTAGGAACGCCTATAGCTCTTAGCATGTCCCGGAGGTCGTCACTTTCATCAACATCAACCACTATATTCATGATAGTATCAATAGGTAAATCAATGGCCCTCAAGTCAAGTCCAAACTCATCCTGAATCCCCTGAATATTTGAAGTCAGATATTGAGAAGATTCAGTTGAATTGTCCGCCACCTTTTGTACTGATATGGTAATTCTGTACATTGGTAGATCGAACGGTACACGGCACATCGGACACGTAGGATCTCCGGTGCACATGCGCTTCCACCTATCTATACATTTTTGATGGAATGCGTGACCACATGGGAGGGTGCGCGTGTTCCGTACAAGTCCGGTGAAGCACACGGAGCACTGGTTGTCCGTGCCGTGCATGTGACACGCCCCGCCCCCCTTGCTCCGGTTCTTGCATTTGTGACCGGCGAGAGTCGTTCCCGTGCACCGACCTTCCATATAAAGTCCACATCTTTTAGTTGTGACGTCTTGCGGCGCGTGCGCGGGTCACTTCGTCCTCTAGAGTCTTTATGGCGTCTCGGTACTTTTCACGCATGTTTTCCTCGACGTGTTTTTTGAAAATAATAATTGGATCGGCGTCCTGATCCGTCTTGCACAGTGGGCATTCATCTGATGTTTCAAACCACGTTAGGATGCACTTGGTGTGAAATACGTGCTTGCACGACAGCCGCCTCTGACTCCCGTGTGAGATTTCATCAAGACAGACGACACACGTCTTGGAAAGGTGGGCAGAGCACTTCCCTTCGTGCCTGGCAGGATTTTTGCATTTTGTCCCCCCTGTAGTCACTGAAGAGCATCTTGTAGTGTTCATTATGAGATAGAATCGTTAAAATTTTGGCGTGAATTTCCTCGGGTGGAGCAGATGCGTTAATGACGTGCACCATACACGGCACTCGCATCAAGAGATTGTTGTAAAGTTCGTCAAGTTCTTTGAGATATTCAAGAGTCACGTGACTGTCACCCGTCTGACCACGCGTATGGATGGCCGAATGACACTCTTCTGGACTTTTTGCCAGAAAAATGTACAAGTCGGGATTCCATGAATGTCTTTCGTAAAAATATTCATATGTTTTTGAATTACTGGCGATTCCCTTCCCTTTTGCCCACTCCCAAAAGACCCACCTCGAACTCATGAGGCTTCGCTCGTATATAGCGGGCCCTCGCGGTTTGAGGGTTCTCAAGATTGCCATGTGAAGAGGAAATGCGCCTGATTTAGGATCCTGGTAGAATTCTTCGAGAGGCCACTCGTCGATCGGTTCACGATAGACGAGAAACCCTTTTTGCTCCAAAAGGCCGAGCTGGGTCGTCTTCCCGGACCCAATGTTGCCATCGATGACAACCTTCATAGTTTAATAATAACCCTTAATCTCTAAGCGTTTCTGCCAAGCGGCATGGGAGATCCACATGCGGCATTGCGGACCGGAAGCATCAACCCTTGCACGCCATTGTTCTGCAGGTACATGCGGTACTTGTAGTTGTCCTGGTAAGCGATGCCATTCTTCATCATGATAAAATCGTTCGTCAATTTGGCCGAGTCGAATGACGTCAGACAGCGGCTGTCCGCCATGCCCAGACGAGTAGACATTTACTTTGACTGGAGAAAAAACCTAGGCGACCCACGCCTCCACACCCTTGGCCTGAAGCACGGGGACCCAATCCATAAACGTGTGGCCCATGATGACCCCAAATTCATCCTTTTTCTCAGATTCATTGAGTCGGACACTCGCGTCGAGATTTGCGTTCAGTGTGTTGTAAGCCAGTGCAATCTCCTCCAGCGTCTGAGCGCCAGTCACGATAATCTTACCCGTCGAGAAGATGCTCGCCGTCACCTGCTTCGTCCCGGGTCTGGGCTGAAACTTAACCTTCACGGCACTGTACCGGTCAGGGTCGAACGACACCCTGAACTCCTCCCGGCCGTCAAAGCGCTGGATAACCCTGTTGAGATTCACAGAAGAATTCAAAGAAAAATTTGTATTTATCATTTTCACGGCGACTGAATTCACGAGCTGGGCCGATGAAATTTCTGTGCCGATCGTTTTGTTCACGATAAAGCACAGTTGACGCATGATGCGGTGACAGTCGAACAAGTCGGCGCATCCCGCCACTTGCACTGAACCGTTTGGAAATATTTTTATACTTTTTTGCGAGTACTGGTCACGGTACCCTATGGTTATTTGGTTGTAAAATGTAGTCTTTTTAATGGTCCATTCGAACCCCTTGGCGGTTGAACCCTTGGGACGTATATTGACGGGAGTGAATTTTTCCCGAAACGCCGCAAGGTCAATATCCTGACCCAGTTTAGCAATCATGGTGATGGTGGTGATTCGGACCCATGAACTCGCTGGGTACCGGGCCTTGAATTTGGCCAGTGTGAGGATGTAACGGAACGTGTCAGCCATCTTTATGTTTTTTCTTAATTAGGGTGTGGAGCTTCCGTGGGCCCTGTGCACAAGACCCTAATTTTTTCGGAGGAGGTGACGTGTAATCTTGCTGACAATCTGTTTCTTCGTCAGTTTCTTCTCACGATTCTCCTTGTTGGGCAGCTTCTTCACGAGATTATTCTTGGATCCAAGATACTCAATGAGCTTCTTAATCTCCTTGACGCGAGGAGGCTTGGGCGCCGCCTTGGCCGCCTTCTTCTTTGAGCGCCGGCGCTTCTTCAGCTTTGGTACGGCGCTCGCCACCTTGAGTGCATTGTTCGGGCCGCCCAGCTGCAACACAATCTTTACATTCTTTGCGTTGGCACCGGCCGCGACCGCCGCCTCTGGGCTTCCTCCCACACCCTTTAGAATGTTCGCCGTCTTGGCAACATTTGCCGCGCCCCCTGCATTCTCCACCAAGTTTATCGCCTTGTTGGCGCCACCGACATTGAGAATCGCGTTCTTTTCCGCGGGTGGCAGGTAGTTCTCGATGGGCTCCGCGGGACGTCTCTGGCGACCGATATTGGCCAGGATTGGAGAGTTGGGAATTCTCGGCATGGGACGAGGAACGGCGCCATACATGGAGCGGTTAGGCGGAGCCTCGAACGTCGGGCGCATGTTTCCACCGTAGCCACGGGGGGTGGGCTGGTTGGGGTAATACGGGATGCGGTTCTGTGAACTGTATGGCAGTGGAGCCAATCCACGGGACGTGCGGTTGGCGTTCTGGATACGCCGCTTCTCGTTCTGTGAACTGTATGGCAGTGGAGCCAATCCACGGGACGTGCGGTTGGCGTTCTGGATACGCCGCTTCTCGTTCTGCTCGCGGCGCATTCTTTCCATAATCTGGCGCTCGGCGCTTGCGATGTTAGAATTAATGCCAAGTCCCGACGCGTTCGAGCGCAGCTGACGCAACTTGCGTATCGCTGTACTGGCATTTCGGTTTTCAGCCGCGCGCCTAATACCATTTCGCAGGGCAGATATTATTTCAGATCTGTAATCGGCGTTACTGCCAGGTATTGCCAAATGGCGGGACCACGCACGCAGTCTGTTTGAACTTAGCGCGAGATTGCGAAGAGAACGCGCATCACGTTGAGCCTTTCTGTCCAGAAATGTCACCAACTTCTGTTTCAGTCCATTAGACATGCGTCTGTAATTGCTCTCGTACATACGCATGAGATCTTCAGTGGGCGTGAGGTCGGAGATTGGTTTAATTCCCAAACTGTACAACTCACGTTGGGTATTGTTCGCCATACGTCTATACTTTACGGCAAGATTAATTGCTTGATTGATAGGAATCTTCGATAATTGTTGTTTAATACTGTTCTTTAAATATGGCTGACCGGTTATAGCCTCCCTGAAATTTCTAGAGGTTAGTGTGTACGGTTTTCCATCAATTACTATTACCTTATTCGCGGTATTACGCGTGCCGCTCACAAGGGTATTTAAAAACTCATTCATTTCCTGCTTTCTCTTTACATTATTTTTAGATGACCAGGGGGGGCCGTATCGCCCTTTACCAAATCTAGGCGCGCCTGCCTCCTTGGCCTCCTTGGCCTCCTTGGCCTCCTTGGCCTCCTTGGCCTCCTTGGCCTCCTTGGCCTCCTTGGCCTCCTTGGCCTCCTTGGCCTCCTTGGCCTCCTTGGCCTCCTTGGCCTCCTTGGCCTCCTTCACTGGCGCCTTCTTTTCAAGGGTCTTATATCGCGTCGTTGATATGCGAGTCTTTGGCTTGCGGTTTGCTGCCGCAGCTGTAAGCGCATTGTACAATTTCTTCGCGTCTTCAGGTGACATCTTTTGACCCGGGGCCAAAAGGCGCCGAGCCAGGATGCGCATGGCTTTTGGATCTGTCAATATCTGAAGCTTGTTTTTTCCAAGATTTTTAGATAGATTTTCTAGTTCAGATTTCGCCACCTTTACTGGGCGAGGGAGGGTTGACTGTAAATACCGCGACTTGGACACGCGGCCCTTATTGTTGGTGACAGTCCCACGCACGCGAGCGCTCGCCTCTGCCAGAGACAGGCCGAGCTTTCCAACCGCCGCTACAACCAGGGTTCTAACACGCGGATTATTTTCCGACACGCCTAACCGTTGGGCAGTGGCAGTTTTAAGATTTTTAATTTTTTTGTCAAAACCCTGTGGAGTTAGATTCTTGTACCGCGCCGCGATGTAATAGTCCCGATATTTACCAACCTTTGGAATCTTGATAGCCCCGAAATCTGGGATATCGGTCCGACCGTAACGCGCTTTAATTATCTTGACCCTAGAACCCTTCAGCAGACCAGCAAGTCTCGCAGGGGTGAAAACTGTAAGAGCCGCCGCGGCGGCTGTCCCAAATCGTTTGAATCCGTTCTTGGTTATTTCCAATAAATGAAATAAAAATTTTGTAATTTTTTCCTTGAGGGTGAGAGGCGCTGTACCATACATGATTTCTTTGTAGATATCCATTGTTCGTTCGACTTCAGTGTCGTAAAAAATAGACTTGAATGATTCAAATCCTCCTTTAAGTTTTTCAAGTAAAACGGACAAAAACGCCGCTGCTCTTTCCGGGGTTCCGGATTTCACCTCCTTTTTTACTTCATCCACTTGATCTTCTCTGGACAATTTTACAAATCTTTCTATAAACTCATCTGACGGTTCATATAAAGGGTTTTGAGGGATTTTACTAAAGTCCACCGGCGGCGCCGTCATCTACTAGGGTCTGCGAAAAAAAGGGTTCTGTGACCACCTGGCCCCTCGGCCTATTCGTAGATTCAACAAATCCAAACATGCGTCTCCTCTCTCACCAGCACGCGGGTGTGGAGTGGCTGGTGTCCCGTGAGCGCGCAGTCGCTTATCCAGGTGGATTTCTCTGCGACGAAATGGGTCTGGGAAAGACTGTCCAACTTATCGCCACCATGTTGCAAAACCCCGTGGCTCGTACGCTCGTGATTGTTCCAAAATCCATTGTGAGTCAGTGGCGTTCCGAGGTTGAAAAGTTTGCACCTGGTGTGACGGTTCACTTGTTTGACGGGGCTAAGCGCACGGTTGACCGGGAAGCGCAGGTCACGATCGCGCCCTACTCTGTACTGCCGCAGCGAAAGGGTTCACCTGTGTGCCCTCTCCTCAATATTCAATGGGGTCGCGTTATTCTCGATGAGGGACATGAAATCCGCAACGCTAAATCCAAAACTCACATCGCGTGTAACGCTTTGTCTGCACGTATCCGATGGGTCGTCACCGGAACTCCCGTCTTCAATTCCATCAAAGATTTCGCGGCTCTCGGGTCATTCATCGGAATCCCGCGCAGTCACGTGCAGTGTTACACTGACGAAATTCGTGAAAAATATCTTTTGCGGAGAACCAAGGCGGACTGCGTTCGGTTCACATTGCCTCCGTGTGAGATTGAGACGGTCGAACTTGACATGAATGAAAAAGAAGAGGCGCTCTATGAGCAGGTGTGGTCTCGGTCGCAGCAGACGGTATCCGACATCTTCGCCAGTGGAGGGGAGAATCAGCACCAGATGGATCTGATAGAAGCTCTTCTGCGCGTGCGTCAAGTGATGGCCTGGCCTCAACTGTACATCGACGGCCTCGCACGCAAGGAGGGTCTCGACCCCGAGGCGTGGTCTGGGGGGTCTGTCAAAATGGATACTCTGATCGCGTCTATAAAATCGCACCCAACTGAGAAGACGCTCGTGTTTGCACAATTCATGGGAGAGATGGACGAGATTCACGCGCGTCTCAAGGCGGCTGATTTCAAGGTGTACCGGATAGACGGCGGGGTTGACACCGAGCGCCGCGCCACGCGCATCGAGCGCTTCAAAAAGACGGATAAACCGGCCGTGTTTATCATCCAGATCAAGGCGGGTGGTGTTGGTCTGAACCTCGCCGAGGCTTCGAGGGTCTACATCACCACTCCTGCGTGGAATCCCGCGACTGAACTACAGGCTATTGCCCGCGCTCACCGCAATGGCCAGCTGAACAAGGTCCACGTGAAGAAGCTGATTTACAAGGGGTCGGAGAAGCTTCCGAGCATCGAGCAGTCCATCCTCGACCTGCAGGGTCACAAGTCGGCTGTATGTGCCGATGTTCTTCAGGACGATCGCCTCCGCTCGCAACTGCCGACCGCTCCCAAAAACGGGGTGACTGTCCGCGCCGTGCGCAAGATATTCGCAGTTTAATATAGATGACTTTGTCGCAGCTCAAACGCATGCATTCGTCTTTTTTGTCCGAGTATAACCGAGCTGTAATCCGTCGTAGAAATAATATCAAAAAAGTCATGGCCAACCAGCTGAACGTCCGACGCAAGGCGCGTGTTCCCAACAACGCCACCACCCCCACGGCTATTAAAATGAAAAAAAAACTTTTCAATACAATTTACAGATCAGTGATGAACAAGGCGAGCGACCCCAAGTGCGGGAGATGGCAAAAAACCAAGGGGACTTGGGGTGGCGAGCGCAAGAGCATGAAGCGTCAGTGCCGCGCATGACTATAAAAATATTTAGTATTAATAAATGCATGACCAGGCTGTAGGTTCTCGCGCCCAGGTGTTCAACGGCACGGCTCAGCACACTGCAGGTGGTCTGGTCAAGAAGGATCTCAAGAAAAACCCCAAGACGGGTGAGATTGTCAGCAAGGCCAAGGCTTCCAGTGAGAAGAAGAATCCTTGGATCGTTGCGGTTGGCAAGGCGAAGAAGGCCCTTAAGATAAAGAAGAGTGAATTCACGCTCGTCACCAAGGGCACCCCCTTATACGAGAAGGCGAAGGAACTCATGAAGTAAAATTAATCATCCAGTAGTGCGCGTTTGGGGATGCTCACGGGTGATGTGCCGAATGACCCAATCACGTGGGCCGTCTGACCCTCCGACCCCTCTTGCCAAATTCGCACCTGTGTTGCGCGACACGTTAGACCGTACTTTTCGTTAAAGTGATAAGAACCACTAATCTCCATAATACACGAGACGTCCGACCCCTTCATGCGTTCCGCGCCATCCACGAGTATGGTTCCGTCCGCCTTGAAAAAAAGAGTCCCATCGTCAACCTTAAGCCGCATCTGACCCGCACGAAGGTTGGACGTGAATGGCTCGTCAGAACACAACTTCTTCTCGAGAGTTTCGTACCATTGTACGAATTCCTCGTCTGGAACGGACACCTGGAATGACCGGTATTCGGAACTCACGCCCCATTGGCACGTTCCACGGGGCAACTGAAATTTAAGAGATCCTCCGGCCATTGTGAACTTGGGGCGCGTCCGCCCGTTACCAGGCTCTACATCAATGACGTCAAGTGAAACCTCCGACCACTTTGGCATTCTTTAATATATTTTGTTGTGCTTTTTTAAGTATCATGAATGGTGTTAATTTCTCTCAACTTGTTCGGGAAGTCAATAGAATGGTGAAAAGTGCTCGTGCGAATACCGCGCGCCGTCTTCATGCCAAACTCATGAACAAACACGCAAACGAGGAGCGGCGTGCCGTTTCGGCCATGCGCGCGAAAATCAAGGCGCGACAGGAGGAGATATTCGCGCAGGGGACGCGTAAAGTTGGACGTTTCACGGTGCGCAACTCCTCTCCCGTGCATTATAAAAAGGGTAGATTTAGAGTGACCTCGTCGGGATGACTCTCAATTCCGTGGCCCAGGCCGTCCGCACGTTCGGGTCGAACGTGTACTCACCCGACTCCAAATATATTTCTAAAGAATATTCTTTTTGTTTCAAATTGAAAATAGTCAGACCATCATCACACATGCTAATTTCTATTGGTCGGCGGATCACATGAGTTCCCGTAATGATGAAATTGTGTAAAGTTTTATTTTCTTTATTGTAAAAAAGACCATCATTGTGTGAAAGAAGCCATTCGACGTGAGCAATCCGGTCGGGCCACAGACGTCTGGGACGGAGACCAAATGCACGCCGTGTATCGATGGGCAAGTCGGCCATGTCCAGAATTTTCCGGACCAGGTCCTCTGGCAACCACATGGATTAATTTATAAATTTTATTTTATTTAGAGTCGGTGAACGTAAATAACACAATGGATGAACTCATCCGTCAAAATTTTGGACCCGATGAAAGTCTATGGAATCCCAAATGTTTTGACAGATTGTATACTATTCGTGAAGGGTCGAGAGTCGTGGCCGTGTGCACCCTACAGCGGTGGGGCGACGCATGGATCCTCGGAGATCTATGCGTCGCCGAGAAGCGCCGAGGCTTGGCGACTCAACTCGTGAATAAAGTTTTATCAAAAGTCAAAGAACCTATATGGGTCGATGCAAATACTGAATCTATCGGAATTTTCGCAAAGGATCCGAGGTGGCACCGAACGGATGATGGCCCATGGGAACCAACTGGCGTTTCTTTTTGTAAAACTTAGTCCGGTTAGTGAACTGCCCGTCGGCCTTCTCGAGTGCCAGGACCGTCATGCGTTCTTTTGGAAACTTTCTCCCGTACCCGTGGGGGTGCGCGGGGTCGAGTGGTATCCATGTGCGTTTCCAAGGGTGCCACGCTTCGACCCACAGAGCATCTGCACCGTGCCAGTACCCGAGGAGAAGTCTGGCCCTTATTCCTTTACGTTTGAGTATGGTCAAGAGTCCCTGTGCAAACTCGCCACCCCGTCCATATCCAAATTTAAAAAAATTATTCATTGACAAAAATCTACGAAATTGTTGCTTTGTTCCGCCAGGGCACGTGTAGATTTCGGTTGATCCTTTACGAACGGGCCTCCGGGCAAACACCCCCTCTGCACACTTGACTGGGTGATAAAACCAAAACTTTTTATAAAAATTTTCAACAAGTTTTTTGATCCAAGATTCCCAACGCACCGGACTCGTGAGTGGTGCGTTGGGGACCAATGTTGGCACGCGCCGCGCGGTGGCGTGTGCGACTCTCGCCCTCAGAGACTCCAGGAGAGTCATTCTTTTTATAGACTACTAATAAAATGAGATTCTCATACCGTGGAGCTGTAGCTTTAATGCAACTTTTACTCTTGCCATGTGGTGTGAAAAAATGGGTCTCTGATAAATGGATAGCCGCTGTGAAAGGTCACGTGAAGACTGGACGTATGACCGCAAAACAGCGCGCCCATCTCACGTCCATTTTGCGTGAAGTTCAATTCCGCCGGAGGCTCAAGACTTCGATATATTCAGCCGGGATGTATACGACCAAAGGGGTCCCTGCGTCGCGTGGGAAGCGCGCGCTCCCAATGCCTTTTGGAACTTGGTATTACAAGCCAAAGAATTAGCCGGAGCACATCATACACGCATCTGGATTTTCACGCGAGCAAGAGAGCGCCGCCGCTGCAACCGCCGATGGGTCCAAGGTGAACTTGATGGGTTGTGCCTTTGCCCGGGTTCGCAGGTAGTACATGCCCGTCTTGAGCCCCTTCTTCCATCCGTACATGTGCATCGAGCTGAGTTTTGCCATTGTCGGATTCTCCATGAAAATGTTCATAGATTGCGACTGATCGATGTATGCGCCGCGATCAGCCGCCATGTCGATGATGCTCTTCTGTGAAATCTCCCAGACTGTCCGGTACACCTCTTTGAGTTTGTCAGGTAGGCCCTCGATGTGTTGGACCGAACCATTTGCAGCGATGATGCCATCCTTCAGCTCCTTTGTCCACAGTCCGAGTTTCTGCAAGTCGCGAACCAGGTGCTTGTTGATCATGACAAATTCACCGGCAAGAGTTCGACGCAGATAGATGTTGGTCGTGTACGGCTCGAACGCCTCGTTGTTTCCCATGATTTGTGCCGTGCTCGCAGTTGGCATGGGTGCGACGAGTAGAGAGTTGCGCAGGCCGTGTTGCTTGATAACCTCCTTCACGAGATCCCACGCGTACCTATCCCCGTGACCGCAATTCCACATATCAAATTGTAGAATACCCTGGGAGGCTGGTGAACCCGCAAACGTCGCATATGGCCCCTCTTGTACAGCCAGTAGATTTGATTCCATGAGCGCCGAATAATAGATCGTCTCGAAGATGTCTCGGTTGAGTTGGCGTGCACGGGGCTCGTCGAACGACAGACCGAGTATCTGAAACACGTCAGCCAGACCCTGCACACCGATGGCGATGGGGCGGTGGCGTTTGTTGCTGTCCCAAGCCGCCATTGTCGGGTAAAAGTTCTTGTCGATGACCCGGTTCAGGTTCCGCGTTACGACTCGAGCAACCTCTTGAAGTTTGTCAAAGTCGAACTCACCGTCCTTCACGAACGTCGGGAGGCACAGCGACGCCAGATTGCATACGGCCGTCTCATGACGACTAGAAACCTCCATGATTTCAGTGCACAAATTGCTCGACTTGATCGTTCCAATATTCTTCTGGTTTGATTTTTCATTCACGGAGTCCTTGTAGCACATGTAGGGTGTGCCCGTCTCAATCTGTGAACGCAGGATCGAATCCCACACGGTCCGGGCTTTGACGACTCGCTTGAACCTCCCTTGTGCTACATATGTCCGGTACAGCTCGTTGAACGCCTCACCGTATACGTCGGTCAGCATCGGGCACTCGTTAGGGCACATCAGGTGCCAGTCCTCGTCAGCCTCTACCTTCTTCATGAATAGGTCCGGGATCCAGAGCGCCGTGAACAGGTCGCGGCACCGCGCCTCCTCGTCACCTTGATTTAGACGCAAATCAAGAAACTCCATGACATCTGCGTGCCATGGCTCGAGGTAGAAGGCGAATGATCCCTTGCGCTTCCCGCCACCCTGGTTGATGTAGCGGGCCGTATTGTTGAAGACGCGCAGCATGGGGATGATGCCGTCCGACTTGCCCTTGGTTCCTACGATTTCGGAGCCGTTGGCGCGGATGTTGCTGCAGTGGACGCCGATGCCACCTGACCACTTGGAGATGTGTGCGCACTCCTTGAGCGTCTCGAAAATACCCTCTACGCTATCATCCTTCATTGCAACCAGGAAGCAGCTGGACATCTGAGGATTAGGCGTGCCGGCGTTGAAGAGTGTAGGAGTGGCGTGCGTGAAGAACTTCTGGCTCGTGAGCCCGTAAGTCTCCTTGACACGCGGGGCGTCATCCCCGTGGATTCCTAGGGCGACGCGCATGAACATGTACTGGGGCGTTTCTCCCGGGAACAGGTATCCCTTCTGAAGAGTCTTGATTCCGAAATATCCGAAGGAGTAATCACGGGCGTGATCAATGTCTGAATCGAGACTAAGTGACAGGCACTTCATGAATTCATCACTCAGGTACCCCTTGGTGTGAAGAGATACCGCACAATCTGAAAAACACGTGGGGCTCGTCTTGTGCATGTCACTGACGACGATGCGAGTCGCCAATGTTTCGTAATCGGGATTCTCGGTCATGAGATCGATTGAAACGTCGGCGCTCAGCGAGTCAATTTCACTTGTGTTAATCCCGTCGTACATGTTCGTGAAGACCTTCTGGGCCACGCGATCGGGCTGGACGTTGATCTTCGGTCCGTGTGGGCCCGCCTCGCACAACTTGCTGATGCGGGCCGTCACCTTGTCGAACAGCATGGGCGCCTCTTCCCCGTTTCTCTTGATGACCTTCATTGAAGTTTATGCGTCTTATTTTTTTATCCCTCCATAGTAGACATCGATGGCGAGCAAATTGCAGCCCAGTCCCTTGACCGATGCGTACTTTTCTGAATTCAACCGAGGTCTTTTGCAGAGATCCATGCAGGGGGAAATCAAGGCCCGCACCGGATACGCCATCGACACGCAGAATGACGCCGATCTCCAGGCACTCATGCGTCGCGTCTACGTGAACATGGTTGTTGACCCGTTTACCGACGTGCGCGGGCAGATTGACCGGATGAACGCAGCAGTCGTGCGCGAGGCGATAGGCACAATAACCACTGGAGTTCTTCAGCACGTCGTTTACCTGCGCGACATTGCAAGCAATCCAGTGCCTCTCGCACCACCCCGCAACACGAGCACTTATGGTATGAAACTACCGTATAACTTTAAGATTGGGGGTTAGTAAATGAGACCGCTCGATGACATCCTCATCGGTTTTTTCATTTTCTTCGCAATCGATCGTCTCGTGCGTTTGTTCAGCAATACAGTGGTTGCTAGCCATCTACGGTCGCGCGGTTTCAGTGCGGAATCGGTGGAGAATTGGAAAACTGGCGTAGAGGCGGTGATTTTGGGCACAGGTGTGATTTTGGTCTGGCGGTACAGACACACATTGAACCGCTTAAACAAGATGTGAGCTGTCTACACAAGATGAATCAGTTTCGTGACGAGACTATGCAAATTTGCCGCCACAAGGGGTGGGACAAGGCGCCGGTCCAGACGGTCTGGCTCCTATTCACAGAGGAGGTGGGTGAATTGGCATCGGCCATTAGGCAGTATCAGCGCGCCTACCGCAAGTGCGGGCTCAAGAAGGACAAGGGGACGGACGTTCTAACAGAAATGGGGGATGTATTCAGTTATTTATTTCAACTCGCATCAATGCTCAATGTGGACCTTGATCAGATGTGGACCGTTCACCGCGAAAAGGTCCAGCACAAGGTGTATAAGGAGAAAAATGTATGCACCTACTAATAATGGCAACAGCATGGATGATAAATGATGACCTTGCCATTAATAAGTTCAATCCTTACACGTGGTCCGGGACGTATGGTATCCCGACGGATGGCTCTAAATGGAAGAGCGACGGCACCTACACAGTCGACATAGACGAGCGCCCGACTGTATACACGGATTCCAATGCAGATACAAAGGACTTTAACCCTTTGTCACTCATGCGTTCAGGTCCGTTGTATTTTAAAGAGATGCCCGGACAAGCTGCGGCACCGTTTAACGGTTTCCCTGCACGCAAGTACGAGTTTGACAATGGTACGGTAACGTGGAACCGTCCAGACCTTGCACGCGGTCAAGGGGATTACGCATTCCAGGCCCCGCGTGCAAAGACGTGGGACCTGTGGGTCGTTCTGGCAATTCTCATTATTGCCGGCATAGTATATTCACGTCGTTAGATGCTAGCGATTCGCGGCGCCACAACCTTTACGAGTTTTTTCGCCAACTCTTCTTTTTCAGTCTGAGCACGTTTATCCAGCCCGGGACAGTAATGCGTCTCGAGCTGAATACACCTCGCACAAAAATTCCCCGCACATCCCTTGCATTCCAGGAATTTGGGACGGTGAGGGCACTTCCACCCGAGGCTTGGTGCAGACTTCATCTGGCTGTACCTGACAGACGGGAGCGTCTGGCTCAACCTCACACAACCCATTTTCCCTTGCATTCAAAACGCCGTCCCAAAATTTCTGCATGGTCACGAGATGCGTCGCAAACCATTCACGGTCGCGCTTTACACGAGTCACCATGAAAATTTCGGGAATAATCACCGTCACCTGATCAGGGGGCGCGCCGTTTTCCGTCCGCGGTCCAAACGGCACAACGAGCTTGGTCGTCGCCGGGCGATATTGGATAAAGTCACAATCCTCAAAATCAATAATTTCTAAAAGAAGTTGAATTTGCGGAAGGTAATGTTTTGGCACCTTGTCTTCAATCTTACGCGTCAGAGGGCACTTTATCTCGATCAAAATCCCATCCTCTGTGATTCCATCTGCGGACCCACCGAGGAATGGATACTTGGGGTGTTGCACGAGTCCAATCTCGTGTGATTTCTTGCCGTGGCGCTCGTCATAAATATCACGAGCGACGGGTTCCAAGAGAGTCCCGTGTGCAGTGGCTGCGTTACCGGCCCATGCCGTCTTGAGCACCTTTTTGCGCAGGAGATCATCGGGCCTCTCATAGTGATTGTGACCAATGGCGCTCGCCACGTCACTGGCTGTGAGCATCGTCTCGCGGAGCGCCAGCCACTCGGGACTGCGCTGGTCCGCATACGTTCGCCCCAGTAATTCGATCACCTTGGGGTCCATTCTTTTTGAAACGTTGATCAGTCTTAAGTAATAGTTGTGCTGCGTTCTGTTCCGCCTGTTTCTTGGTACTGGCGAACCCACAACCTAAATCCTGGCCGTCCACGATGACAGTCACCATGAAAGTGCCGTCCCTGTGCGCATCGACCCGATAATCCGGCAAGGCGAGTTTTTCCGCCTGACACCACCGCATCAGTTGATCTTTGTAGTTATCATCAATGAGATTCGTCTCGACCTTTTCAAAAGATTCAAGAATGAACCGCTTTGCGTGAACCATCCCGAGATCAAGATAGACGGCACCTATGAAAGCTTCGAAAACATCTTCGAGAATTTTAGGATTGGTATTCCATCCATTACGCATACCCTTCTCATCCATGATGATCCATTTATCAAAATTCAATTTTTGAGCGAGTGAAGCAAGCGTCGTACCGCGCACCATCTTTGTGCGCGCCTTGGTCAGGAACCCCTCTTGCTCCTTTTCATGCTTGTCAAATAGAAATTTAGTCACTACAAATCCAAGTACGGAATCACCCATGAATTCGAGTGTTTCGTATGACGACTGGAGGCCATCGAAACGCTTCAGAGCGGATTTATGGGTAAATGCACGAATGTATAAATTTATGTTTTTGATCTTGGTTCCCAGAAGCGCGTCCAGTACGCTTCTGGGAGGACCCTGATCATCCTCCATGTTATATTTTATTACACTAGGTTTAAGTCGGCTTACTTCTTCGCCACCTTGGGGCGAGCAGCCACGGGCTTCTTCTCCGCCTCAGGCTTCTTCTCAGCGACCGGCTTCTCCGGCTTGATGTAGTGCTGGTTCAGGTACTTCTGGATGTTCAGGAACGTCACCTGGGTGTCAGCCGGCACGGACAGCAGAGCCTTCAGCGTCTCGTCCAGCGTGATGTTCTGACCCTGCTTCAGCGCCTTCTCCGTCACGTAAGCGTTCACCGCCTTGGTAACGGCCGAACGAGAGATCATCTCACCGGCCGGCAGGTTCAGGAACGTGTGCAGAGCCTCAGTCACCTGCTGAGGCTTGTTGAAGCCGTTGTTCTGCGCGCGCGCAGCCTTCTTCTCGCCAGTCGGGTCCTCAATGTCACCGAGAACCTTGCGAATCATCTTGCGCAGAGCCTTCAGGTCCTTCTGAACAGCCTGAACATCGGCAGCGATAGTCTCGAGAGTGGCAGACATCTTCTACTCTTCCTTTGACCCAGGTCTTTAAACCAAGAGAATGGCCATGAACACCATGAGAGATACGAGAAGTAACATCAAGAATAAACGTCTATTATATGCGGGTTCTGGCGTTCTCGGGACTGGTTCAAATGGTGACCACCAGGGTTTAACTGTCGCCATGTCGCTCGTTTCTATGATTTCACCGAAACCAGGGGGGAGAGCCACCCCGCGCGTCTGTCTGTATTCACCAATCATTGAAGGTGGATCTTCTGAACACTTTGGATTGCAGCACCCAGGTTCACACGGATGTACGATCCCGTCACGAGAGTCGATCCACCCGCAGAACGTCCCGGTCAGGCTAGGTAAACACGTGCACCTGGTGTCACACATTACCATTTGACGAGAAATTAGTCGGTGCGCCCAAGCACTCTTTGTTTTAAAATTTTATTCTATTAAATGGAGTTTGGAGCGCCCGTGAAGCTGCCAGACGGCCGTCGTTTCCTAAAGATCAAGGGGTGTGTGGTTCAGCTGAATAACGTGACTGTGCAGGAGGGTCTCGTCGTCCCCAACCCGACTGTGGATGTACCAGAGATCCTGCACGAGAAAATTTCCGCCGCTGATGATGAGATTGTCTCCCGGGCCAAGGCGGACAAGCAGATGTGGTTCGGCGCCGATCTCAAGGACGAGACCATCCAGGGCGCGTTCCAGTCGAGTCTGACGGACGGGACTCTGAGCGTCAGTCTCGCCAAGCTCAAGGGTGAGATTGTCGCAAAGGCTTTTGATGCCCAGAAGAATCCACTCGATCTCTCGGCTGTCGGTGAGGGTGCACAGTGCGACCTGCTGGTTGAGCTCGCCGGTCTTTGGTTTTTGAAAAAATCTTTCGGGGCGGTGTGGCGTGTGATTCAGGCGCGCGTCCGCGGACCGCCCAAGGCTCCCACATTCCCCACCCAGTACATGTTTGAGGATGAGGTGGAGGAGGAGGTGGCCGCGGACGATCCGTCCGACTACATTGACTGAAAAAATTATCGGTACCTATTAATAAATGCTGAACCGCAAGACTGTCGTGGCACTGATCCTGCTGGCCATCCTCGCGTTTGTGCTGTTCGCGCCCAAGTCTAGCTTTTTCGCACAAAATTCATATGTCCAGGGTGACGGTCTGGCACGCCCGGGTATGACCCTGAACGCCGCCCCAGTGGAGGGTGGCGGCAGCGGTGGGTATGACGTGTCCGCCGCAGGTCTGATTCCCCGCGAGGTGGCGGTGACTGAGGATTTCGGCAAGTTCGCACCAGATCAGATCCTTCAGGGCCAGAACTACCTGGACCCGCGCAGCCAGATTGGCTACCCGGAGACGATCGGCGGCGTTCTGCGCAACGCGAACCAGCAGTTCCGCAGCGAGCCGTCCAACCCCCGCGCACCAGTGTCCATCTTCAACCTCAGCACGATCCCGCCTGACACCATGCGCCCGCGCTTCGAGATTTCGCCCGAATACCAATAGAGTGCGCGCCCTCCAAGGACAAATAAGATGTTAAAAATAATTAGGAATGGACTTTGCCGGAGTGATGAACGAGTGGATCTCTCTCAAGATGCAGCTTTCCGCAGCTCGCAAAGATCTTTCTGTTTTGAATAAACGTGAGAAAGAGCTCAAGCAGTTTGTGACGAATCACATGGCTGATAACGAGATTGACACCGTCAAGGTCAAGGACAAGGTCAAGGTTAATCTCAAGACGAAGAAGACCAAGGGCGGGCTCACGAAGGATGTGATTCGCGTTGGTCTCATGAATTATTTCGAGCAGGATGCAGGTCGGGCCGATGGCGCGATGCAGGCGATTGTGGCCGCGGCCCCAATCAAGGAGGTTTCATCAGTGACCGTAAGCGGGCTTAAGGCTTAGAAACCCTATACAATCAAGTACTAAAATGGGTCTCGGTGACGAGTACTCGCGCGACGCTCTGTTCAGGCGACCGGGACAGGAATACGACGACGATTCCGACCCCGATCGTGAAGAGAGCCCGGAACCCCTCCACCCGGAGGACTGGGAAGCCATGTATTGTGACGAAATTTACGCAGATGTATGCGCCATCCAACGTTTTGCGTACGACAATCACGCCCTTGTTTTGCATCGCTACGGAGTTGCTGAATTCTGTGATCTCATGCACAATCAAGACAAGTGGTGGAGTGACGTAGATCTCAAATTGCCGTATGTATCACTCTGGCGCCATCTCAACATGCAAGAAGAGATTGACCCCCAGGCTTTTCAGAACTGGCTCGAAAATTATATCAAGATATATTAATGATCGACATCGCTGCGCCCAAGGTGGCCGTACCGGCGACAATATTCATGATTGCCTCGACGTTCGAACAGACCCGTGCATTTGCAGCACTGATCGTTCCCCTCGTTTCATGGGTAATCATAAAGTTTGTACTAAAACTCACGTTGACGAAAGCCGACGTCATCATGACTGGTGTTATTTCTGGAATTCTAAGTAAAGTGCCCATTCCTATTGATTTCAATATCGAGATTGTGCTCAAGGGTGTTCTATTTCTCTTTATATTCTCGTATTTAAGAATAGCCTTTCCAAACTACTATTGATGAAGTGGCTTGTCCTCGGTCCAGGTGCGATGGCATTTTTTGCATTCCTTGGACAAATGTCAAATATGGATCTGAGTGAGGTCCAGGCCGTGAGCGGTTCGAGCGCCGGTGCGGTTCTATCACTTTTCTGGTTATTGAATGATGGAAAAATTCCAGAAATTCTTGACTTTTCTCTCAAGGTGCGAATCGGCAAACTCATGAAACCAAATATTAAAAACTTTTTAAATAATTTTGGATTGGTCCCGATGACAAATCTTCGGCGAGCCATGTCGGATGCGATTTTTAAAAAATTTAAAACAAAAGAAATAACTTTCGGTGAATTGTGGAACCGGGTACCGATAGAATTCTACGTCTCTGCATTTTGCACTGAGCGCGGGCAGACGGTGTATTTTTCACACAGGACCCACCCCGGTGACAGTGTCATAGATGCCATCTGCGCGTCGATCGCCGTTCCATTCCTTTTCTCAACCGTGAAAATTGGAGAATGGCGGTACGTGGATGGAGGCTTCCAGGAAGAAATCCCAGGACTCCCGTTTGTGACCAAGCCGCGTCACGAGGTGGCGGTCATCAGGATATCGCCCCCACCCCCAGTACCCCCTTCACTTTCACTCGCTTCATATGTTGGTAATATTTTTGCAGGAATTCTCAGACTTCGTCACAGTTACGATTATCCCAGCTACGTCATCAACAGTGAAGAGTTTGATATTTTCGATTTTACGGCGGATGGTCTTCACATCTTCAATCTCGGACAAAAATATCGGAAAATAGTAAATGAAGCACATGATCCGAGCTGGCTATGTTGTGCACAGAGCACCGAAGAAGATTACAGTCAGAGCGAAACCGGGCCGGCCGTCCTACACGTACATGCGCAAGCCGGGGTTTGTCCGCGTGAAACCAATGCCGTCCTACGACGTGGGATCGATCGGGAAGAGTCGGCGTGTGATCGGCAAGTTGAAGAAGGGCATGCTGACAGCCTACGGGTATCACCCAGTAGAGGCTATGACCAATCGCCACAAGTCGCTGAGCAAGGCGATCAGCAAGGGTAAGGAGATGCCAATTGCCGTGTTCCGCCGCCTCGTGGCAATCGGCACCCTCACCAAGCGCACACTGCCCAGAGCGTCACGCATTTACAAGTCGGACGCAAAATGGGTCCGCGCGAAATACGCCAGACACTTCAAGTCCAAACTTTCAAAGTAAAATATTTATAAATATAAATGGCCATGATTCCCGGCGGTGCCGGGGCTGTCGGTGGCGGTGCGGTTATTCTTGGTCAGGCGGCCCGTGGTTTCGGTGGCGCGCTTTTTCAGGGTCTGCGTGGCGCGGCGGCGGCGGCTCCTCCGGTGACCATTCAGATGCCAACGGGTGGCATGAACGCGGCGTCGGCTGCAGCAATGACGGCCATCGCCGCTCAGCTTTCTCGCAATACGGCCAGTCTCATTCAGCAAGTGTCTCCTTACGTCAAGGGGTCATTCTGGGCTTTCGCCATCGTGCTCGCTCTCGTGATTACCGAGAAGGTTTACAACGGGCCGATCGGCGCGCTTCTCGGTGCGGCTTGCCGCGGTCTGCTCGTTGTTCTTCGCCTCGGTGCACCAGTGGCCAAGGAGGGAACCATCCGTTTTTTCAAGGCGCTATCACGCGTGCTAAAGGCGCTGTTCGCTCTTCCAACCCAGATCCGCAATGAGATCCTTGAGCGCGTGGTGGCTATCCAGAACTCTGCGCAGCGCAAGATTCGCACCGTCCGCGAGGGTATAGTCGTCGTGAACGGCTACGTTCGCCGCGCGCGCAACTCGGTCGTGGGGTCCATGCACCGGTCCCTGGCCCGCGTAAAGGCTGCGAGCGCCCGTGCACGCACTGTGGCACGGTCTGCCCGCGCAGCAGTCGTCGGTTTCCGCGCTCGTCGCGTTGCGGGCCGCGCTGCAAAGAACGAAGCGGCGCGCATGGCCAGAAACCAGAAGATTCGTGCGAACCTGGCTGCGATCAATCAGCGCGTCGTCGCCACGGAAGAGCGCCGTATTCGCGAACTCATCAACAAGGTGAAACGTACGGCTGCTCCTCTATCTTCCAAGAACAAGCGCGAGTATCTGGCCCTTGCACGCAAGGCGGAAAAGAAGGCAACAAGTGCCAACCGTAACGCCGCGGCCGTTCTCGCAGGCATGCGTGGCCGCGCAAGTCACTGAATCACACAGTCTTGATGACTTGCCATCTCAACTCGTGACATATACCCTTCCAAATTTCATCTTGTTTGTAAAGTTTTTCTTTTGATTTGAGAAGCGGGAAGCACGGAAGGTAATCATCCTCTCCGAGCAATTCACAAAATTTATAAAGAGTATATGAATAACTCAAAAAGTTTTTGCGGTCCTTTGGCCGATGTTTCTCAAATGGTTTCTGAATCTGATGGAACATGAGTCTCAACTTGTCTTCAAGTGATTGACTCATTGTCGGTGGTTGAATCCCGTTGAGAATCGTCGTGATGTATGGTACGTGTTCGTAGTATTTTGACTTGTCCAATTTTTTGAGTAACGCCTTCACCTTCTCATGAGTAATTTCAGAAAGTTCTTTTATTTTTTGTTTTTTGAATTCTGCACGGAGTTGGTCAATCACTTCGGGTGGAACGCTTGTCGACTCTTTGGCTTGGAATTGGCTGACCCACTCGTTGAAATGATTTTCACGTTTGTAAGAATATACGATATTCTTCTCCATTTCCTGCTCCTCCTTGAATCCCACCTCTTCACCCTGGACGTACTCGACGTACCCACATTCTATGCACGAGTCCTCACTCTGTGATTCATCAAAGGTGAATGAAAAATTAGCGCCGCAATTGGGGCAAGGGCGGCGATACTTGTCGGTCGTCTTCGCCTGTCCGTGAACCTCTTCAATCTCAGCCAGGTATGCATTATATATATCCTGCCGCTGCACACCCTTGCGTGAAGATATCTTGATATTAGCGACAGTCTTTGTGCTCGTCGTCGCCGTAGACTCTTTATGATACTCCTTTATAAAGGGGGCTGTGCGCGCCATGTACTCGTACATCTCCGTCTCGAGCTCAGCCACGCGATCGGGGAACGCCGCAATCAAATCCTGAAATTCACGCACCTTTTCATTAAAACGCGCCTCCATTAAATAAATATAATACGAAACTTTTATATGGATCTTGTATACTTCTTATATCCAAAAAATTTTAAAATTAAAAATATTTTCAAGATTGAAGATAGAATCCTGACCGAGGTGGATAGCGTCGCGCCCGGGACGCGCAGGGTGACTCGGTATATTCTCGGGGGTAAAGTTCACACGTGTCTCGGGACGTCGTGGCCTCCACGGGGTCACACCATGCGCATGCCAATCACGAAAGCATGGATCGAGACTACAGGTCGTGACGTCACGGACGACATGAAAAGACTCGAGGGGCCATCGTGGCTGGTAGGATCAGAGTGGGTCCCCATGCGACCGAAAATCACAGTATCATGGGGACTCTACTCATGTGGAATTACTTTTAAAATAAATATTTTTAAAAAATTCTTTTTGAAAGAAGAAGGTCCAGTCAAGGTGGCGTTCAATCCATTTTAGGGGCTAGGTAAAACTTGACGTCACCGAGGTTGGCAATACCATACCTAAAAACAATAGGCATTTGATCGTCACTCGAGTCTTGCATGAGCTGAACGCTTGAACACAGCCCAGTCGCCTTGGTGAATAAGTTTATATATTTCAAATTGTAGGTTGCACTCGTGCGAGCGTCGATACTGTCCGAAAACTCGAGGACCGTCTCTTGGTCCGCAAAGTCCCCGCGGCACGAAAGCTCCAGCTTCGTGCCGTGGCGCGTGATTGTCATGTCATTCGCCAAGTTGCCCATGTCACGGGCCACACGCTGAAAGTCTATACTGGGCATGGTCGTAATGACGTCCATGCAAATGTCGGGAACTTCGAGAATGTCTTCATTGATGTCAAGCAGTTTAAGCTTGAAACTCGTCTTGGACTTTTTAGCAGCATTTTCAATAATACACTCGAGAGAGTCGGTATCCGTGATTCGCATAGTCAGGGTATCGGACGGGCCGACAGACTTGAGCAATTTGTAAGTGTTTGCCATGTTGAGACCGGCTGCAATATCAGAGGGGCACGTATATTCTTCAAAATTTTCAGACGAAAGGAACATGTGAACAAGAGTCACGCGGGCTGTGTCGAGCGTGAGAACCTTCACACCCGTGGGAGTAAAGTAAACATTCACGTCATTGATGATATCCTTGAGGACCTCAAAAATTCCTTTAATAGCAGACGCCTGTATCGTCTTTAGGTGCATTAAGTCTCATTTGTCCGAACTCTTTAGTTGATAAGCCTCCTTTGGATCTTTATTAATTTTCTCTTTGAGTTCTGATGTAAGCATGGGTTGCATAGATGTCCCGTATGCATCGAGGCTGAACATGTCTGGACCGCCTTCGCCCCCGTCAATTGACGCCGAAAACACACCCGCACCCTCCCACATTTCAATATCTGAAGGAATCATGGACTCGAGCCAATTCTTCACCTCGGCGCCGACGAGAACCTGACCGTCTGCTGTGATGAGGGTGGGGACGCGCTTCACTTTGTCGGTATTGGGACGGCCCTGCGTGGTCACATTGTGATACCTGAGCATCTGCCCCAGACTGGGGTTCTGCTTAATAACATTCAAAACTTCAAAACAAAAATTACATTTGTCACTGAAGACCAAGAGGGCCATTCTAATACACGCCTTTCTTTTGTTCATTTTTTTTAAACGCATCAAGTAAATGAAGACTGATATTGTGATTCTAGGGGCTGTCGCCGCCATCCTCGGCGTGCTGTTCATGAACAACAACTCATTCTCAACCTACGAACAACCAATCACCCCGTCCGTCTCACCGAACGTCATTCAGGTCATCATCGAAACACTTCAGAAGCAGGAGCCGTGGCTTCAGCCCGTGGAGACGATTTACATCACGCCCAAGTCTGGAACCCAGAGTGGTATTACGTATGACGCGCGCCTGATGTTCCTGGACACACGGGGATTCTTCGGCGTCCAGTACGACGTGGCGGCCAGCGTGTCACCGGCCGGCCTTGTTCAAATACTATCAAAGACGAGCTCAAGCTCCCCGGATCCAAGTGGCCCGTTCCAGTCCTATTCACCCGACAAGTACCAGTCATATGACGACATTAACAGATCACTGAATGACCAGCTCACGAGCGCTCTCGCCGCGTCGCGTCAGCTCCCAGCCAAAGAAGTGCCGTTTTAATAATAGTGATGATTAGTGCATCCGAGATTGCACAACGGGAGCAAGCCCGAAGAAATATGAGAAAAGAAACTTATAAAAATATTCTTGAACAATTTTCTAAAAAAATCAAGGCGGCTTCAGAGCGGCGCGAGTCATGTGCAGTGCTCATGGTTCCTCCCATGGTGATGGGATTTCCTATGTATCCATTCGATGAGGCGCTCGTTTTCATTCGTCGCCAACTCGTTCTGTCTGGCTATTCAGTCCGGCAAGGTCTCGAAATTGGGCAATTCATAGTCACGTGGCACGAAGCCAGGCTCAAGGTCAAAGCGAAAGCTCCGGCCGTCGTTGAAAGCGACACGGCTGATGATTTTTTCTCAAGTCTCGCAAATTTACAAAAGACGGCACAACAGATACGCGCCAATGGGTCGCGGTCCGCCCGGTCCTAAAAAAACTCACCCATTACTAAATGGAAGTTCTGAACGATGCTGAGCGCCGCTTCTCACGCAAACTTGTGGATGCAATGCTCCCAGAGCTGATTAATACATTTTGGGATGTTTGGGAAGATACAAAGAAGGAGACTAAAGACAGAAAGTTTGTTGAAAATTATCGCCAGAATCTCCGCAAGGTGAAGGGTGAATGGTCCAACGTCAAGGTGAAACAACACGTTTCAAACATAATCAAAGAGTGCCCGTTGTTCCCGCGTCTCATAGCTGCCGTGTTCGTGATTCACGTGAAGATTCTCAGTTCTATCCGGATCGATAAATCTTCAAAGAAAATTTCACTCAAGTTGCCGAGTAACGACGTATTCGTCCACACGTGTTTTATCGAGTGCGCTCGGGACATTTATGAAGAGCCCTGGATTGTTACCGAGGAGAAGCCCGTGTCCGAACGTCGCACCGACCTCAACACTCGGTTCACCAAGTGCATTCGTGACACGATCGAGAACCTCGTGCCGACCGAGGAGATTCTCAACACGTATCTCACTTTGCCAGAGGAGGAGAACAATCTCGAAGTTGAGCACGATGGCCCCAATGACGAGGATGAGCCGCCGCCAGTCGACGAGGCTCTGGACGCCGTTGATAACCTCGAACAGGAACAACCGATGTGCGATCCCGAAGATAACGGTCCTCCAGCCGGTACCATTCAGCCCGGTGAACTTCCAGAACCCGCGGAGACCCCCGGGGGGACGAAGACGGTTGCAGTCACACCCGCACCGATTCACCGGGAGACTTTGTTCCCTGACGCGCCCGAGGTGGGTAAAAAAGCTCTCGATGAATAAGAGGAGACTATGGATCACTATTTCCGTCAGCCTTGGTCGGCCGCGCTCATCGCAGCAGCCGTCACCATGTCATATGTATTCGCCCGGAACAAGATGAATGGAAAGGCGAACGTTCCTAATTCTGAATATATCAAGCCCGGCTTTCTCGTCGCCGTGCTTGTGTACCTGGTCGTGAGTCAGGGATCGGGTCACCGTGAATCGGTGAGTCTAGAACCTTTCTAGTACTTAAAAAATTAAAGAGCTTCTTATATAATGAGTTCGCTCGACGCCTTCAATGACATGATGGCGCAGTTTCTGAACGAGCTCGTCCTCACATTTCCAGAGGAGCTGACTATCCAAAAGTATCAGGCGACATTTGAGGTGGCTCGGACCACCATCCCTCGCTCGATTCTCGATGGGTTTATGCGTTCCATCTCCCCTCACTCGTCAAAGCTCATGGCAAAGGATGAGTCATTTTTTCTGGAAAATGCGAAAGATATTGAATTTCTAAATGATATTAATCTGCACAAGATTTGGACCCCCGACACGAGTGAGACGACCAAGGCGGCCATCTGGCAGTACCTTCAGACGCTCCACATTCTCGGTGTGACCCTGACGATGTTCCCGCCCGAGACGCTCGAGGCGATTGAGAACGCTGCCAAAAAGTGTGCAGAGAGCGGGGCGTTTGACCCGAGCGCCATTCAGGGCATGATGTCTGGTCTTCTCGGCGGCGCGGGCGGTGATAACCCGTTTGCGGCTCTCATGGGTGGCGGAAATCCCCTCGCATCCATGCTTGGTGGGCGCCCGCCCCGTCCCGGTCAGCGTCAGGTTCGCCGTCGCGTCGAAAAGAAGCCAGGGGGTCCGCGGCCTCTTCTGTAAAAAAATGAAAGCACCAAGTAGAGATGGATCCACGCGAAGTCTTCAGATCCGACAAGCTCCTTGAGTTTTGGCCGACCGCCATGCAGTCTTCAAAGGACCGTGTGGCAGCCACGACCCGCTTTATCGTCTACGCCATGTGCATTCTGTACCTGATCAAGCGCGATGCACGAATTCTGGCCCTTGGCATCCTCGTCCTCGCCGTTCTTTATTTCCTATTCACGTCAAACATGATACCGGACGGCAAATTGCGCCCGACATTTGGTGACGGGCGTGCGCCGTGGTTTGGCCGGGACACCGTTACGATGCCCACCGTGGACAATCCCATGGGCAACGTGCTTTACACGGATTACACGGACCGCCCGGACCGTCCAGCGGCCGCGTGGTACCCAAGCGTGAAGCAGGAGGTTTCACAGGCCTGGGAGTTTATTCACCCCTTTGAGAGAAAGCGCGACGCGGAGCGCAACTTTTACACGGCCCCGAGCACCACCATACCGAACGACCAGACGGCGTTCGCGGAAGCTTCATACGGTCCGAAATTCGGGCCATTTTGCAAGGATGGATCAGGCACGTGCGACGCCGAATCGGATCGGTTCCATTTCCCAGAGCAGACACAAATGCGGGCAGGTAACGGCCGGTAATTTTCTAAGCCAAGAGTAATATGGGCAGAACTCTGCAGACGGACAATCTCACGCTCCAGGAGAATATCTGGCAAGGCCCTGCAACGATCCTTCTGGATGACGTCGTGCGCGTCGATGATGCCCTGCGCGCGCAGCCGACCAACCGCTGGAATCGTTATTACAACGAGCGCGCGTACGATTTCCCGAATCTCTACATTAGCGATCCCTTTCCAGTTCTGACCTGGAACCCAGTGAGCACGTACAGCAACGATCAGAACAACCGGTTCGATCAGCGCAATCCGAGCGTCGCCGTTGGCAACCCGAACGGCGCCCCGTGGTCCGCAATGTCCGGCCCGGGCCAGCGTCAATACGTCGGCTGAAAATAAAACTAAACTAAAAGTAATATGGATCCACTGGCTCTAGCAGCCGTGGTCGGTCTTGTGTTTGCCGGTCAGCGTTTCAGCTCGCCGGCAACCACTATTCCAGCCAAACCCCCGCATCAAATTACGAGCGGGGATCTCATCCAGTCGGGTGGAAATTTCGCACAACAGGATGCACAGATGCAGGTTCGTCGCAACGACGGGCGGTCTTTCCAGGGTTTCGAGGTGGGCGCCAAACGTGAGGTGGCTCCATTTGGCGACATGAATCCTCAGGCGAATCGTTTCCCATTCGGCCAACCCGTTTATGATCTGTACAATCGCCAGAATGTTACAAACAAAATGAATAATCTTCAGCCAATTGAGAGAGTGAATGTGGGTCCAGGTCTCGGTGTAGACTCGAAGGTGCCCGCCCTCGGTGGATTCCAGCAATATTTCAGAGTATTGCCGAATAACGTGAATGAGGAGAAGCTCGTGACTCTTCCGGGTGGTAAAGGCCCGACCGACGCATTCGTCAAGCAGGGCGGAACGACGATCGGTCCAGGCCAACTCATCAACGGTGCAATCACGCACCAGGCCAAGGATACGAAAACGTGGACGCGCGCACCTGCCCAGACGCAAGGCCAAGGTCAAGGTGGGCGGTTGATCGCACACGAGGGGCGCCCAGACAACATCAAGACGCGCAAGACGACGAACCGTCAAGAAACTGGCAGCCGCGGGGACACGCTGGAATACGGCCCGGCTCAGTGGGGTGTGTATCTGCCGTACAACAATCTGACCGACCGCCAGTTGCCCCACTCTACCGGAAATCGTGTAAATCCGGATCGTGCCGCAAATGCAGGACGCATGAATGTTCGTGCAGATCCCCAGGGGGCCGTAGGCACTATGACCAACCTGCGCGCCGAGTCGGTTCCAGTGCCTCTGCCTCACATGAATGGCGGGCGGTTCCAGAATTACAAACCAGCAGATTACTGGAAACTGAACCAGTTCAAGTCTCAAATGAACCCCCTGGCCGATCCTGCAAACCTGAATGTTGCTCGTAATCAGCTTAATAATAATCCGATCGCCGTCCCATCCCTGGCGGTCGTCTAAAGTCTGACTGCGCCAGCCTCGGTAAAAAAAACCTCGATCAGATAGTAAAATGAGCGGAGGCATTGTTCAGCTCGTCTCGATTGGCGCCCAGGACACCTGGTTGACTGGTAAGCCGGAAGTTTCATTTTACCGCTCAAACTACAAGCGCTACACTCATTACGCCGCGACCAACGAGCGCCAGTTGATTCAGGGTCAGCCCACGGGCGGCTCCGTCTCTACGATCCGCATCGAGAAGAAGGGCGACCTTATGAGCTACGTATATTTCTCGGCCCGTGACTCGAACGCCGCGGCCGTGGTGAATATGGAATGGTCAAACGTCATCGATAAGGTTGAGTTGCTCATCGGCGGCCAGGTTATTGACACGCAGGACCTGGCGTACAGCACGGATATTGAGCCGGTCACCGGTTCCCAGACGTATAACCAGCGGTACCTCAACAACGGCACCGTGTCCGCCACCAACCCCTCGAATGCTCTTTCCACTTTTTACCCTCTCAAATTCTTCTTCTGCAAGGATTGGGCCGCGGCTCTACCCCTCGTGGCTCTGCAGTACCATGATGTCGAGCTGCGCATCACGTGGTCTCAGAACCTAAGCGCGTCCACCGTGGGTACGAACGCCGCAGCGGCCGGGGCGAAGTACTCTGGTATTCAGTACAACGCGTGGGTCAATTTCGTGTACCTCGACCAGGCTGAGCGCGAGTTCTTCTCCAAGAATGCACACGACATGCTCATCACGCAGGTGCAGCGCATTCCCATTTCCAGCCAGCCTGTGCAGGAGCTCGCACTGGCCCACCCGATCAAGTTCATCGCATTCCAGGCTGCCAGCTACGGCACGACCTACGGTACCAGAGGCGCGGGCTCTGCCGCCGCCGCCCAACTTCAGCTCAAGGTGCAGATTAACGGCGTGGACGTCTCCGAGTCTCGCCACCTGCCCGCATACGTCGACATTGCCCAGTATTACCACACGCAGTACGGCTACGTGGCGGGCTCTGGTCTTGCGAACATTGCAATTATCCCGTACTGCCTGGACACCACCAAGCTGCAGCCTACGGGCACCCTCAACTTCTCACGTATTGACACGTACCGCCTGATTACGCCCGTGGAGCTGACCGGCGGTCTGGGCGCTCTCGCAAATGCGGCCGTCTCTCAGCCGTACCTGTACGCAGTCAACTACAACGTTCTGCGCATCCAGAAGGGGATGGCGAGCGTTATGTACGCGAATTAGATTTTTTATTCGACGGTTACTAATAGATGGGCCAATTATGGCCATGGGTGCTTCTCATCGGCCTTGTGTTTTTGATTAGCTATGATCCGAGCACGCGAAACCTTGCGAATTATTTTGATCAGGAGAGAGTAGAGACGGATCATGGATCCGATGGAGCGCCACAAGAGTATAGCAGTTCCCGTAACAAGGGAATGTGAAGGAGGTCCCCCAAAGTTTTTACTCGTTCATGATCGACGGTACAAGGAATGGACGTTCGTCACCGGTGGGTGCCGACGCAGGGAAATTCTCAATCCTCTCAGATGCGCAATTCGCGAACTCGAAGAGGAAACCCGTGGGATCATAAATCTGAAAAAGGGAAGCTACTCCTATTTCAGTTTTTCCTTCAGAGATTCAGAGGGTGTTAATAACGTGTACCACGTGTACGTGTTTGAGATGCCAATCACAAATGGAGAACAAAATCATATAGTCAAACGTTTTAATGAAGAAAAGTACAAAATGGAAGGACGTGAGGTGCCGTTCCGGAAAAACTATGATGAAAATGATTTTTGTGAATTTGATACACTCGATGGAATTTCAGGTCGACGGGATTTATGGGAGATGATAAGAACTCATGTTCTTAAAAATCCAGCATTCCACCAGGTGCTCGAGGCGCCCGAGAAGCAGACGTTCTTCCTGCGCCCTTGAAGTTTTTTTAAAAAATTCTTAAAATTTAGAAATGACGCAGTCAAAGATTGCCATTGCCAAGCGCCTCGCCGACCTGAGAAAGGATGGGTCAGACCCCGAGACGCTTGCCCGTACCATGACCGTCATGAAGATGCACCACGAAATCGAAAAGATTCTAGAGGAGGAGGAGGAGGAGCCGCCTCCGGCCCCGGCCCCGGCCCCGGCCCCGGCCCCAGAAGAGCCCTTCAAACCCCTCATTCAGTCTCTTTTTGAGTCAGTTTTTGGTGTTGATAGAGATTAGGAACGCTTTGATACCATGTCCATCAAAAAATGGACGCGAAAGGGTACCGAACCGCCGACTCATGTTCTCATGGACGGGGGTCAACTTCATGTACCCGATACAGATATCAACGATTTCTACAGAACATATCTCCTCGACATTGCACGGGGTGCGAAACTATATGTCGTTGAACAAAAAACTGAAATTTTTAAATTTTTTGTTGATATTGACTTCAAGGCGGAGAGAGCGCTTGAAGACGAAGACGCCATTGATTTGTGTAGTAGGATATATGAATCAGTAAAGAGTGGCAAGTGTTTCGTCGCCCGGGCCCCCCCGCGCCAACTCAAGGATGGAATCGTGAAATCCGGGTTTCACCTGCACTGGCCGGATCTGTGCGTCACGCGCCAAGAAGCCATGGCGCTTCGCACCCGAATTCTTCTCGATCTTGATGGAGATGAATGGTCACAGATTATAGATTCAAGCGTGTATGGCGGGTCGGGACTACGGTGCCTGTGGTCGCATAAAAAACCGGAAGGGGATCCCTACACGCCGTGGATATCCGTCCCAGACCGCAAGCCTCTTTTTACAGCACCGTCCCTCGAAGCGCTCACTCTCTTTGCCGTGCGTGTCATTGGCGCACCCGCTGCGGCTCCAAAGATGCGACGCGTCGTATCGTCACCCGGATGCATCATCCCGTGCAGCTCGCGCCTCGAGGAGTTTATCAGAAACAACCTTGCAGGACAAGGGGGAGCGAGAATCAAGGGAGTTCGCAAGACCCTCAAGGGTGAGGGGAAGGGTCTATGCATCGAAACCGACTCGCGGTACTGTGAGCACATCAAGGGTGAACACAAGTCGAATCACGTGTGGTTTTACATGAAGGGTGGGACTATTAAACAGATGTGCCTAGACGAAGAATGTCTCGAGTTTTCCGGACGTGAACATATTCTCCCCCCTTCTATTAGTAATGAAGCTCCTCGTGTGGTTAGTCCTACTCGTCACAGTGTTATTGATCTTCTTCCCGAGACCTGGGGTGGGGCGTTTCAGGAGTTTCGAACTGGAGGCGCACCCGTATTCGGGTCTAGATCCACAGGAGTGGAAGGGGTTCCTGGATGAATTGAGGGCGTTTGATGCAGACTCGAGCCGGGCCTCCAGCCTCTACGGAGCCATCGAACACTTGAGAAATCTGGGACTCATGAACACCAACTATACGGAGAAGATTAACGAGATTTCTGATCGTCTAGGCTATGAAGGCGAGACGATCGCAAATCAGTTGGCGATTTCAAAGGGGATTCAATTTAGACCAAAGTACTTAAACGATACAATCCCATTGCAATCAATAGATGACTACCGGACAGGCGCTCCCGTCGGCAGTGGATTCCCCGACCCCAGATCCCACGGCCAGTGAACCTCCGCGCACGCGTTCAGGCCGCGTCACAAAGCCCCCAGTGCGTTACGAGCCCGTCGAGCGCGTCGAGGATGACTACGCGTCCGACGAGTACGACGACGACGAGTCTGACGTGGAATCTGGCGTCGAGTACAGTGATTCGGAACTCGTTGAAGATTCAGACTCTGATATGGAGGACTTTATCGTAGAAGATAAAAGCGAGAGTGACGATGATGATAATGGAGCCGATGCCGAGCGAGCCAAGCCCGATCCACGAGCACCAAAGCGACCAACAGTGGGTCCAGTACGCACCGCCAAAAAGTAAATTTGAAGAACTTATTCAAAATCCAGTTGCCGTCCTTGCAATCGGGATCGCTCTCGGAGTCATCATCGTGTCTATGCGCCCGATTGTTGTACAGACCGCTTAGGCGGTGATAAAATATAAAGGCGCGTTTCCGCTCATGGAATCATTACCGACAAACTCACCAAGGGGGCCAGTTTTCTTGGCGTACACATCCTCTTGAAGGAATCCGACCCACGCACCCTCGCGGCGCTGGCTATCCATTTCCTTTAAGAATTCAGCGTCGTAAAATGGCGGGCGCGGTCCGCTAGAATCCCACGATGGAAGACGCAACATAGGGATAACCTCATAGGCCCTTGCAATAAGCCAAAGGACTATTAGGAGAGCGATCACGGTGAAAATCACCGCCATCTATTAAATTATATGAATATTAATTTACTGTGGTACCACGTTACCCTCACCATCCACAAACTCCACCTGCATGGGGTTCTCGGCGGACCGCTTAGCAATCTCCGCGGAAACCTCGGCGTCCGCCATCTTCACAAGCTCCTCAATCGCCTTGTCGGGGAACTCGGCCTGCAGACGCTCCAGAACCTCTGCGGGGTGCGGAATGGGGGGGACGTCGGGCTTGGTGTAAAACCGCGAGTTCTCGTCACCCGGCTGAATGTAAGGAGTGTCAGATCCCTCAATCGGCTTGGCCAACATGTCACGCTTGCGCTTGTCAAACATCGCAGCAGCAGCAGCCTGGTTCTGGCGGTACTTGGACATAATCTCCTCGAGCTTCTCGTTGGCGTAGTGCGTGTCCTCAACCTTGTCACGATCGGGGGGGATCAGAAGCCACTTGTACATGTCGACGACGTAAATGTCGACGAGGGCATCCTCACCCTGCAGACGCTTGGCGTGAGTCGCCGCCTCGTCACGGGTCGAGAAACATCCGCGAATCTTCATACCTAGTTTCTCATTTTTCTGAGGAAGATCCGGACCAACAAAAGACACACACGCGAAAACCTGTCCTGGGACCGTGAGGTAGTCGCTCTCGAGTGAACCCATTTATAGAATCTAGACGCCATCTTTTTAAGTATATGGATTCTCTCCGCAAATTGCACAATGATCGCAAGCGCTCACTCATCATGAAGTGGGTCGGACCCCGGTCGTCCGTACTCGACTGCGGGTGCGGGCGAGGCGGCGATTGGTGGAAATGGAAAGCGGTACAAGGAATCAGGGTGACTGCAATAGATCCAGATGCGGATTCACTCACAGAGGCGCGAAAGAGAGCCGCTGAAATTGGCCTAAATGTAAAATTCATGGACCCGGGAGACATCCGACACGCCGCGTCATCCGGACCGTTCGACGTTGTATGTTACAATTTTTCTTTGCATTATATTTTTGAAAATTTTAAAGAATCTCTTGATGCGATCCAGGCAGCCATCAAGCCGGGTGGGCTTCTCATCGGAATCACGCCCGAACGCGCCCGGGCGGAACTACTCACGAATGGCGGGGTGTTCACGGATCCTCTCGGAAATACATTAGAGATTCGTGGAGATCGCCTATGGGTGAGTCTCACGGACGGTCCCTTCTACGCAGACGGACCGAAAAGTGAGCCGTTGCTCGACGCTGCGCTTATCACAGACGAACTCACGGCCCGGGGATTCACACGAATCACTTGGGAACCAATGATACCAGCGCCAAACTGGCACGTCTCAGATCTTTACTCAACATTCGTGTTCAGAAAAAATTCATAAACTAATAATAGTATGGACGTGTGGGTCGTCTGGGCCATCGGCCTGGCGCTCATCATCATCATCGTCTCCACGAATAGACACCCAAATCTTATGACTGAAGTGCGTCACCGGTACAGTCTCATTCTACAAACACTTCACGAGGACGATAATCTCGACCCGCGGTGGGAACCAGTGAAAAAGCCAGTGATTCTCACAGGCATGTGCGAGTGGGACAAATCCAAGGGGGCCATAGGGTACAACGTCAACAAGGGGTATGAAATTTACCTGTGTCTGGACGGGGACGCGTCCGAAGAGGTGCGCGTCAACACCGCAATGCATGTGCTCATTCACGAACTGTGTCACTCGACGGTTCGGGAATACGAACATTCCGATTCTTTTTGGAAAAATTTTAAAGATTTTCGCAAGTATTGCGCTGCGCACGGACTCTACACGCCCGGTAATGTAGGACCGTTTTGCGGAGAAAACATCAAGGCTTGAATCTAATTGAGGAAACGATGAGCCAGGTAGAATACCAGGGCGGCCAGGGCGGCCGTGATCGCCATGGAGCTCACGGAACCGGCATCCACACTGGGAAAGAACTGAGCCACCTTCTCCTGAATAGGCTTGCTGTTCGCCACGACGGCCGCCAGACCCGCGAGAGCCGCCATGTACTGCTCAGAAGTCAGACCGAAAGGAATCTTGCGACCCGACTGCTGCTGCTGCTGGGTCTGAGGTGGGGGCGGGGACCCGGCATTCACGGACCCGAACGCCATGTCCTGCATCTGCATGGAAGGGCCGGGAGGGATGACGTCATCAAGGGAAGTGGAAAACTCTGCCATTTGATTTTGACCAATGTTTTTTTCATCTTCGATTAAACCCGTTGGGATGGAAGAAGAAATATCAGTCGAGCCGTTCGTGCCATACGACTCCATTTACTTGGGAGGAAGTTTCTTTACTTGGACCACTGACGCGCCTGGCTTTCGCGTGAGCCCCGTTCCGGGACCCCCGATGTGTTTTGGATTATAATTCTTCTGATGAAATTGCCAGAATGCAGATGATCCGCATCGAAAGTTCTTTCTGAGCGCCGCCTTGTACCAAAAAACACAATCAGTGATGTGATTGGACTTTGAGGTGTTGTCAAGCACGAGGCACTCGTAGTTTTCCGTGCACGCGTCCATCACCTGGCAAAACTGATCAAAGGTGGGGAAGACGCCGAAAAAAGCCTTGTATAAATTCTCCCGATTCTGACGGACGTTGTCGCGAAGCACAAAGACGTAATCCACGTTCGTCCGAATCATAGGCGTCATGTCCATGCAATACTGAGTAGTCATCATGTAAAATATCTTCCAATGCCGCCCGTTCATGAACAGCTGTCGAATGACGGTGTCGCGCATGAAGCTGCGGTCGTACATGCAGTCGTCCATGAGAAGGAACACGGGGGTGGCTTTTCCGGCCGCCACATTCCGCTTCTGACGCTCGATAATCTTCTCGACTGCATCGCGGTTGTAATCACCGTAAACGAACAAGTCTGGGATAAACTGCTTGTAGTGACCGTTTCCCTCCTCCGTGCCGGACATGGCGATACCGGAAGGGATTCCACGCTTGTGCCATAGGATGTCCGTCACGAGAGTAGACTTGCCGGTTCCACGCTTCCCTATGAATACGCACACCTTGTCATCCGCCATCTTGCTCGGATCGAATTTTTTCAATTGAATATTCATTCCTGCTCTAGGCGACGAGTTTAGAGAGCGTCTTTCGCCGCGCCGCACTCCTGGTGGAAATAAGTTCTTCATATAGAGCAGGAATGTCCGCAGGGGCAGTACAACTTGCAGCCATTGGACAACAAGACGCATATCTCACGGGATCGCCGTCCGTTTCTTACTTCACGGGCGTCTACAGAAGACACACACCATTCACCCTACAGGCATTCACCGTGCCGTTTCAGGGTCAACAGGTGCAATGGGGCTCGCAGGCGGTGTGCAGAATACCTTACAAAGGTGATCTCGTGAGGAGCGTCATGGTGGCTGTCGATCTCCCATCACTCTCACCTTCTTCAACCGAATACATCTGGAGACTGCCCGTACGTCTTCAACGTCCAGTGCCGTACCTATACATCGACGGAAATCTCACAAGCCCAGTCAAAGTCAACGCAGTGGGAGTCGACACATATTCAACCGGAAATTTCCCCCTGTGGCTCGGGCCCTCCGCACTTGCTACAAAGATAAGTTACGATTCAACAAAAACAAAATTCTTTTTTCAAAATTGTTCAAACGTGACGCTCAACACAGCAGACGTGACGACCGTCGGAGTATTCTTCGGACTCGACCCGCATTCATATTCAAGATTTCCAACTTCAAACACAGTCCAGTGGGATGTTTCACCGGGGAGCACCCACGGGAACTACTCCGATCTCTCACTCGCACAGTCGGGGTGGATCCCGGCAGCCTCTGCAGCAACCGTGAGCGCCTCTGAAACATACATTGCAAACGTATTCGCACCAGTCACTCTAAACTCAATCGTCCCAAGCCCAAACGGAACATGGGCACAATTCGTGAATCTCAATTTATTTGGACCACGCCTAGGAATCGCATCACTCATCACAGTCACACCCGGTGGATGCTTCAAGTTTGCATTCACGGGGACGTACATGCTCGTAGTCACCCTCAATGTCTCTCTCCCCGTCTCACGCATCGGAGTTGGGTCGCAACTCGCAGACGGTCACCCCGTGGGTGCATGGACGTGGAATGAATTTTCTTATGAAATTCTCGTCATGCCCATGCCACAGACACCCCTCGCCGTCATACCAATCATATGCACAGACACAAACAAAAATTATTTTCTAGATGTTGAAACACAATTCGCCTTGCCCGTGACGATCGGGACCACCGGACAGGGCACGGAGATTTCAATCACAGACGTGAATGAATTTTATAGACTTGGGACGAATCAGACACTCGTCGGTGCCACCGCAAATCTCGCCGTCAACTGGGCGCAGACGGGATTTTTTCAAGATATTAATGTTTTGAAAAATTCAAATACATTTTCTTTTTTCGATACTGGACTGTACCACCTGAAGGGGACGCTCTACACGACCGGTTCAAACATCTTCTCTGTGACTCTGAGCAACGCAGCCGTAGGCCCCATCACGACATGGTCGACGACGCAGACGCGCAGCCCGACCATCAACTTCACACTGCCCGTACAAGTCTGGAATAAAAATGATCAATACAAAATTACAGTACGCACTGACACCCCCGCGACGCTCACGAGCAATTCATTCTTTGCGTCCGAACAATTTGGAATTATTTCGCCACTGTCAGCGTCATTCGAAAACCTGAAACGAAATGGTCTTTTATTTACAGGAAATACACAGGCCCTCATCACGCTCGGGACCGTATGGCCCGTGAATTTCAACCTGACTATGAATGACGCGGGTCTGTCACAGTTCATATCAGTCACAACAAATGGAAATATTCAGTTTTCAAGAATAGGAATTTACAAATTTCTTGTTTATTTTGAAGTACCGGGGTCATACGTGTCGAGCGTGGGCCTGTTTCAGAACACGGCAGACGTCAGACCCGCCACGCCCATCTACCAAACGACCAGTCAGTTGAGCATAGGCACGTTCGGTCCTTACACCATTGAAGTGTGCACACAGTGCACAGACACCTCAAACGTCTTCTTCTTGGACGTGACGACCATAGGAACTGGAACGGCACTCATGTCCGCAAACGCATACGTGACGGTGATGTGTGCAGCCACGCCCCTCCCAAACACCTACAATTATGTAGATTCAGTCGGAACGTACATGATTGAAAAAGCGGAACTCAAGATTGGCGGACAGCTCATACAGACCCTCACGGGCGAGGCGATTGAGATTTACAACGATCTCGCCGTCTCGCAGGAGAATCAGACGGGTCTCACCCTTCTCACGGGCAAGATGGATTTGGCATCGGCAACACAGGATAGAACTTATTATGTAAATTTACCATTCTACTTTTACGGAGCGAACGAACTCGCCGTACCCGTGTGCTCGCTCCAAAGACAAGACATGGAAATCTATGTGACATTCCGGCCATTCATGAGTCTCGTGGCCAGAAACACAGTCGTGACGCAAACAAATGTCACCGCATCCATGATTGTCGAATATGCATACCTGTCAGACCCCGAGGTGAACTGGATGAATAATCACGTGCTCGATTACGTAATCACACAGCTGCAATACGAGACATTCAATCTAGGTCAATCGACCGTCGTCGATCTCGGCTTTACGGGGCCGGTCCGTGAGTTGTTCTTCGTCATTCAGGACAAGGCCGCCACACCCTACGTATATGTCACGGACCTTGGAATCGGGGCGGCGATAACCCTCAACGGTGAGGATCTTCTGGACCCGACCACAACAGATTACCAATTCATGCACATTATACAACCTCTCGAAAAACATACGAGACAACCCGACCGAGCAATCTACATGTATTCTTTTGCACGGAGACCCCAAGATCCCCGCCCATCCGGGTCAATCAACATGAGTAGAATAAAACAAAAGAAATTTCAAATTTTTCTACCCGGAACGACATCACTCGAGACAAAGGAACTCAGGGTCATTGCAGTATCTTACAACGTGCTTCGGGTATCCAACGGCCTCGCGGGGCTAATGTACGACTAAACTTCTGGAGATAGTAGTAGATGGCGGGACGCCAAGTGCTCGCTCAACTCGGAGCGGCCGACATCATCCTATCAGGTGAACCAGATGTTACATATTTTTTAGAACAATACAAACCACAGGGACTCTTTGCGACCCGGGTCATTAACGTGCAGTTTGAAAGTGAACCACAATATGGAACAGATTCAACCGTGACAATGCCAATGAATGGGGATCTCATCACGGCCATGTACGCCCGGTTCGACGTGAATTCACCGGCGGGCACAGCCTACTATGACTCGGCCGGGGCGCTTATGATAGAACGCGCCGAACTATACATTGGAAATCAACTCATCGAAAGACTTTGGGGAGAATTCATTAATCTTGTGAATGAGGTGGAAGTTCCACAGGGGCAACAGGCGGGGTTGGCGAACCTGATTGGCGGGACGGCAATCGGCGCCACTAACGCCCCACTCGGGCGATATGTCGTGCCCCTCAGGTTCAAGTGCATCGAACGAGGGTTGCCAGTCGTCCCAAATATTAATTTTAGAATTATTTTAAATAATTTGTCAGACTTTTGCTCGACACTCGCCCCTCAGATACCCATGACATTCAATCTTCTCACTGAATATGTATTTCTCAGTGAGAATGAAAGAGCTCACATTCAGAAAAGAGGATCGGTCATTTACCTATCTGAAAATGTTCAGAGAGCCAGGTATATTGCACCGGCCGGAACATCAAACGTGCGGTGCGTCACAAACTTTCTCCACCCAGTCAAGGAACTTTTCTTTACTGTTCAAAATCAAAACGCAATTGGATTTGACTATTGGCTCGACTCATCCAACATTGCCGGACCGTCTTACTCTCTAAACTTTTCAAATTTAAATCAATTGAATTCACTTGCAATGTATTTCAACGAGGCTCAGCGACTCGATCCAATCATTGGAACCAATCTTCTCCTCGGAACGGCACAATTCATTGAAAATCACACGCGTGTTCCAGCCAGGCCATTCTACATGTATTCGTTTTCACTCGACCCTGAATCGTCAAGACCGTCAGGCGCCGTCAACTTTGGAAGAATAAAACATCAATATTTTGATTTTTTTCTAGCCCCGCACAATCCGGCACTCGCACAGAATCGTGTCGTGACCATATGGGCCAGGTATTATCAATTCTTGGAGGTGACGGGGTTCACGAATATGCGTGTCCTTTTCGACAACATGGATGAAACTGGCCAAAGTTCTTTTATAGTTTAAAAGAATATGGACGTGTTCCTCCCAGTCATGGAATCTGCAATCGTCATCGCGGGCCATTACGCCCATGCATGTGGCCGCGACACGGTCCTCGCCCAGGATGTATACATGGGCCTCATGTTCTCAGCCAGGTATGTAACTGGAAAACAAATTGGAACTTTTTTTCCAGAAATTGAAGAAGAGGACGAGATTGAAGAAGAGGACGTGGAGGGCGCTGACCCGCCATGGAATCGCTACGAGGGATCAGACGCGAATCTTATTCTTGTGAATAAATGTGCAGACGAGTGGGACGAGTGGGAACCCGAGACGCCAGCCGAACGCGCGTTGAAGAATGCAGTTGAAAAGGCGAAGGAATCTTATGGAGGTGCCTGAACCGTGGGATCCAAATGACTGTGTTCAGTGGGCTCCAGTTCCATTTTCAAAAACAGAATTTAAAATTTTTAAAATTTCAGACTCGGATGTAGAAGAGGACGCACCAATGTTCGACAAGGTGCAATGGACGTCACTCCCAGACGAGTCGGACTTTGAGGATGAGTAATGAAAAATTCTTTTATAATAATAAATGCACCCAGCAATTGTTTTCACTCCGTCACTCATTACGAATGGCATCGCCCTGTGGTGGCTTCTGAGCCTCGAGCGGGCTGGGTGCTCGTGCGGCGCGGATTGGCGCCGCCAGTACCTCAAGGTTTGGTACGCTATCGCCATCGCCGCCCCGCTCGTGCTCATGCTCATCCGCGACGGAAAGTACCTCGTGCCGTTCGGGGTATTCATCAGCGCGGCTGGCCTGCTCGCGTTCTTTGCCCTCGTGAGCTTCCTGTGGGACATCGAGCGCCGCCCGTGTGAGTGTGCCCAGGACTGGCGCGAGAAGCTCATTCTTCTGACGACGGTCCTCGGAATTGCAGGAGGCGTGGCGGGCGTCATGATGGTCAGACGCCAGTAAAAAATTTCCTATGTAAGTAGTAAAATGGCATCCTCCCTCGTTTCCGCCGCCGTCGAGATTGAGTCTTTCGCCCTGAACGCCATTGTCGGCTCCCTCGCTTTCACTGCCAGCTTGTCGTGGCTCGACTTTGTGCGCGCCATGGTGTCTGCCGTCATCAACGTGCCGCGCAACACCAACTCATTCTTCCTGATCACCGCACTGCTGACGACCCTGCTGTCCGTCCTGGCGTACATGCTGATCAAGTTTGCCGCGCGCAACGTGACCATCCAGAAGCCTTCGAACGTATACGCCGTAACCCGCTAGGCGTACAAATCAGGCACGGGGTTCGGTCTCAAGAACGTCTTGTAGCCCCAGTATCCCATTGCAATTAAAACCAAAATAATGAGTATCGTCCATTTTCCAAATGGAGTCTTTTTAGGAGGTGGGGGCGGCGGAGGAGGTTTGGCTTGCTCGTCGAGCATTCGCTTAATTTCCAGGTCCCCGAGCCTACGGCTCATGTCCTTCAGATCCTCTTGCTCTTCTTCATATTCACGATCCCGAATATGAAGACGCAGCACAAATGCATTAGTTTCCCACCCTCTGAAATTCACTGGCGCCCCAGACTTGTCGACCCACTGAACCGTAAGACGCTGAAGAACACTGATGGGCTCGGGATACGTCACGGAAACACTATAGTCTTTATTCTCATGGAAGTTTTTGATACATCCCGAACCAACATCCATCATGACGGGTGCAAAGTTGCGATTGGCGTTCGAGCCACTCACTGTGCCGCTCGCCGTCAGCGCGCCAGCATCCACGTGACTCGGCGTCCTGAGCTCGTCAATGTCCAGGAACACGTATTCGTTCAGGCTCATGTTCACGAGGGTCGAGGACCGTATGATGTACTTGGCGGCGTAGGCCGGGTCCGTGGGGCCTGCGAGGGCGGACGTGAGCAGAGATCCCCGGGAAAGGCCGAGCATCGTAGCAAGTTCCTGGGAATGTATGAACACAGTAAAGGAGGCTGCTGATGAAAACAGGAAATGACCCTCGTCTGGGAGATAGTCAAGTACGATAGTACTTGCCGCCGTCAGGGCTGCTGCGAGTCCGTAAACCGAGTAAAACCCCGTGTTGATACTGACATTTGAGCTGTTGATGCTCAGAACATTAGATCCATTTGTACAGTTGTACATTGTATTAGGTACGCGGGCACTGACCAGGTCGACACGTTCGATGTCCTTTATCGGCGTGGTCAGGTGGAGGACGTAGTTATTTCCAGATGGAAATAACCGGACGTCACGGTTCTTGGAGTCTGCGAAGAGCAGACGGGTGCTCATTCCTATGTTAAGTTTGGAATTTAACCCCGTGCCTCGAGCGCTGCGAGGCGGGACTCCATAGAGGCGAGCGACTGCTTGAGTGTGGTGTTCTCGGCCGAGAGTTCCTTTACAGACTTGATCAGAATTGGAATGAACTGTATGTAATTAAGGTAAAGGACTTGCGGCTTATCAGGTTCATTCACGGTAGAATCTACGTACCCTGCAAAATCTTTTGAATCTATACCGAATTTGTCTAGAACATCCTTAACGTCTTGAGCAATCAGACCATATTGAAGTCTGGTCCCGGCCGGCTTCGTGACGGTTCGCGGCTCATCAGTCACGGGGTTGACAACCGTTTGGGTATATTCTTTCCATGTAAATGTTTTAGGATTCAGCGCGTTAACAAAATCTATTCCAAGTGGAGCATCACTGATATTTTCTTTCAAATTTCGATCAGATGTGTTGAGAGCATTGACGGCGTATATTGTAGACCAACGGTTACTCGCGCCCCCGAGTTCACACGTGCTTCCCGATAGGGGGAAGAATGCTGTACCAGCGGCGTTCAATACAATATTACCCCCTGCTCCGTTATTCGAAACTATATATGTATTGTGATTTGTTTTCGTTCCGG